TTGAATATCCATACGAAGATTATATAGAAGTTGAGATGCCTAATCTATCACTTCCTTCTGGAATTAATGGTGGATGGTTTAAACTTGAAGACGGAATAGAAGGAAATAAAGTTTTTGTAGAATATCCTGAATTAAAACCAATAACCAAAGATGAAGAAATTGAATCCTTAAAAGAAGAAATAAGATTATCAAAAGAACAAATTGCAACACAAAATCAAACTTCTTCAGATTTTATGGATTATATATTTTCGGTATTTCCTGAAATAGCTTAATTTTAAAAAAGAAGGTGATAATATGGCAATAGCTTCAATTCTTCCATTTAGAACATCGACTTACGCTAGAGCAATATATGTATATGGAACAAATAGATTAACTGCAAGAGATGGTTATCCTGGAGTAGCAGACGGTTATTACGTCCCTGTTGAACAATACGGAGCCACAACTTTTACGCTTGCACAAATAGATTTAGCTTTAGCTTATGGGTGGATTACGGATACCGAATATTCAGAAACATTAAATTTTATTCCTATTATATAAAATGATATTTACTCCTTTAGACTGTATATCTATGTGGAGTTGGTGACAGGGTGTTTATCTGTCACCTTTTTTATTGAAAAATAGAAGAGGTGATTTTACATTGTTAAATAACTTATGTGGTATTTACAAAATAAGAAATATAATAAATAATAAAGTTTATATTGGTCAGAGTAGATTTGTTTTGACCAGATGGAAACAGCACAAAAATGAGCTAAGAAAAAACAAACATATAAATAAACATTTACAGAATTCATATAATAAATACGGTGCTGATAATTTTGAATATACTCTTCTTGAAAAGTGTGATTCTGAATTAATTGATGAGCGTGAAAAACACTGGATTAAAAATTATAAGTCTACTATGAGAGAATTTGGTTATAATTTAGATTCTGGTGGTTGTAAAAATAAAATTGTATCTGATGAATCTAAAAAGAAAAATAGCGAATCTAATAAAGGTAAAATATTATCAGAAGAACACAAGTTTAAGATATCTAAAAATAATGCTAAAGCATGGTTGGGCAAACATCTTTCTAAAGAAACTAAAAAGAAAATCAGCATAGGTAATTTAGGTAAGATAATGTCAGATTCAGCAAAGAATAAGATTTCAAATGCACTTCAAAATAGAGTAATTTCAGAAGAAACTAGAATGAAATTTATAGACATTGCTAAACAAAGAGTATATTCAGACGAAACAAGAGATAAAATGAGTAAATCTAAAATAGGTAAATTAGCCTCTGAGGAAACTCGTCAAAAAATGAGAGAATCTAGGAGTAAACAAGTTATGAAACCACGTTCTGAGGAAACAAAAAATAAGATAAGTGAATCATTAATTAAAAGAAATGCTAAGAAAAGATTAGCAGTAATAATTTAAAATAAAGCTTGACAAACATAAAGTAATGTGTTATACTGACATAGAGGTTGAGAAAACATAAGACACTCACTTCAAAATACAAAGTGTTGATGCACATAGGGACGGTCATACAACATCGTCCCTCAACACAAAAAGTTTTAAAAAAAGACTTGACAAGCTTAAAGTAATGTGCTATAATGAATAAGTGGTCAAGCAAACAACATGGACAAGTAACTCAGCGGTTAGAGTTGCGAGCTTATACCTCGTCGGTCATTGGTTCAAATCCAATCTTGTCTACCATTACGGTGATTATGGTGTAGTGGTAACATTCCAAACTGTGAATTTGGAGAGTCAAGATCGTAACTTGATAGTCACCCCAAAATGATTCCCAACATTTCTAGCAAATTTGTAAGTTGTATGCAGAAATGACATTCATAAAACTTATATCATTTTATGAATTTTAAGTAAAGCTTTATTAGTAAAATGATTATACAATATAAGCTTGCAACTCAATCGTAAAAGATTATTGGGAATTAATCTTTTACAAATATTCCCTTACTCCCATGAATTTTAGGCTGTTGGTTTATAGTGGATTAGAGTGCTGATAAAAACCTACCATGTGAAATAATTGATTAGGGAAGTCGTTTATTTAGTCACATATTAATTTGTCGGAATGAAGACGTTAAACTCATTCGACTAGTCTTGGTGAAAGACCTAAAACTTCACTAAAACTTCACTAAACATTGTTAATTCAATGTCGGTATGATATTGCCGAATAGTCCTCACTTCGAGGTTGTCAGAACCTACCAAATTAACTGCATGGTAAAGCATGTAAAAACTTAGAGTATAAGGTTTAGAGGAAAAGCCTTCCAAAATATCATTTAAGGCAATGTACTTGAAATATTGTGGGATAGTTCAGATAGGTGGAACGTTCGGCTGTTAACCGAAATGTCGCAGGTTCGATCCCTGCTCTCACAGCCAAATGAGAGTTTAGTTTAATTGGAAAAACACTCGTCTCCAAAACGAGGGACAGAAAATGCTTGTAAGGGTTCAAATCCTTTAGCTCTCGCCAAAATGGATAGTATGCAAATGGTGGCAAACCGTCTTGAAAACGGCAGGACGTTAGTAGCGTCTACAGGGTTCAATTCCTTGACTATCCGCCAAAATGGTCTATTGGTATAGTGGTAATTATACGTGGTTGTCAACCATGAGACAGGAGTTCAATTCTCCTATAGGCCGCCAAATTTGCTTGCAATAAGGAAATATATTCCTTTGTAATAATAATTTCTAACAGTAGCTTAAAGGTAAAGCATTGCCTAGTCAGCAATTATTTTGGTTCGACTCCAGAATGTTAAGAAATTAAAGTAATGAACTAATCTCTTTTACTTATGGAGAGTTAGTTGATAAAGAATTAACTCTCTTCCAAATAAATATTAGAAAGGTGTTGATGTAAAATGGATAAATATGACAAACGAAAAGAAATAGATAGAGGTTATAAAGAAGACGATAGATAATATGGGGTAGTAGCATAGTGGTTTAATGCAACTGGCTTTTAACCAGTAGATCGGTGATTCGAATTCACCCTACCTCACCAAATATTATAAGTTTTGTAAAATTTAGTTTTTCCGAATTTGCATGATAACGAATTGGGAAGTATCCACTCTTCCAGAATTTTAGGATTGTGGTTATCATATACTTCAAACTAAATTTTACAAAGTATATAATATAAATTTTATCAAATTTCGTTTAGGCTTATGGATAGTAATTCTACTTGTCTTTCTAGAGGGACGTTGAATACTATTAAACGAAATTTGATAAAGCATATAAGAGGTGCTTAGACGTTATTAAAACGTTAATTCGAATTAATAATGTTGCTTATGAGAAATTAGCTTAACAGGTAAAGCGATGGATTGAAGCTCCGTAGTTCCGAGTCCGAGTCTTGGGTTTCTCACCAAAAAGAAAATAAAGCACAAAGAGAATTATTGCCCGATAAAGGCTATATAGGTACTCTGTAGCCTGTGATTGCAGGTCAAAGAGCTAAGTTGAGCTTAAACAACTATGCCTATGTGTAAGCCCTAAAATGCCCATGTGGTCAAGACAATAATTCGATAGTTCGTGGACAAAATAACGCTAACGCGTAAAGGTGAGTCCGTAAGGCTGTTAGTATCCAATCTAACGTAAGAGATAAGTTGTGGTGGACTGAAAAGCCACAAACCGACAAGTTGAGTGGAAAGCTTAACAATGCTTTATTATATAAGGGCAGGTAGTCTAGTGGCGAGGACAAGAGACTGTAAATCTCTCACGAAGATACATCGGAGGTTCGACTCCTTCTCTGCTCACCAAATGGAAGATAGATCAATGATGATAAGCTACCTGCTAAGTAGTCAAGGGTTTTGCCCTATTCGGTTTGATTCCGAAATCTTCCTCCACTATTGGCGTATAGTTCAGTGGTTAGAATGCCGAACTGATAATTCGGAGGTCAGAGATTCAAATTCTCTTACGCCTACCAAATGGGGTTATAGTTAAATGGGATAATAAATTTCTTGCAAAGATTAGTTGAGGTTTCGATTACCTCTAGCTCCACCAAATTAGTTAATTTTAGGGATTATAATCGTGATCAAACTCTCCAAAATTTGTTCGTGATGTATCTAATAATCCCTAATTAAATATAGTAGTGTACCCAAGTCTGGTCTAAGGGAACTATCTGCAAAATAGTTATTCGTTGGTTCAAATCCAATCACTACTTCCAAATTTTATACTAGTCATATAATTACTAATACAACATGAAAGTAGTCTCTTTGTATACAGAGCTACAGAGTAGTGACTTCCCTAATAATATCTTGCTTACAGAGTAAACAAACGGTGTAAGGGATGATGGAGAACTAGTGCTATCGTCATCAAGAAGTATGTATTAGTAATTATATTACTAGATGTAATATGCCGAATTAGCTCAGTGGTAGAGCAACAGATTTGTAACCTGTAGGTCGTTAGTCCGATCCTAACATTCGGCTCCAAAAGTTAACATGGCAACATAGTTCAATGGATAGAACATCACGTTTCTACCGTGAGTGTTGAGGGTTCGATTCCTTCTGTTGCTTCCATATTGGGGTTTAGTATAACGGTAGTACATTAGCCTTTGACGCTAAGAGCATTGGATCGACACCAGTAACCCCTGCCAATTATACAAGTATTAAATAATGATGAATGGGTGAATTAACTGAATAAAGATTATAGTTATGAATATGTAGCAATGAAGATAGATGGAAAACGTATTGACGAACACAGATTTGTGTGGCAAAAAGCATATGGAGTTATACCAAAAGGATATATTATTCATCATATAGATGGAAATAAGCGCAATAATAAATTAGATAATCTTCAAATGATGACACAATCTGATCATGTAAAATTACATGGAAATTTAAAAACTCCTAATAATATGGATAAAGACACTTATGATAAATGGAGAGTATCAAATAATAAAGCTATGAAAGAAAGAATATATAATTTTATTGATGAAAAACTTGTTTGTATTAGATGTAAAGAATTATTACCTTTAGAAAATTTTTCTAAAAAGAAAGAGAAAATTAATGGATATGAAAGTGCTTGTAGAAAATGTAGAAGTAATTATAGAAAGAATTTAAATAACCTTAAAAATGTTATTTAATATATATGGGAGTGTGGCGTAACTGGCAGACGCACTAGACTTAAAATCTAGGGATTGAAATATATCGTGTGGATTCAAATTCCACCATTCCTACCAACATTGCAGAGTGGAGAAGTGGACTATCTCGTCAGGCTCATAACCTGAAGATCGCTGATTCGAATTCAGCCTCTTGCAACCAAAAGTTAATTTTAATGGTTTTATCTCCATCAATTCATATTACTCCTCCTCTTTCTCAAAGATGCTGAAAAGCATCTTCTTTTTGTGTTATAAATTATTAATTAATAAATACAAATATGTTGCATCTATTAATTAATAATTTATCTAAGAAAGGTTTTGATAAGTTTGGCAAATGAAACACAAGATCAATTAGGACAAATATTTGGAATTTCAAATATGACAAATGAATCACGATTATTAAAATGTGAAGAAAATAGTGTTCTTCAAGTTTCATCAATATCTCATGGAGATATACCTATGATTTTAGTAGATACAACTAGAGAAACACCAATAGGTTCTATTTTAATAGCTAATGAGACTTATATATCGCCAGTTATTGATAGGCCAGAGCAAGATATACCTGATGGATATATGAGAATTTGGGTATTGGCAGATCAAAGTGGAAATCTTTATCTTGAAGAATCTCACAATGGAACAAACTGGACAACGACATCATCTGCGGTGGTTTCGGCAGGAGTTTCAAATATATTAGCATGGACAAAATTAAGTAGAAGATATTCTCGATGTAGATATGTAAATGGTGCTACGCCACAAACAAGTTTCATTATGATTCATTATACTAAAGGTGTTAATATTGAACCAGTTATGATAGCAGATGGGGATGTTGCTACATTAGGTGTAAAAGCTGATACTGCTAATATTGATCCAACAGCAAGTTCTTCAGTTAATGCTAATCTAAAAGGAATATTGAAATACACAATTGGAAGTGTAATTAATATTGGAAATGTACTTAGTATTACTACGGCAGGAACGAGAGTACAATTACCTAATATTGCATGTCGTGAGGTTACAATCATAGCCAAGCGTACTAATACAGGATACATCTATGTAGGTGGTTCTGATGTTTCTCCTACTGTTTATGGAATAGAATTAGCTACTAAGGATAGGTTTACTTATAAAGTAGTAAATGCAAATCAAATATATATTGATGCATCTGTGAGTGGTGAAGGAATTAGTTATATTGTAATTTAATAATTAATTTTATGGAGTGATAATAATGGAATATTGCTGTATGGAAAGAATGATTAACATTTATAGAGAAAACGGAATACAAGGTAGACGTTGTTTTATTTGCGGAAATAAATTTTGGTATAACTTAGATGGCACAAAGGAATGGAAGGAAGTAATAGAAGTTGATCGCAACAAAGGTTGAAATAATTTCTCAATACGAAGAAGAATATGATGAGGATAAATACAGTGAATATGAAAAACTGTATGACGATCTTCCAAAGGTGGAAAAAATACGGTGACTATTTTAATTAGAAAATGTGGAAAATGTGGAAAAGATCAGAGAATAGATTCTTATATAAAAAACGTATACGCAGAAGATGGATTAGATATGTGGTGTTCTCCTTGTAGAAAAAAATACGTATTTAATCAAATATCTTTAGTTAGGTATTTAACAGCTAATTTAAGACCATTTAACGAAAAATTATTTGAAGACTCTAAACTAAAAGCAGAAAAGAATGCTCTTAAAGAAAATCCTAATAAAAAAATAACTCCAGAACTTTTAGATGATATGGAAAGAAAAGCTTGTGGTTTATATTTAAGACAACAAAATTTAGCTTATAATTTAGGACAAAAAGGAATAGAGAACAAACCAGTAAATAATCTTGATACTAATCCTAATTTAATTCTTAAATGGGGAGAAAAATGGAACGACTTAGATTATATTCATTTAGAAAATTTTGAAGCAGGAATGAAAAAAGATTTTACTGTTGTTACAACTTCTCATAAAGATTATTTAAAGAAGATTTGTATTATTAGTTTAAAGATGGATAAATCTCTTGAAGAAAATGATCTAAATGGATTTCAAATGTTATCTCGCCAATACGATACATTGATGAAATCTGCTTGTTTTACAGCTAATCAAAGAAACGCAACAGATGAAACTGGTGGATTAAGTACATTTAGTGATTTCTTTAGATTAATTGAAGAAGAAGGATTTATACCTAAATATGCAACTGAAGATCAAGATATAGTAGATAAGACAATAACTTATATGAGCGATTATTTAAAAAAATTAATAAGAAACGATCCTCAATTAGTTACAGATATTGAAATGCTTGAAGATGAAGATGAAATATTTGAGGATACGGAAGAATGTGACATATTAGATGAAAATTGAAAGTTATATAAAAGTACCTAATTTTTATTTAGATGACAATGGTGAAAAGAAGAATTTTAGTGAAGTAAAAGAAATATTTAAAAAATATGCAAGTTATTTTATCCGCTATCCAGATATGTTCATAGATATGATTACTCCTGCGAATAGTAAGTTTAAATTATTTTTTTATCAAAGACTTTTTCTTAGAATTGTGTTTAGATATCAATATGTATTTGGAGTTCTAAATAGAGGTGCAAGTAAATCGTTTTTAATTATATTGGCATTAATATTAAGATGTATAATGTTTCCTAGAATTAAATTATTTGTATGTTCTAATGGGAAAGAGCAATCGGCAAATATTACTAAAGAAAAAGTTGAAGAAATATTTGAATTATTTCCTATATTAGAAAGAGAAGTATTTATAAAATCTTTCCAAAAAGACTATGTAAAATTAACATTTCAAAATGGAAGTAAGTTAGACATTGTAGGGGTTCAACAGTCTTCTAGAGGTGGAAGACGTAATGGTGGAGTAGTAGAAGAATGTGTACTTGTTGATGGTGATATATTAAATTCAGTAATTATACCTATGATGGCAGTTAATAGAAGGGCGTCAAATGGTAAAGTTGATCCAAATGAAATACATAAGCAACAATTATATGTATCAACAGCAGGAGATAAATCTTGTTTCGCATATCAGAAATTAAAAGAATTAATTAAGAAACAAGTTACTAAGGGTACAGCTTTTGTATTTGGTTCAGATTTTAGACTTCCAGTTTTACATGATCTTTTAGATGAAAATTTTGTTCAAGAAATGAAAGAAGATGGTTCATTTAATCCCTATGATTTTGCTAGAGAATGGGGATCAGAGTGGACAGGAGCAGGTAAAGATGCTTTCTTCGATCTTAATTCATGGGAAAGAAATAGAGTTTTGTCTAAAGCAGAGCATAAGCATCACGGAGATAGAAGAAATACAAAAGATATTTATGTTATTTCTTGTGATGTGGCAAGATGTGAAGGAAAACATAATGCTGATACAGGAATAGTAGTTAAAAGATTAAAAATACTAGATAATGGAACTTATACAAAGCAAATTGTAAATGTTATAACAATTGAAGGCGGTCATTTTGAAGATCAATCTATATTTCTAAAACAGTTAGTATTTACTTATGAAGCATCTATGTTAGTAGTTGATGCAAATGGTCTTGGAGTAGGACTAGTTGATTATTTGGTAAAAGAAAATATAGATAAAAATAGTGGAGAAGTTTATCCTCCTTTTGAAGTCACGAACGATGAAAGGTATGATAAATATCATACTGATACATCATTACCATTATTATTTAATATTAAAACTGGTGGTGCGGCGGGAGAAGTAAGTTCTGATGTTCATGTAAAATGTTTATCTCAAATCGCTTCTGGAAAAGTTAAATTTTTAGTTGACGAATTAACTGCAAAACAAGCGATAAATAAAGAATTTAAAGGTAAACTTGACGTAGAAGAAGAAGTAAGATTATTACTTCCCTATATAAGAACTTCTGTAATGAAAGATCAGATGATGAATCTTAGAGGTAGTCAAGAAGGTAAAAATGTCATACTTAAGAAAGTTGTTAAATCAACAAATAAAGACTTGTTTTCTGCGTTAGAATACGGTCTTTTTTATATTGTGACCGTACTTGAAGAAGAAAATCGTCAAAATTTATATAGAAATGACGATGATATATATTTCTTCCATTCTTCAGGATTTTAATAAGAAAGGATGGTGAATATGATTGACAAGACAAAGGCAAAATCAGATAAAACAAAATGAAGATCAAAATTTAGAAATGTTTTCTTCTTTAACTGATTTCATAACTCAATATGGATCTGGTGCAAGTCTAAATGATATTAATACAAAAGATTTTTATAAGTTATTAAATAATCCTTATAAAAATATTAAAAGCGTTAGAAAAACAGCCAAATATTTGGTAAATAAACATGGAATACTTAAAGATGTTTGTGAAATGTTTAGAAATTTTCCAACATTAAATTATCATTTGGTTTGGGAAAATTATGACGATGTGAAGAAAATACAGAAATATGAAAAAAAGATATATGACTTTATAGATACCATTAATATAAAACAAGTGGTTAGAGATGGAATGTATGAAATGGCAGAAGTTGGAACTGTTGTTTGTGTTCTTAGAAGCAATAAGTATATTCAATTTTTAGATTTAGATGATATAAGAATGAACACCCAAACTGATGGATTATGGAACGTTCAATATGATTTACTTAGAGTTAAACATTGGATGACAACTTATAATCTTGATCGTGAAGCAATTATTGTCAGTCTTCCAGATGAAATTACGGCTCAAGCATATGATAATTTTTTACAGCGTGGACATGATTATAGATTTGTTACTATTAAAAATGCTTATGTATTAAAAATGAGAGGTAATAGAAATTTTCCAGAAGGTCTACCTTATCATTTTTCTGCATGGGGTGCAATATTGCATAAAGAATTAATGGATAAAGTTGAACGAAGTGTTGCTGATAGACTTATTAAACAAATACTTATTCTTTCGGTTGGAAGTATTGCTAGTTCAAAAGATGGATACAAAGCACCTAGTAAAGATCAAGTAAGTAGATATTTTAATGATTTATCTAGTCTTATTCAACGTAAAGATTCTAATGATAATCGTGGTAGAACTAATGATGATATTAGCGGAACTGGAATTGTAACATTACCCGATTTTTTTACTTTAAAAAGCGTAGAAGTTGATACTCAATTATTTCCAAAAGATGTATACGATAAAGTTCAAAATGATATTTATGCTGATTTAGGACTTGGTTCAAGTGGTAGTGGAAAAACAGAAAATTATGGAACATTAAGTGTTAATGGAGAAAAATTTTACACATATATTTTTTCTGGATTAGAATCTTGGGAATATATGATAAATAAATATATTGAAAAATTTTGCCCTTCAACTAATAGAGCTAAAATTATATTTGATAGATCTACTATTTTTGATAAAGAAATTCATGCAAAATTAGCTATGGATTTATATCTTCAAGGTAGAGGTAGTTGGATTTATTGGGTTGAAAGTGCAACTGGACTTGATTATAGAAGTTATTTGTCAATGTGTAAATATGAAAATAAAGTATTAAATCTTGAAGAAGAATTACCAATACATTTAACTTCATATACAGCAACAGATGATTCTAATAAACCTGCAAATAAAGATGGAACCACTAAAAATAATAATGGAAATGGTCAACCGTCACCATCTGATGGTAAAAAATCTAAAACTGATAATAGTAAAAAATCAGGAAGTAAGTAAAGGTGGTGAAAAATTATGCAGGATATAATATCTCTTACACCTAAGATATTTGAATTAAATACCGAGTCAAGTAGTATATTTATGACATTAAAAATGATAATTTTAACAAATAATGTCAATTTAAATGGTGCAGAATTTACTGAAGATTTTATAGATGGAATCGTGAACAATCAACAGAATTATATAGGAATTGCATTAGTGGTAGATAAAGAAAAATTAGAAAATGAAGAATATGATAAATTAACTCATTTATATAGTGACGGTGTATTAAGAACTGATATGATCGGTTCTTTTGTTAGTTTTGAGAAAAGTAATAATGAAGATGGCTCTTTTAATTTAATTGGAGAAGCAAGAGTCTTAAAACGTTTTCCTAAAACTTGTGAAGCGATTGCTGAATTATATTTAAATGATCTATTACGTTTTTCATGTGAAGTTAGTGTGGCAGAATATGGAAATATGACTGCTACAAGCAGAGAAATACCTTATGCAAATGGTAAAAATTCATTAATTGGTGATGCAATTGTAAGTTCACCTGCTGAAATTACATCTAAACCAACTCTCCTTGTCGCTAGTTTGATCGCAGATTTAGTTAGTGACAATGAAGATATAACAAATAATAATCTGGAAGGAGGCCAATCAATGACTATAAAAAGAGAATTTAATGATAACAATGGAATTAAGACTGAATATTTCGGAGTTACGGAAACAGCAGAATTATCTTTTGATGATATTAGATCACAATTATGGACATCTATTAATGATAATACAAATAGTTATTATGGGATTAGAGTCGTATATTCATCTTATTGTATTGTGTGTGATTATGATTGTGATGAATTATACAAAATAAGTTATTCCGTTTCGAATAATGAAGTGAACATTGAATCTAAGGATAGTTGGATAAATGTAGAAATTGTATATCAAGCAAAATCTATTCTAGCTTCTAGTGATAATGGAATAATTACACAAGATGAATTAAATGCTAAATGTGAAAAATTAAATTCAGAATTAAATTCTGCAAATGCAGAACTTGATAAAATTAAAGCAGAATTCGAAATTGTAAATAATGAATTATCTGCAAAGAATGAGGTGGTTGTATTGAATGAGACTCAATCTGCTGAACAAATTGTTAGTTTAGGTCTGATTGTCGAAGAACTTAAAGGACAAGTTTCTTCCTTAATGACTATTAAAGAAGAGAGAGATGCTATCTTAGCTGAAAAAGCAGAAGCTAAGAAATTAGAAGATATCGCTGAACTTAAAATTTATGCTTTAAATTCAAAGAGGGTTACTGAAGTTGAATTAACAGAAAATATTGAAATAGCTGAAGCAATCGAAAGTCTAAATAAATCTAAAATAGCAATAATCATAGCTCAAAGAGTAGTTGAAGCTGAATTGGCTAATGTTGTTTCTGAAGTTAAACCTGTTGTTGAACCAGTAGTTACTTTAGCTACTGTAACAGACAATTTGCTTCCAGAAGACAATCGTAAAAAATGGTATCAAGAATAAGTGTAAAATAATGCATTTATTATATAATACAATTCAAATTTTAAGGAGGAATTTTAATGTCTGGATTTTTAAGTCTTGGTAATGATCAATATATTGGTACTTTAACATTAAGTGCAACAGATGGAGTTGAAGTGGGACAATTTGTTGTACCTGATTATGCAAATGGGGTTGCAACTGTTCCTGCTGATGCAACGGCAGGAGATGGAGAAGTTCTTTTCGTACAAAACGAAATTGATACAGTATTTGAACAAATGATTGACGATGCTGATTTTGTATTAAAGAATGGTAAATTCGTAAAAGGCCATGTTCCACAAGCTGGCGACATTATAGTAACTACTAATTTTACTGGTACACCTGCCGATGGAGATATATTGGCTGTAGGAGCATCTGGAAATCTTGTAGCAATAGCGGCACGTACACCTAAATATTCTTTTGTTGTAAAAAGTAATGCAGAAGTTTTTTATGGTAATCCCGCGATCTCTGTAGTTGTAAAATAATTTAATAAACTTATAAGGAGGTAATTCAATTATGTCAGAAATTAATGCTAAATCACCTATCGTAGAACTATTTAGTGCAAATTTAACTGCACCTCAAAATGTTGTTGCAAGTGAATTAAAAGACGCTAACGATTTTATCAAGGAATTATGTGCTAATCCTAACCCTAACAATCGTTATGAAATCGCACAAATCCTTCGTCTTATTGTAGATAATCAACTTGATCTTTCTTTAAACTATCTACCAACTATTGCAGACGTTAAACATATCGACTTTGGACAAAAAGCTCAATTCCAAGTTGATCTACCTGGAGTAAAAGCTTTCTTCCAAGCTAAAGGAAGTACTACTGAGCGTAGTAAAGTTGGTCACACGTATACGACCTTAGAAACTGATGAAGTTTCTGTTCGTCCTGCGATTAACTTTTATGATTTACTTAGTGGTAAAACAGACTTCTCTAAGGTAGCAACTGAATCAGCATTCCGTATGGAAATGGCCATTGCCGCTAAAGTTCAAAAAACTCTTTACGATGCTTTTTCTGCTATGTCTGCTCCTAACTATGGGACAGGAAATGGTGTTGTCGCAACTGTTATTGATCCTATAATTTATGCTTTAGCCCGTTTGGGTGGGGTAAGTATTATGGGAGATATCGAGTGTATTTCTAAATTTACTGCATTAACTGGTTTTAATAGTATTGTAAATCCAGAATACGTAAAAGAACACAATCAAAACGGTCATCTTGGAACCTATAAAACTGCAAATATTGTTAAGATGAACAATCAACTTGTTCAAGAAAACTTAACTAACACTGTTCTTCGTAAAGATTTACTTTATATTGTTCCTACTGGTGCTTCTGCTAATCGTCCGTTAAAGGTCGTTCTTGAAGGACAAGTATCTGCAATGGAAGCAACTTCAATCAACGACAAAATGTATGAAGTCCGTATGGATAAATATGTTGGTGTTGGTGTCGTTGGATACCGTAAATTCTTAGGATTATATAAAGACAGTTCATTATCCTAAGTCTTAAAATAAGGAAAGAAGGGTTAGTTTGAAGTATAAAGTTTTTAATAACAATAACTTTCCGGTAGGTTTAATTTCAATGGATGGAAAAATAGAAAGTAAAGTTCCTGCAAATTCTTTTAACATGCTTGAAGAGGATGACATATATTATACCAATAATGTATGTTCCCTCTTTAGAGAAGGTGTTTTGATTTGCGAAAATAAAGATATTATGGAAAATATGGGATTAGGAAAACCAAATCCAAATGCTTTAAAAACAGAAGATGTAATTAAAGCATTAAGTGGTAAAATGCCAGACTTAAAGAATTTTCTATCTAATATCTCAGAGAGACATGCTTTTGAAAAAGTTGTAACAACAGCTAAGACATTGGATTTACCATTAAGTAAATTAAAGCTTATTGAGGATGCTACTGGAATAAAAGTAATTGATGAAATTGAAGAAGATGAAAGTCAAAAGATCGGTAAGATATAAGAGGTTGAGTAAAATCAACCTCCTTTTATTTTGGAAATAAGGTGAATATAAAATGAACATTCTATGTCTTGGAGATAGTATAACTTATGCAGAATTACTGCCAAATTTAGTATATTATCCTCAAATATTAGCAGAAACAAAAGAATTTAATGTAATTAATGCAGGAAAAGCAGGTTCGATAATTGACGATGTTTATAAAGTTGCAAAAAACATTATTCCAGTAGAATATATTAATGTTGTAACAATTTTGGTTGGCATAAATGATTTAATATTAGGAAGATCGTTTAAAGAGATATTTTCAGATTATTACAAATTAATTACATATATTAAGAAACATGATTTGAAAATAGTGATTTCTACAACGCCGTATATTCAGGAAAATGTGCCAAGTAAAATTGTTAGAAATATACGACCTATGATAGTGGAATATAATAATTTATTAAATGTATTTTGTTATATGAATGGAATTGAATTAGTAGATACTTATACTGATACAAAAGATATTAGTTATTTCTTAGAGGATTTACATCATCTGAATGACGAAGGACAACGTAAAATTGCAGATAATTTTTATAAAGCGTTAATAAAAATTTAAGGAGAAATGCATTTGAATATTTTAAAAGATATTAAGAATTTCGTAATATTTTATTATTTTAAATTAGCAATGATTATTCCGTTAAATTGGTAGAAGAGGTGATGGGATGAAGGTATTTATTACAGGTGGTAATGGAATGATAGCAAGTCATTTAATTGATTATATTTATAAAAACCATAAAGAATATGAGATATTTGCAAGTAAACGCCCTAGAAGTAAAGCGTATAGACCAGAAATTGTAAGTTACAGAGATTTAGACATAACAGATTTTGTGGCAGTTCTAAATATAATTAATGAAATAAAACCAGACATAATTTTTTCACTGGCAGGACAAGGTTATCCAAAAATATCTGAAAGCAATCCTCAAATGACCATTGATACTAATATTAATGGAACTTTTAATCTTTTAGAATCTATTAAATTAGCAAATTATATTCCAAAAAAGATTATTTTGGCATCAAGTGCGGCAGTTTACGGTGACGTAAATGGCAAGTATCCCACGGATGAAGAAACGCAATTTCATCCGTTAAGTTTATATGCTGTGACAAAAGTTGCAACGGAAACAATGGGATATCAATACTTTAAGAATTATTGCTTGCCTGTCATAAATGTTAGACCATATATACAGATTGGTCGAAGACAGGGAGAGAACAGTAGTGTTAATAGTTTTGCTAAACAAATAGCTATGATTGAGAGAAGAGGAAGTAAAGGAATCATAAAGGTAGGGAATTTAACAAGTGAGCGTGACTTTCTTTCGGCAAAAAATTGTGTAAAAGCATTATGGATATTGTCTCAAAGTGATGAAAATACAAATGGAGAATCTTATAATATTTGTTCTGGAATTCCAAGAAAAATGAGTGATATATTAGATTGTCTTATAGGAATGTCTAGTGCGGATATTACTGTTGAAATTGACGAAAATAAGTTAAGAAAATCTGATATTCCGTTGGAGTTAGGGGATAACTCTAAGTTAAAAAGTATTGGTTGGGAAATGGAAGAAGATTTTTATAGTACGCTGAAAGAAGTTTTGGATTATTGGCGTTATGAGGTAATAATATGATTAAGTGTTGGGAAACTTATGGTGGGGAGCTTCGACAAGGTGGTGCTAGGATATCAAAAAACCTAAGAAAACATAGTCCTAATTCAATTGAATTTGTAAATAGTTATGAAGAAGCTAATTTTGTAATATTTCATCATCAATATTTAAATGATTTAAATTGGTATTTACATAATTGTAAAAAACCAATGATATTCTTAATAAGTGAATTACAACAAGATAAATCGTATTTTAATGATTTATTTTCTAATCCTTTACTTAAAATGACATATACATTTCATCCATTAGATATTCTTGGATATACAAATGTTAATCAAAATACCAATCATGTTTACGCACCTTGGGGATTTGATGAAGAAATATTCAATGTAGATGCTGTAAAAGCGATTAATAGCAAGAGAGATAATACTATAATTAGTTTCAGTTTTTATGACAGCGAACATCACTCAGAAATATACGATAGTTGTAGATTAACTGGTGGTAAAATGTTGCATACTGATTTTAGGTTTCATCAATTCTTGCGTCAGGGAAGAGTATTTGATTCTAATTTTCACACCTTTGAAAAGTGGATTTCTGATGATGAACTTAAAGAATGGTATATGTCATGTAAATTTGTTTCTGGAATGAGGTCTGGTGCAGGATTCGAGCTACCTGTCATCGAAGGTGCTATTTGTGGTGCAAAACCGATTTGTTTTAACAGTATATATTATCGTAAATGGTTTGAAGATTTTTCATTATTTATACCAGAAGGTGAATATGATATTGATATGACTAATAATATCATAAAGCATTTTAATAATTCAGATAATACAAAGATGACAGCGAACGAAATCAAAGAAGTTCGTAATAAATTCTGTTGGCAAACAATAGCTACTAACTTTTGGAAAGAAGTAATGGATTCTCTTTAATTATTTATCCAATACCACCATGCTCCTATAAATGGAGACAAAATAACAATTATACCAAACACCCTTTTCATAATTATTCACCTCTACTTTCAGTATTCCCTTAAAGGAGGTTTTATATGTCACTTGAAATATATGAAAATAACGGTGGTAAAGTATCCATGAAGGATGGATTTGTTCAACATCTTGGAGATTATTATCTTCACGCTGATGGTGGACATTTAGATATTGGACATGATGTTTTTATTGGTAAATGGACAATGATTGTTTGTAATGAATATGTAAGAATTGGAAATGGAGCAATAATAGCTGAAAAAACCACTCTCAGGGACGCTAATCACGAATATAGAGGAAAAGAATCTTGGATAAAACATCAACCATATAATTCAAAACCTGTAATAATCTCAGATGGTTGTTGGATTGGTTGTAATTGTGTTATTAATGCAGGAAGTATTATGGAAGAAGGTTCTGTACTTGCAGGAGGATCTGTATTGACAGGAAAAACAATTCCTGCTTTCGAGATATGGGCAGGTAATCCAGCAAAATTTCTTAAAAATAGGTTTGAAGGAATTGATTAAAATTGAAAATATTACTTATATCAGATTGCCCTTTGTATAATACAGGATATTCCGTAATTATAAGACGTTTAGCTGGCATCTTTCTTTCTTTAGGACATCACGTAGAACAAATTGCTTGGGGTCTTAAAGAAGAGATAGATTATAAATACAAACTTCATCCAGTACCAAACAATGACTTTGGGAAAACAATATTTACTAAAGTTGTAGATGATTTACTTCCAGACATCGTGTTTGCGTATGGAGATTTAATGAACATCAGTTATATAGGACAATACAAGAATAGATTTTTTCGTTTTTTGGGATATTTTCCAGTCGATTCCGAACAACTTACAACTGCTCAAAAGTACATTGTTAATCAAATGGATATGCCTATAACTTATTCAAAAACAGGATTAAATGCAACAATAAACGCTACTCAAAGAGAAGATACACGTTTAATCTATCATGGAGTAGATCCAGAAGTATTCAGGCCAATGAATAAAGAAGCGATAAAACGGAAGTATGGATTAAGTGGTAAATTTGTAGTAGGATCAGTTGGACGTAATTCTGAAAGAAAAAATTTCCCTGCTTTAATAAAATCATTTGCTGATTTCGCTAAAGATAAAAATGATGTAGTTTTATATCTTCATACTAAACCAATTGATGTAGGACATAATTTATATGAACATATTATGAGAAATAATATACAAGATAAAGTTTATATTACAAAAGATTTAAATGTTGAAACAGGTGTTGATGAAAAAACATTTGTTGAAATATACAATCTTATGGATATTTACGCTTCATCTACTAGCGGAGAAGGTTTAATGCTTCCTTCATTAGAAGCACAATTATGTGAAGTGCCAGTTTTGGTGACTGATTATTCTGCTTGTAAAGAATTTGTGTCCAGAAATATGAGAATTAATACAGTTGGTTCATATTTTTTGCCACTATGGGATACTGAGAGACAGATAATAAGTAGTTCTGATTTAACAGAAAAACTTAATATTTATTATAAAAACAGAAGTGTTTTACCTGTAATTGGTAAAGAGTGTCGAAAATATTGCGAGGCATTTGATTGGAAATATATTACTCCTTTATGGGAATATGTGATCAGAGAATTAGCAGGAATAATAGAAAAAGATGGATTAGAAGGATTTAATACTCTTTAAGGGATAGAAGGTGAAATATGACTCAATTGGCTTTAAGATGTGGTATATATGGTTGTAGTGGATATGTAAATACGAATCTATTATATATTAAAGGACTTTTAGAACTTGGCGTAAACCTAAAGATAGTTGACCAACCTATAGAATACTTATATACCATTGAAAATGCTGACACAAGAGAAATGCTAAAAAAAGCTATAGATACACCTCTTGAAGATGATTTCATTTATCTTAATAGAACTATCCTTCCAGAATTTAAACCTTGGCATGGTGCTAAAAAGACTTTTGCGTCTACTGTTTGGGAAACGAGTTCTTACCCTGAACAATGGTTAAATTTAATCAATAATAGTGCAGATATTAATACAATTATTGTGCCAAGTCACTTTAATAGAGATATATTAGAAAATGACATAAATAAACCAGTGGTTATTGTTAGAGAAGGAATAGATTTCTCTCTCATAAAACCTAAAGTATTAAAAGATAGTAATACGTTTAATTTCTTTTCTTTATTTCAGTGGTTGCCTAGAAAATCTTATGATATATTATTAGAAGCTTTCTTCAGAGAATTTGATAATAATGATGACGTTTCTTTAACCATAAAAACATCTTCATTGAACTACGAAATACTACCTTCTTCAGCTATATTAACTTATATTGTATCTGTTAAAAATAAATATAAAAGAACATATCCAGTATATGTAAATACAACCTCATTACCATACGAAAAAATAGCAGATTTGTTTTCTAACGCAGATGCGTTTATTTCGCCTTCAAGATGTGAAGGGTATAATCGTGTAGTTCTAGAAGCAATGGCAAATGAATTGCCAGTTATAGCAACTAATTGGTCTGGTCAAACAGAATTTATAACAAATGAAAACAGTTATTTATTAGAATATCAGTTAAGACCAGTAGAGAGTCAGTGGTATTCTGGAGACTTTCAGTCGTATATGGAATGGGCTGAACCTTCTATAGATCATCTCCAGTATTTACTTCGACACGTATATAATAACAGAGAAGAAGCTAAAAGTAAAGCGAAACAAGCCAAACAAGATAGTTTAAAATTTGATTACTTACAGATAGCACAGAATTTAAAAGATGTTTTAGGAATTTAAGGATATAAGGAGTGTTTTAAATGATATATAGATCAAAAGCACCATTAAGAATATCATTTTCTGGTGGTGGAACAGATATTGAACCATATGTTAGTGAGTTTGGTGGATGCGTAATTAGTACGACAATTAATAAATATGTTTACGCTACACTTAAACCTAGAGAAGATAAGGAAATAACTATCTATTCTAAAGATTTAGGAGTTACAGAAAAATTTACTTATGTAGTTGACGGAGAGTTAAAAATAGTTAAATCTGTAATGATATATATGAATATGCTTAAAGAGTTCACAGAAGGATTCGACTTATATATCGAAAGTGATGTTCCTGTAGGAAGTGGATTGGGATTATCATCTTCTTTAAGTGTTTGTTTAATAGAATTATTTTGTAAGTATTTAGGTATTAATAATTATAGCAAAGATAATATTGCACATCTTGCATACTATATCGAACGTAAAATACTAGGTATAAAAGGCGGATACCAAGATCAATTTGCAACTTCTTTTGGAGGATTTAATTATATTACATTTGAAAAAGAAAATATTGTTGTTAATCCATTGAGAATAAAAGATAATTTTATAAATGAGTTAGAAAATAATCTTGTCTTATGCTATACAGGTATAACTAGAGTAGGAGAAGATATTATAGAAAAACAAATCAATTCTTATAAAAATAATTTTGAATATTTACATGAAATCAAAGAATTAGTTTATAAAATGAGAATAGAAATTTCTAATAATAATTTAATTAGGTTTTCTGAATTGTTTGGAGAAACATGGAATATTAAAAAGAAATTAACAAGTGGTATTACAACTCTTCGAATAGATAAACTTTGTAAAGTTGGTCTAAATAATGGTGCTTCTGGAGTACGAAATTGTGGAGCAGGAGGAGGAGGATACCTTCTTTTTTATTGTCCAAATGATAAAGATTTATTAAAAAATGCTTTAACTGAAATAGGAGGAACTATTTTAGACTTTCATTTTGAAAATAGAGGTGTTCAATCGTGGTCAATTTAACAGAAGTTTTAAGAGAAAATGTTAGAACTGTATCAAATTTAATTTTTAAATTAGATAAAATTGATAAAGTTGCAAATATAATTATAACTGCTTATAGAAACGGAAATAAAGTATTAATATGCGGAAATGGTGGAAGCGCAGTTGATGCTGAACATTTTGTTGCAGAATTAGTAAATAAATTTAAGTTTGATCGAAAAGGATTAAACGCAATAGCATTATCAAGTAATAATGCAGTTATTACTGCAATTGGAAATGATTATAATTATGATGAAATATACTCTAGGCAGGTAATAGCTTATGCTAATAAAGGAGATATAGTTATTGGTATAACTACTAGTGGTAAATCAATAAATATATTAAATGCATTAGATAAAGCGGAAGAATTAGAAGCTATACCTATTTTAATTACTGGTTTAGTTGATAATAAATACGAAAATTCTTTAACTATGCCATCTATAGATACAGCTAGAATACAAGAAGCATATCTTTTAGCAATTCATATGATATGCGAAATAATAGAAGATGAATTATTTTAATGAATAAAGCATTTTTTCTTGATAGAGATGGAGTATTAAATCATGATTACGGTTATATATCTAAACATAAAGACATTGTTTTAATCGAAGGTGTTAAAGAAGCACTTCAAATAATTGTTGATAATGAATTTATTCCAATAATTATTACTAATCAATCAGGAATTTCAAGAGGTTATTTTACTCATTATGACTTATTTAAAATAAATTGTAAATTAAATAATTTATTAGGTAATAAATTAAAAAATGTATTTTATTGCCCACATACTCCTGAAGATAATTGTCAATGCAGAAAACCAAATCCTTATATGATTATTAAAGCTAGTGAACATTATAATATAGATTTGTCTAAAAGTTGGATGATTGGTGATAAAGATTCTGATATTTTGTGCGGTAAAAATGCAGGAGTAAAAACTATTAAAATAGGAAATGAGATTAATAATGCAGATTATGTATTTCCTAATTTGCTGAAAGCAGTTGAAAAAATTTTATGCAATGTGTAATTTTATGTGGCGGAAAAGCGACTAGACTTGGAGATATTGCTAAAAATACTCCTAAAGGAATGTTACCAATAGGTGGAAAACCAGTTTTGGTGCATCAAATTGAATATCTAAAGAAAAATGGAATTACTGAAATTATCTTGGCTGTTGGAAATTTGAGCCTAGTTATTATGAAGTATTTTGGCAATGGTGAAGAATTTGGTGTCAATATAAGTTATTCGTATGATTTAAATTTAGGAACTGGTGGAGCAATTAGGTTATGCAAAGATTTGTTAAAAGATGATACTTTTATTTTAATGAATGGTGACACTATAGCAGACGTTAATTTAAATCATTTGCTTAAAGAACATAATAGAACAAAAGAATTAATAACTATTTCTTATGATAACAATTTTGTTTCAATTGGTGTTTGTGCAGTAAATATCAAGTTAATAGATGTTATTCCAGAAGGTATTTGTTCTTTAGAAGATGATGTTCTGAGTAAAATTAGATCAGACAAATATATTTATAAAGATAAGTGGTTTGATATAGGAGAATCAATTGAAAAATATGAATCGTATAAAATAATGAGGTGATAAGATGACGATAAGGGTATCTACTTCTAGTGATTTAAATTTAACAGAATTTTGGGTAGGAATTGTGGGAGATAGTGATATACCTGTTATTACAAATCATAGTTCAGCAGGTACTTCAGATAATATTATAGTATATATATTCGATGATGGTTCAAGTGAAGATTTAAGTTTACTTCTTGAATATCGCAACATATCCTTTATCCCTAAAGGGGTTCGCACAAGAATTACAACTATCACAGGTCAACCTATTTCCGCAGAAAGTACGCAGTTTAGTGTTGAAGATGGTTCGATGTTAAATCAAGGAACTAAACTTATTACTGATCCAATTAATACGCTTCAAGAAGAAATTTGGATAAGAAATATTTCTGGAAATAATTTAGTTGTAGACAGAGCTAAAAATTCTACTACTAGATTAACAATACCAAATGGCACTTTTGTAGACGCTATACCAGATCATATATTTCTAAGTTTAACAGGAAATGACGATGACTTTATTAACGCACCAATTTCATTACCAGACATAATAGAAAGTTGGAAACCAGTTAAATTATATATAAAAATTTCTACTGGAGCGTTAAAAACTCAAATAAAGAAAGATACTTATTTTAGAATACTCGCTGATGAGTACCCACGTATTTTATTTTAATAAGGGGGAATTAATTATGGCATTAGTATTAGTTAAAAACTTTACAGTTGTAAATAATGTATATTCAAACATTATTTCTGCAAGTAATCCTTTAACAATTGAGCAAGATGGAAGTATAGATGATATTACTTTAGTTGCTCCAACAACATTTTATATATTTAACGATGGACGAAGAAGAGATCCTATTTTCGATTCAGCAGATGGAACAGTAATGTCTTTAAAATATACAGGAAATCCTTCAATTACAATTACACCTAAACCTTTTACCACAACAATTAAATTAGGAACTCCTGCAAGTACAAATAATAAATTGTATCTTTCAGAGGTTTCTAAAACAGTTCCAAGTGGAACAGGATTATTGTCGATTAATGTTGGAACAGTATTAACTGTAACAGCAGGAGTTAATAATGAAGATGTTTTGGTACAAAATATTGGTGGAGATGCAACAGGTTCTTATGTAAATGTTGTACGTAATTATAAAGGTTCAAGTTCAACAGGTAGTATTTTAGATTTAGTTGGTGGAAGTGCTGTTACTTCTAGTGTTAAACATATTTATTTAACGTTGAATGTAGGATCTTTCCCTAGTGTTGGAGGAAATAGCGTTGTAATTAATGACATTAATAATGAAATTAGTAATGCAATTGCTAGTCCAGATCCTAGTTTATATCAAACGATTTATGCAAAAGCTGTACCACAATTGAATAAAGGTGTTCCTACAAGTGATCCGAATTATGTAGGTAGAATTCCTACTCAGTATAAAACAGATATTTATTTCGAAGTTGCTTACCGAGAATTGCCACGATAAGTTATTAGAATTTAGTGAGTCACAGGTTTATTTAATTTGTGATTCATTATAATTTTAATAAAGGATGTGATTTATAAATGCCAATAGATTTTACAAACTTATCACCATGGGCAAATATGAGACGTTGTAATCTTTCGGATAACGGAACTGTAAATGCGTATTTTGGAGATTCAACTTTTAAAGATGATGGCTCAAACGGACAAGTAATGGTAGAAATACCAAAGTTTTATTATCAAAAAGTACCAACGGAAACAGGATATACTTTCGGAATTTCTGATCAACCTGAAGATGGTTTTACTGTTCATCCTGCTTTTTTTAGAGACAGGAATGGAGATGGAGTAGCTGAGCCAGTGGAGTTTCGGTATTTTTCAGCTTACGAAGGTATTTTACATGATGGAACGAATTATATAACTGGAAATACAACAGCAGACAATAATGCTAGTGTTACTTCAAGTTGGAAATTATGTAGTGTTAGTGGATATAAGCCGTATGCAGGATTGACCATTGGAAATTTTCGTACTATTGCTCAAAGAAGAGGAAATGGTTGGGGTATATTAGATTTTAATCTGCTTAGTGCTGTACAAATGTTGTACTTAGTTGAATATGGACATTTTGACAGTCAGACAAAGATTGGTAAAGGATTTACTGCAACCGGAAATACAGCATCTATTATCACAGGAAAAACTTCTACTTTAGGAAATATAACTGGAAATGAATCGAATTTAGGTACAGATGGATTACACGCAATGTCATATAGAGGTATGGAAAATCTATACGGTAATTTATTTAAATGGATTGACGGATTAGTAACGGAAGCAAATACATTCAAAATAGGAAATATTGGATTTAATGACGCTGGTATAGGGTATAGCTTTTATTCTGTAACTTTTGCAAACGTAAGTGGATATTGTTCTGATATTTGGGATCAGAGTGAATTTGGGTTTATAGGAAAAACATTCACTGGAAGTTCAACTACAAAAATGTATGATTGGGCTTCTATGTATGCAGGTGGTATTTTTATGTTTGGGGGCTTTTATGCTAGTAATACGAAAAGTGGTTCATTTTTCCTAGATACTTCTACGTCTAATTATAGTAACGCACTTATCTCTTCTCGTCTATCTTTTTAAATATATCTACGACTATTAAGCAAAAAAATCCATTGTATAATTAACTCTATATCTGGAACAACTATAAACTAGAATTTTATTTCTCATTAAAACACTAAAATTTGGTCAAATAATCCTATTTAGATCAAATAGCTACCTATGTTGAGTGGGTAGCTTTTGCTATTTACTCAATAAATACATATATTAACGGAGGTGGCAATAAATGTCTTATATACAAGTTAGTTGGGATAAAACCTTAGATGCGTATATCCAATTACAAAGTATAACAATCCCTTTAGAACCAACAAATATAATGGTTTCTAATATAACGCAAACAACAGCAACTATTTCTTGGACAGGAAATAGTAGCGCGAATGGATATAAGATTTATGATAAAGATGATAATATAATTTACAACTTGACAGGAATTGATTCTACAAGTCAAGTAATAACTGGATTGACAGCAAGTGCGGCTCATGCTTTTAAAGTTAATGCAGTTAATGATGAGGGTCAAAGTGATAAAGTAGTTATGACATTTGATACTTTGAAGTTGCCTAATGCTAATTCTGTAATTGGGGTAAATTATGTGACCCCTGTTACCTGGAGTGCGACTGACAAGGGTAGTGCGGTTACGTTGAGTAATGGAAACTTAACGATATCTAGTCTTGGATATACTAATAGTGCAGTTAGATCGACTAAGGGAGTTTCATCTGGAAAATGGTATTGGGAAGTTCGATTAAGTACATCTCCCAAAGTTATTATTGGAATTGCTAATAGTAGTGCTTCCTTAATAGATGGTTCAGAGACTAATACAAGAGTAATATATTGTTGGACTGGTTCAAAACAACCAAGTGGCATAATGTATAGTGATGTTTTCGTCTCGAACGATATTGTAGGTATAGCTTTAGATATGGATGGGAAAAGTATAAAATTTTATAGAAATGGCAAAGTTCAAAATAATGGAATTTCTGCATTTACTGACTTAGCATCACTTGGAATAGTATATCCATATCATAGTTGTGGCGACATGGTTGCTAATTTAACCACAGTTAACTTTGGATTAACTCCATTCGCATCACAACCCCCAACTGGATATCTTCCTCTAGATCAATCTACGATTACACCCACAACTTGGTATGGTATGCGTAGATGTAATCTTTCAGATGCAGGAGTTGTTAATGCTTATTATGGAGACGCTTCGTATAAAGATGATGGTACTAACGGACAAGTAATGGTTGAAATACCTAAGTTTTGGTATAAGAAAAATGGTACTGCAACAGGACATAGTTTTTCGATAAGTGATGTGGAAAAAGATGGATATGTTGTTCATCCTGCGTTTTATAGAGATAGAGATGGGGATGGAGTTGCGGAAGAAGTTAATTATAGATATTTTAGTGCTTATGAAGGTGTGTTGTGGAATGGGAGTAGTCATGTAACAGGAAATACTACAAGTGATAATAATGCTAGCATAACTGAAACGTGGAAACTGTGTAGTGTGAGTGATTATAAACCATATACAGGATTGACGATTAGTAATTTCAGAACTATCGCTCAACGTAGAGGAAATGGTTGGGGCATAACTGATTTTAATTTATTATCAGCAGTACAGATGTTGTATTTAGTTGAATATGGTCACTTTGATTCTCAGAGCAAAATTGGTTTAGGTTACACTAAATCAACAAATACTGCATCAATTATTACTGGAAAAACTTCAACATTAGGAAATATAACTGGAAATGAATCGAATTTAGGTACTGATGGATTACATGCTATGAGTTATAGGGGAATTGAGAATTTATATGGGAATACTAATAAGTTTATTGATGGATTAGTAACAAGCGGAACTTCTGGTTCTACTCCTATTACAATTAAAATAGGTAATGTTGGATTTAATAATACTGGATCAGGTTATGGAGCAATATTTATATCACCATCAAATTTTACAGATGTATTTGGTTATATATCAGATATTTGGGATAATAATTATCTAAATTTTATACCAAAAGTAACTTCTGGAAGCTCTACTACTAAAATTTATGATCAAGCTCACTTATATGCAAATAGCATTCCTAACTATGGTGGTTTTTGGGCAGATGCAACAAATTCAGGAATATTTAGTATTTATATAGACTCTCTTATTACAGATACTAATTCTCGTATTGGTTCTAGACTTTCGTTTTAACATTAAAAATAGGATTTTATTCTTTGAAAGAGGTGAAATAAATGGCTTTTAAAACAATTGATTGGAACAAAACTGCAGATACTTATGTAATAACTAACGATCTTCCTTTAACAGCAATATCTCAGGGAAGTTTAGTTTCATCTCTTGAAGAAATGAAAGTTGGAGATTTTATTCCTTGTAGATATACTGCAATAAGTGGTGTGGCAGGGAGTTTTAGCGAATTAGGAACTTGTACAACAACAGAAATACCTGTAACTGGAACGGCTACACCTGATGGGAAATTTTACTTCGTCAAATCTGATAAAGGATTCCTTATTGGGGATCGTGTAATACAAACAAATATAAGTTGGAATATTTTAAATAATGCTAAATATATCGAAGGAAATAAATTATCCTCAAATATTATAATGAAAACCAGTGATATTCCTATAATGACATCAAATACTGTTCCCAGTGGAACTGTAGCAGTTAGTTCATATCATACTTCGTTTCCTGCATATCTTGCATTTGATAAATCCACTAGTACAATGTGGAGTACATTATCTCCTACTACAACGGGGTGGTTATCTTATAAATTTATAGTCTCTAAAATGATTAAAAGTTATAAAATAACACCATTTGCAATACCATCTCGCGCCCCTAAGACATGGACATTTGAGGGATCAAATGATGGCAGTAGTTGGACGGTATTGGATTCACAGACTGTAACTAATTGGGTTGCGAGTACATCTAAATTATTTTATATTAGTAATATACAAGCATTTTTATATTATAGAATTAATATTACCGCAAATAATGGAGACTCAGAACTCTTACAAATTTCGGAATTTGATATGTTTGAAGGAGTAGACATTGGATATATTCGCTCTCTTTCAGGTGGCAACTCTTATCTAGATGCGAGTGGAAATAGTAGTATAAGTAATTCTAGTCTTGGTGCTTGGCCTAGTTCAAATGAATGGGATACTTATATTGCCAAAGGTGATCTTGAAGGAAAAATTATAGCAGGTGACAATAACGTGTGGCATTGCAATAATAATATACGATCTTGGATGCAAGAAACACCGATTATTAGCCTATACGCTTCTTCATTAAGAATAATGAGAGGATTTAGTACACCTTATGATTTTGGAGCTACAGTTTCATCAAATATTGCTGGTGCATATGGATTTAGACCAGTTCTTCAATATATAGAGTAATAGAATAGATGTTCTATTGTTAATTGAGTGGAATTTAATTTAATTTAATTTAATTTAATTTATAAGGAAGGAGGGTGATTAGATGGCGGTCAATATAATAATACCTGTAACTTGGAGTACGACTGATAAGGGTAGTGCTGTGACGTTAAGTAATGGAAATTTAACGATGTCGAGTAGTACAGGATACACAAATGGTGGAATTAGAGCTACTAAAGGAGTCTCTTCTGGAAAATGGTATTGGGAATATACTCTTGTTAGCGGATATTTTACAGTTGGAATTGCAAATATAAATGCTAGTTTAACTACTTATGCAGGTAGTTCAAATAGGGTAAATATGTATTGTAAATATAATACTTCTAATGGTATAATATATCCTGGTGGTATGATATATGGTGGATCATTGAATAGTGGAGATGTTATTAGTGTTGCATTAGACATGGATCTAGAGACAGTTGTGTATTATAAAAATGGTATTAGTCAAGGGATAGCTAAGTCAGATATAAAAAGTTCTATTGGAGATGTGATATATCCCTATGTTTCTTCTGGTGACACTTCGTCATATTCTATAATAGCTAATTTTGGAAGTTCTTCTTTTTCATATTTATTACCAATTGGCTATCAATCTTTGAATAATTCCAACACTATGCAGATATCTTTGGCTAACATTCAATCTACCACCCAAGCTATGTCTATCGGAGATTTTATCCCTTGCCGTTATACAGCACCAACTTCAGGTCAAGTCGGAACGTTCTCAGAACTTGGAATAACTACTGCAACGGCAATTCCTGTGGCGAGTTCTGCTACACCAGATGGAAGTTTTAACTTTATAATGGTGGATACTGATTATAAAGGAAGAAAAATGTTAGTAGCAGATAGAAATGTGCAAAATAGTATAGCGTGGGATGTTTTGAATACTTCAGGGGTAGCAAGTGGTTCAGGGGTTATAGTTGATAAAAATACAAAGACATTTTCCAAATTACCTAACTCTACTACGCTTCCAACTGGAATAGGAAATGAAACATCTTTTTCTCCAGACGGAACATATATGTCTGTTGTTAGTGGTGCATCGCCATATGTTTTAATTTATAAAAAATCTAGTGATGTTTTTACAAAATTGTCTGATCCATCTGTTTTACCAACTGGAGCAGGACAAGGAACTTCATTTTCACCAGATGGAAATTACATGAGCGTAACACATGGAACTGCTCCTTTTATTACAATATATAAAAGATCTGGCGATACATTTACTAAACTTCCTGATCCTTCGATTCTACCAACTGGACAGGGAAATAGAGTTTCATTTTCTCCAGATAGTTCGTATATGATTGTTGGACATAATATTTCTCCATATGTAACAATATATCAAATATCTAACGATATATTTACAAAAACTAATAACCCAACTTCATTGCCAACTGGAAGTTGTTATGGTGTATCTTTTTCTCCTGATGGTGTATACGTTACAGCTACACATGACATAACTCCATTTTTGACAATATATAAAAAATCAGCAAACATATTCACTAAACTTTCAAATCCAACTACTCTCCCAACAGGTATAGGAATGAAATCGTCTTTTTCTCCTAATGGAAATTATCTAACTGTAGCACATTATATTACACCTTTTATAACAATTTATAAAAGATCTGGAGATGTATTTACAAAGTTATTAAATCCATCAACACTACCTACTGGATTAGGATATGGTGCAAATTTTTCACCTGATGGAAATTATTTGGCAATAACTCATGATATAACACCTTTCGTATCTTTCTATAGACAATTTGAAGACACTTTTATTAAAACTATGAACCCGTTTACGTTGCCAACTGGAACTGGAGTTGGAGTTTCGTTTTCTAATGATGGTAATTATGTTTCAATTGCTCATAATACTACTCCATTTTTTACAATTTATGCTGTAAAGTCTATTTCCTCAGATATGTCAAATAATTATTATCTTCGTCTTCCAATAGGAGGAATTTCAGCTACAGATTTAGATAATGAGTGGATAAAGTATATTGCAAATTCAACACTTAATGAAACTATTGTAGCAGGAGATAATAATGTTTGGAATTGGAGTACAAAATATAGTTGGACTAATACCACTAATACTGCAAATGGTAATACTTATCGTAGTGTTTTAGGAAATGGTTCCGCATCTAATTGGAATGCTTATTTAAGTAATGATACAACTGTGGCATTTCGACCAGTTCTCATAGCAGAAACTATCAAGCCTCTTTCTCCAACTGGAATAACCACAACAAATCTTACCTATAATTCCGTAACCCTAACATGGACTCCATCAACTAATGCAACATCTTATAATATTTATTCTCTTGATGGCAATCTGCTAACAAACGTATTAACTCCTTCATACGAAATTTCTAATTTAACAGAAAATACTCCTTATGGATACAGCATCACGGCTTTAAATGAAGGCGGAGAAAGTTTAGCTACTCCATGTTCATTTTTAACATTACCTATTCCAGTTCCAGATATTCCAACAAATATTCAAATTACTTCTAATATAAGTAATTCAGTAACTATTACTTGGAATACAGATGAAAAATCTGAAAGTTACAATATTTACAATTCAGACAATTCATTATTTGTAAATATACCAACTTCAACTTACACCTTTGCTACTTTAAGTGAAAATACTAGTTATCAATTTACGATTACTGGTATAAATCCACTTTTAGAAAGTGAAAAATCTGAACCAATTACTATTTTAACCATTCCTGCAAATCCTATTATAAATACTGATAATATTACAAATAATTCAGCACAATTAATGTGGATAAATATTATAGGATTGGTTTATAAGCTATATGATAATTCAGATGTAATAATAGACTCGAATATAGTTTCACCTTATGATATTATATCTCTAGAAAAAGGAACAAATTACACATATAAAATAGGTGTATCAAATGCTTCTGGAGAAAGTGAAAAAACAATAATTTCATTTATAACTATTCCTACTGAAGTTACAGATTTAATTTCTTCAAACATTACTACTAATTCTGCAACAATTTCATGGACAGGAGTTGTAGGTGCTAGTGGATATAATATCTATGATGTAAATAATGATATTATAACTAATATTATTGAGACTAGTTACAATTTATCAGATTTAATCTCAGGTTCAGAAAATATATTTAAAGTATCTGCTATGAATGTAAGTGGAGAAAGTTCAAAAACTGAAGTTATATTTATTACAGATATGAGTGAAGTTGTCGAATTATCTGCTTTGAATATCACAAGTGAAAGTATAACTTTATTATGGAATAATAATCCATATGCAATAGGTTATAATATTTATGACGTAAATGATAATTTAATCGGACAAACAATTTATAATGAATTTGAAATAATTGAATTAAATGAAGGGACTAATTACACATTTAAAGTAACAGCATACACTGATATTAAAGAAAGTAATAAAATATCAATAAATGTTTTGACTTTACCATCTAGTCCGATAGTAACAATTGTAGATATAAAGACAACAACTATATTATTAAGTTGGGAAGAAGTTCCTAATGTATCTACTTATAGGATATTTAATTCAAATCATGAATTAATTGGAACAACTTCTAATTTATATTATGAAATTCAATTTCTTGAATCAAATACATCATATCAATATTATATTAGTTCATTTAATTCTTCTGGAGATAGTGAATATACAGTAATAGAATTTATTACTCTTATAGATAAGATTGCTGAAATAACTGTATCAGAAATATTATCTACTTCTGTTGTAATATCTTGGAGTCTAATCTATGGTGCAACCAGTTATAACATTTATGATGTAAACAATACTCTTATCGCTAATACGTCTAATTTATTTTATAGAATACGAGATTTAATAAGTGACACAGACTATGTGTTTAAAGCAAGTGCTCTTAATAGTGAAGTAGAAAGTGATAAAAGTCAAATTGAATTTACAACATCTATTTCAAATTACGGAAGAATTACTGATTATAATGCTAATTTAAGTATTAATTCACAAAGGAAAATAGTAAGAGATTCTAAAGATAATATATGGATTTGTTACGATTCTATATATAATTCAACTAGTAGAATATTTGTTCGTAAAATACAAAATGGAAGCCTATACATTTGGGATGGAACCAATTATATTTTAAATAAAACTGGAATAGAAGTACCAATTGAAGAATTAGAAGGTTACGATCAAGTAAATCCTACATTAACCTTAGAGTCTGCTAATGGAAAAACTCTTGTTATAGACGATGTGGCAATGATAACCTATATTGCTACAGCAATGGTTTCATCTGGAGCAGTAGGTACTATTATTGGGGATGCAATTGCTGGTTATACAGGTACGCTTTGGGATTCTGCGAAAAATATTTTTTATTCTATGCAACAAACAATGATAGATTCTTTAAGAAATATAATGATAGCAGAAGCTTGTGGATATTTTGCTTTAAATAACGTTAATGGATTGTGGGAATTTCTTCATTCAAAATATTTAATTGGCGATACACTTGTACCAGTTATGATAGGAAATATTAATCCTAGTATATTTTTTGTTCAAGGATTTAATATTCAAGTTTATCCTGATTGGAGTATGCCAAACGTTATTCAGTCTGGTGGGAAAATATCATATCCTGCAATAGTAATGCTGAGAGATACTACACAAGACTTAGTAACTCTTAATGCAACATATTATATTTATGATCCTGAAGCTAAGTTTAAGTGGAAAAGTGGAGGACTTTCAAATATTACTTTTAGATCTGATGAGTTAACAATATTGGGAAGTAATAACACATTAAAATCTGCTCTTATTAATTACCTTACTGTTACATTTCCGCCATATGGCATATATGGAAATTATATATCAACTACCCATGTAGGATATTTAGATATTGATTCCAGTATGTTTATAGGTAATTATCCTTCCACAACTTTGACTGCTGTAACACCAATAGGTATCACTAATGATGGTGATAACACAAGATTTATAAATCCACCATTAAAACCAATAAGCTTAAATAATGCAACTACATTAACCACTTATTTAAATAGAGTTGGAATTCTATCTACAGCCATACCTACTTTAGAAGAGATGAACGCTTCTGATAATGTTGATTTTACAAAAAATGAGACTATACATCTTTTATGGTCAGGAACAGATACAAATAATCCTATTCATAAACAGATAAAGCATTCTATGTTTCATACTGACGTATGGCTTGAATGGACTAATGTTGCACCAATTATTGGATACGATCAAAATTTTCCATCTACAAGTATAGATTCGTCTGACGGTCTTCATGCGGTATGGTTTGGGAAAGATCCTTTAAATAGTGAAGATCAAATTAAATACTCAGAATATAACTATGATATTGTATCTAGAATATGGACTTCTTATATAAATATTCAAGAAGTAACAGGATATCCATTAATGTATCCAAATATTGCTATTGATCAATATGATAATATGACTGTAGTTTGTCATGGAAAAGATCCATTAAATGACAATTATCAAATAAAAGAATCGACTAATAATGGAAATGGATGGAGTGTATGGTTAAATATACACCCAATCGCTAATTATGATAGAATGTATCCAAGTATAGCAATAAATTCTAGAACTAATGAAAAATATATTTCATGTCAAGGGACGGATAGTAGTCAAAGTTTTAGTAAAATTAAATTTTCAATGTATAATGGTACTACATGGAGTGAATGGGTAAATGTAGAAAATATTACTGGATATGATCAAATATTTTCATCAATTACTTATTGTTTTGGAGATGTATTTACATTCTGGCATGGATATGATGCTAATAATACAAGCGAATTGCAGTTAAAATATGCGAAATTTAATGGATCTAGTTGGAGTGCATGGGGAAATCTAGATACAGGATCAAATCCTAGTGTTAAATGGAGTCAATTTAATAATCCTGATACAATTGAATTAGTTTATACTAACCATGATGGACATGTAACTTATAAAGATATTACAATTCCACCTTCTTCTCCATCTAATTTAATTGGTATACCTCAATCTGCATCTAAAATATTATGGTCTTGGACAGATAATTCGCTTAATGAAACAGGTTTTAAATTATTAGATGAAAATGGTGCTGTATTAGTAACAACTGATAAAAATGTAAATCAATGGTTAGAAACTGGATTAAATTCTGGACAAACTGTAAATAGAACATTAGAAGCATATAGTATACACGGAGGAGAAAGTGCGTCAATTCAAGGAACCAGCACAACCAGAGCGTTACCTTCGTTTGTACAATTTGACGGTTTAATACAAGGAATAAATAATATAAAATGGACAATTAGAAAGTAAGTAAGAGGGGAAGTTACCCTCTTACTTATTGAAGGGTGGTGTAGATTTGTGATAGCAAGAGGATATAGGATTTATAAGCCATCTAGTCCTAATGATATTTTAATTAAAGAATTAGTAGAAGGAATAGATTATTCTAATGACGCTTTAAATATTATATGGAATGAAAATAGCAATCTTACAAGTGGAATAATAGAACATAGATATATCGTAGCATTTGATGATGATATTGAAGGATATCCTTCGCCAATATTTGATATCTTTAATTTAACTTCTCCTAATAATATAACTACAATACCAAATGATTTTAATAAAGTAACTTTAAATTTTATAAATGTAGAATATGCAGAAAGTTATTATATTTCAGTTATGAAAGTTAGTGATTATGTTACAAGGGAAGAAACGCTTAGTTTAAATAAAACAATAATTAATCTTGAAGAAAATACTCAATATTCAATAAAGGTAAAATCAGTAAACCCTGTTGGGGAAACTACATTTTCTGATCCAATTTTTGTAACTACTTTAAGAGTATTGAATTTACTAGGTATTGCTAATAATACTAATAGCGTGACCTGGTATTGGTCTAATCTAATTGCGAGTACTAACACAGATCATTTTGAGCTATATGATTCTTCAGAAACATTTATCGCAAATACTGGGTTAAATACTAGTTTTACTGAAATAAATTTACCAGTAAAAATTAGAGAAGTGTATTTAAAAGAGGTAAATAAAAATTATTCTTTTAGAACTTCAAATTTAGTTCAAATTCCAGTTTATAATGATGGCAAATTAGCATCAAATGTACATCAATCTGTAAGCACAGAATATTCAATAAAAAATGCTGTTAGCGTACATTATGATACAAGGAACTTACAAAATCAATTTATAGCAAAGATAATAACTTATAGAAAATATATAGAACAATTAAATGCAAAATCTTTAAGTTATACAAAAAATTTAAATTCTTCAGATATTAAAATTAGAGTATTTAATAATCTAAAAGATTATAGAATAGTAAAGGATAATTATTATTCAAAAAATCTTAAAGATAATTTTTATACAAAACAAATTATAAGCAATAGTAATAAATCTGGTCATGTTTTTAATATAAAATTAATAACTAATGAAAAATTAACTATTAATTACAAAATAATGATAAGAAGAGATATATCTCAAGTTTTAAATATTAAACCTTCTATATCAACAAGTGGAAATATTAAATTTGGATCAAAAGTGCTCGTATTTAAGAAAAGTATATTAACATCTAATTATAAAATGATAATAAGTAATTCTTATGAAAATAAATATATTTATACCAGTAAAATTAATAATTCGTTTGATGATACTTTGACATATCTACGATTTATAACTCACAATCCTGCAATACCATTTGATATAAAAACAAGTGATATTATCTGGAATACTATATTTAAAGATATTAAGCTTTTATCTAATATTAATAAAATGCGTATATTATGCGTTGGAGATAGTATTACAGCAGGTGCTCCAAATTATGATCCGAAATATGGTGGAACAGTGTATATGGCAGATTTAGTAACTGGAAAAGTTATAACGAAAAATAACAAAGAATCTCAATATCCTTATTGGTTACAAACTAGATTAGGAACAGATGATTATGAAGTTATTAACGAAGGTACTGGAAGACAAATTACGGATCAAGTAAGATATGGAATTGATAGTTTAATGAAGTTATATAGACCTCAATTTGTAATTGTATTAATTGGTACAAATGATTTATTTTCTGCACAAGATAAGAGTCAAGATGAAATAAATAATGTAGTTCAACATGCAATAAATAATATAATTGAAACAGCAGAAATAATAAAATCTTATGGTGCAAAACCAATTATTGGAACAAATTTACCTAGAAATTCAATAGTTCCTTCAAGAGCGAAAGATGGTCTACGAGCATTAAATGCAGGAATTAAACAGTATGGTATAATTAACGCACTAGATATTATTGATTGGTATGATCTATTTGTAATAAAGGATCATAAAATAATTGATGGAGAAGATATTTATACTGAAACTGGAGTATTAAGATACGATCTTAGTGGTGATGACACCCATCCAAATATTGAAGGCTATAAAGAAATGGCTCAAGTAATTAATTTAAGTACATTTAATTCTTTTAGAGCAGTATTTAGAATATTTAGATCGTTGAAGATAGGAATTAAAGATGTTGATTATAATACTGAAGAATCTAAAACTCAACCAAATCCATATGAAATAAATTACATTATGACATTACCAAAAAATATGAAGAGATTGCAAAAATATAGTATAACTAGATATATAAAAAATACAGGAAACAGTTGGGGAATGTATATTATTGAAATTGCTGAACAAGAGGATATTGTTAAAATATGGGATGAAAGAACAAATTCTTGGGGAAAAACAATCACAGGACAATTAGCTCCATCAGATATAAAAGAATTAAAAACTAAGTTTACTATGCCATCGGTAGGAAGAATAAAAGAAGTTAATCTTAAGATAACATTTATTGAATTTAGACGTTAAAAGGTAGGTGATAGTTTAATGAGTAATCCTGCTAAATTAGAATTTTATCGAGCAGACACCCTAACTCCTGTTGTGCTTGGAGATTTAGGTACAGAATATAGAAATACTTCAAATAATATATTACCAATTATTATAGCAAATACAGGTGGAAGAGATGCTATAGACGTTAAAGCGAAATTTGTTGGTTATCAAAAGCCTGATGGAACTATTGATGATATTTCTAAAGATTGGAAACAAATAGCATATGATAATTCTTCAATATATAGAAGTGAATTAGATTTACCAAATATTCCTTCAGGTAAATTTATGCCAGGATATAAAGTATATAGCGAAAGCTTTGATTCTATTATTGGACAATATTTACCACAAGATTGGGATACAAAAGGTACATGGGAAGTATATTTTTTAACAGAGAATAATAAACAAAATTCATATTTACAACATTTAGTAGATGACGCAAATGTAACTACAGGAAAGGCTACTCCAATGCATTATCCAAAAAGTAAGAATTGCGATTTAAATGTAGATATAGCAGTTCAAAAATATAATTTTGGAGGAGTTCAGCTTAGAGTAGATGATGAAGGACATGGATATTTTATTATAATTTATCCTGATCCTGCAACTATAGAAAAAATTAATAACTATTATAGTACAATAATCCCTAATTATACTCCTATTGATCCAAATTATGAGGCCGCAATAGGAGTGGGAAAAGGTAAATATACTGATTTGGACAACTTTGACAACTTTAATATCTATAATAGATGTCATTGGTTTTCCGTAGGAACAGGATCAGTTGGGCTACAAAGAGACACATTAAGAGTGGAATTAGTAGAAAATGTAGTTACTGTTACGTTTAATGGAAATTTAATTGGTAAATATATTGACACAAATGCTGATTTGAATGAAGGAAGAATGGCTTTACTTGCAGGAAGAAGATATGGTTCAGTTGTAATATTTGATAATATAGAATACAAAACACAAACTGAGCGTGGTGTTTTATTCGTTAGAAGTATAGTTCCTTCAGATCCAAGTGATTCAAAAGATGGAGATAATGTATATTATTCATCTTTACTTTTAGAATATTCTGAATAAGAAACGTGGTGATTAAAGATGACTATTGTAGCACATCCTATAGGAGATTTTGATGAGAATATAATTATAAATGATATATACGAAACTCCTGAATTAAATAGTGGATGGTATTTTCTTTATAATAATCAATATCAATTTATATCTATAGATTTTGACACAGATATTGAAGAAGCTTATCATGAAGGAGATAAAATTTTTATAACTGGGTTTACTCCAATAGGAAGTTTAATGCCATCTGGAACACCATTCCCTTCAGCATATCGCGATTTTTCTAAAATTGTTTTAAATCCTTCTGGAACTCCATATTTATTAACTAAAACAAATAAATATTGGGAATTATTTGATGATTTAAACAATCCATATTTATTTATACCATATTTCGACTCAGAAGTCTATGGTGGAATTTCTTATTTGGACATAAATGTAAATTTACCGAAAATTAAAGTATATCTAGATTTTAAAGAACAAATTCTTAATGGAATGATATTAAATTTTAAAGAAAAACTTATTACAGATAATATGGTAGAATTTGGTTTAAAAGAAAAAGTAATTTCATTATTAAATATAGATTTAGATCTAATATCTAAAGATAAAATAAAAATAATTTGGGATGGTGACGAAGTATCTGAAGTAGAAATATTGCGGAGAAATGTTGGTCAACAAAATTATGGAGATTCAATTGCTGTTTTACCTTGGAATCAAGATGGATACATTGTAGATTTTGATAGTAATAGTTATACTTATTCAATTAGAGGAAAGAATGGAACAGGTACTTCATTGAATGAAGTAAGTATAGGAATATCTGGATTAACATCAATTAAAGCAACAATTGATCTTGGAGATTTTGTTAAAATATATGAAGAAATACTTAATATACAAACTATATTCGAGATTGAATTGATGATTTAAGAGGTGATTGATAGTGGCGAAACAAGGAATAAAAACTACAGAGTGGATATGGACACAAGGAAACCATGGATTCTCTTTAGTTATATCCTTAAAGGATAAGGAGAACCTATCTGACATTGATACTACTAATTATAATTTTTTTGTCAATGTTCGTAGAGGTGAAAGTCCTAAAAATGTTTATACTCAACCGTGTAATATAATAGATAATGATGATAAAAAACTTGAGTATATTATTAAACAAGGTGATTTGTTTGACGGAGATTGTTATTATTATATAGAAGTTCAAGGGATTGAAATTAATGGTACAAAAAAGGTATCTAGTCAAGAAATATTAAAGATATGGGTTAGAAAAAATAAGGAATTATAAAGGAAGTGAAACACCTATGTCCGTAGCATTTTATGAAATATATACTAGATTTAATGATAATTTTTCTGAATTAGAGGTAGATAATTTTGATCCTTTAACTCAAAAATCATTATTAAGAAATTCATTTGCATCTTGTATTGTAGGAATAAAACCAATGTCTATTAATTATGACTTAGAAGAAATTAGTGAAGATTTAAATGAAGTAGAAATGAATATTATTGGCAAGTATATGTTTGATTCTTATCTTGCCAAAGAAGTAAGAAATTATAATAAAGCTATTAACATATCAAGCGATGTAGTAAAAATAACTGGATTGCAAGATAGAGTTAAAAATCTTATGAAGTTTAAAGAAAATAATTTAATAGCAACAGAACAGCTTAGAGCAAGTTTACTATGAGAGGTTTGATTTAATGAAAGTAACATTGGATGGTGAAACTTATATAGTTCAAGTTAAAGAAACATTTATGAATGAAAATAAAGAATTAAATGAAAATATTCTTACTCTTGAAGAATGGGTGCTTATGGTTGGCAAAAAAGCTATTTCTACTTTATATTTAATAGAAGAAGCGTTAACTAAAGAATTTGGTAGAGAAATTAAATTAAGCGTTGATCTTCCAGAAGGAAGAAAATCCATTTTAAATTTAAGTGGTTGTATTGCTAGATTGCCAGAAAATTTAATAATTATTAAAGAATAATTACTTTCATATATGAAAGTTTTTATAATATATTTAAAACTTTAAGGAGAGTGGTCAATAATGGCATTTATCAAAGGCGTAGACACTTTTGATCCTAGTAAATTAGGACAAGGTGGTTCAGCAGTAATCGGGGCAGAGAGAGATATTTATTATAGTACAGCTACAACAATAACATCATATGATCCTGCAATTGGAACAGAATGGAATAGAATTTATCACGTTGATGCATTTGATGCATCAGATACTACAAATAAAATCGACGTTTATGATGGAAGAAGTCAAACAGAGACAAAAGAAGGAAAAGTTACTTCTACAATGAAAATTACCCAAACATATAAAGGGTTCTTAAATTCTGTCAGTAAATTGAAAGGTCAACAATTATGGTTTGCCGAAGCATTATCAGATGACCGTCAACCTTTGGATGATCAAGGGCGTCCGTTATATTATGAAGTTTATTTTGTTAATGGAAAATTAACAAATGTAACAAATGAAAAAGGAGACGCAGAAGCTCTTTATAAAACTACTGGTGAAGGAGCCTATAACGTAACTTCAGATATGCGTGTGTTTAAAGATATTACGCCAACTGCTGTTACCGTTGCAGGTTTAGCTACTGCCGTAGGTACAGTAGGTGCTACTTTAACTGTTACAGCTAAAGATTTTAAAAGTACTGATGTAGATTTAACTGCATTAACTGCACCAGAACTTATGGGTGAAATAACATCTATCACAATTGTTAAAGTTACTGGAACTCCGGTTATCACAGAAATTACTGAAGTAAGTGGTAATAATGAATTAAAAGTTAAATTTAGTGGAACTGGTGCCGTAGGAGTGCAAGCTAAAGTAACAACTGCAAGTGGTGGATCATTTTTATCAAATGTTTTATCAATTACTATTTCTTAATCTTAAAGAGGGGTCACTCCCTCTTTTTCTTTTTTAAAATCCATAAGTAATAGAATGTAGATTCTATACTAAAAACAGGGGTCAAATAACGCCAAATATGGCGATTTAAGGTCATTTAGGGCGATTAGCAAATGGTTAAATCGCTAATAGGAAGAAAGGCTGTGTTTTACTATGACAAAAGCAATTAAAGAGAAGAGATTTTCATTCAAAGATTTAAAAAATGAGAGATTACAAATTCCTTTTGAATTTCAAGGCAATATACTATTTAATTTGTATGATATTTCACAAAAAGATTATAATCAAATTACAGAGAAATATAAAGATAAACAATATCCAGTCATTATTGATAAAGAAGGTAAAACGGTTATTGATATTGAGCATGAGGATACTAAGCGAGAAAATGAGAAAATTGACAAGCTTCGAACTGTTGCTCTTTTGATAGCAATGACAAGAGGAGAAGTTGATTTTGCTGAAGATATTAATGAGGTAGTTAATGATTTGGAGGACTGTGGAATAGCGATTTTTGTAGAACTTAATAAAGCTATTTCAGAAGTCTTTCGCTTCCAAGGCTAAAGAATATGATCCATGGAGAATTCATAATGTAAGACGTATGCTTGCACGAACAAATGAAGAAAAATCGAAAACAGATAAATATAAAAAAGAACTTGGGCAACTTAGAGAATCAACAGCCAATGAGATAGATAAGTTGCTTGAGCAAATATATAAATTAGAAAAAGAGAATAAATCATGTGATTTAATTTGGATAGACATAAGACAACTTGAAAATAAAATAGATGATATCGATAAATTATTAGGAAATTCTACTAAAGATAATATTCATTATAAAAATGGATTAAATGAAGTTGGATTTATTCTTAAAGTTGCTCAAAAGAATCCATATATGAATAAGAAGTTTATCTTAGATATTCTGATGGAAAGACTTAATGAAGAAGATGAGTTATTATGGCAAGCAACTTCAGAAGAATATTCATTAGATGGTGAGTTTCAAGAATATTCTTATAACAAATCACAGAATGATACTAAGAAGGGAAAGTAATTTTACTTTCCCTTTATTTTTTTAGGTGGTGAGACAAATGTTTGAGATTGACGATGTATTTACAAAAGAACTTGCAGATCAACATTATGAAATGATTAAACTTCAATCAATTGTTCCCATAAGAGTAATTTATACGCTTTCAGGAACGGGATTAAAAGATAAGTTTACTCAAAATGTACAAAGTATAGCTGTTGAAAAAATAATAGATATATTAGGATTAATAAAACAAGGTAAACAGGTTGGAGATGATAAAGACACTATTGCTTTAAGCGGTATTCCATTAGGTAGCTATGGTATATTTATTCCTTGGGAAAGCAAGTTGAATTTAAAAGCTATGACAGATGATGAAAAAAATAGTATGAGATTTTATTTATATCCTGATGAAGACTTTCCGAAAAAAGTTAAACCTAAATATAACTTAAGTTATACTTGGTATTTTAATAAATTAAAAGATTATCCTCAATTACAAGTATTTATTTGTGAACCATTAGGAATTGGTGAGTAATATGGGTAGAGATATAAGTTTTTTAGGTAAAGATCTTGTAAGAATGTTAGAAAAAGAATTTACGTCTAAAGCTGTAGATTTAGGGACAAAAATACAACATCAAATATCACAAGAAATTCAATCAGAAGTTTATGATAAGTATCAACCTAAGATGTATAAAAGAAAAGGGATTCATGGAGGACTTCAAGATCCAATTAATATGCCTTTATCAATAGCTAATAATATAGATGGTAATGGAATTAATTTAGAAATTGGTAGTCGTAGAAAAGATGAAAAAACTGGAAGAGATGTTTCGGCTTTAGTTGAGGGTGGAAATGGTACAAATGGTATGTATTACTTTAAGAAAACAGGCAAAGAAGCTAAAAAACCAAGAAAATTTATGAGGAGTACATATATAAAAATGAGAAAACCTGTAAGAGATTATCTTAAAGATATGGTTAAAAAAGTTATTAAAGATATTAATAAAGGTAGTGGGTGATTAATATGATATTTGATTCTACTAATTATTTAAATTCGATTTGGTCTATTTGTTATGAAATCATAAAAGAACAATTTTCTAATTATATTATTGAAACAGAAAAATTAGATATTTCAAGAGTAATTGAAAAACCCACAATTTTAATATTACATCCGAGATCAAATATTATTAATTATGGAACTATTCAAGCCAAAAAAGAATTTTATTTAACTATATTTTGTTTTGATATTGAAGATGGTGGAGCAAGCAAGATTACTGGAGAAATAGAATATTTTATTAATAATAATAAAAATTTATTTTCCGAAAAAGGATTGAGAAATGTTCGTATTGAATCACCACAATATATAGAAGATGATTCAAATTTATATGGTTATATAATGGATATACAGGGGTTTGTAAATATATAGGAGGTAATTATAATGAGTCGCACTACATTTCGCCATAAAATAACTACACCAGAATTAATTAATCAGATTAATCCTGAAAATAAGAAATTAGTAGATAAATTTTTAAGAAATTTTAATACTAAACGATCAGATACTTCGGTAAATTCGTATACATCAAATTTTAATATATTTTTTGTATGGAATTTACTGCATAATAATAATGTTTTTTTTATTAATATTAAAAAATCTCAATTAATGGATTTTTTTGATTACGCTGTAACTGATTTAAAATGGAGTTCAAATAGATTTGCACAAGTTCATAGCTCATTAAGCTCCTTAAGTACGTTTGTTGAAAATGTATTAGATGATGATTATCCTAATTTTAAAAATAATGTTAAAAAAATAGAAAAATTACATAAAGAGCTAGTAAGAGAAAAGTCTGTATTTTCTACAGAAGAATTAGAAAATTTATCTAAATGGTTAAAAAGTAAAGGGTTAGATCAAGAAGTGTGTTTACTTGCTTTAATAATGGGTTCTGGTTCTAGAATTAGTGAGTTGGTTAGATTTACAACAGAGTTAATAGATTTAAATAATATAGCTTATGAAGATTTGTTTTTAGAAACTACTAAAGAAATGCAGGTAAAAGGTAGAGGCAAAAATGGTAAAAAAATTCACAGATATATAATAAAAGATATATTCGAACAACACTATGTAAATTGGTTGACAGTAAGAGATGCGATTATGAAGAAAAATAATCAAAATCATGAATTTATATTTATTAAAAAGAATGGAAGTCCTGCTGATGTAATTACTTTAAGAAGATGGATGAAAAAATGGACAAAATTCTTAGGAAGAACATGGTATGCACACGCAGGAAGACATTACTGGACAACTTATTTATTAAAATCTGGTTGTGAAGAAGATTTTGTAAAAGATTTACAAAAATGGTCAGATTCTAGTTTAGTTTCTTTATATAACGATAGTACATCTAAAGATAAAAAATGGAAAGGTTTAGATAAGTTAAAAGCATATTTAGAAGAAAATAAGTCATAAATACTTTAAGAAGATGTCATTAATCTTCATTATTTAAAGTAAATGTAAAGTTTAAATAAGGAGAGTGGTGTAAGTGGCTTCAGATTATAGTATCGGAGTAAAAGTATCATTAATATTTAATCAAGCAGAAATTGATTCTCAAATTCTTAAAATGCAAACAGCAATAGATAAAAATAATCTTAAAGTTAGAATAAATATTTCAGAAGAAGCGATCAAAGGATTAGAACGTCTCGCTCAAGGTGCAAAGACTGAAACGGAAAAAATAAAAAAAGGATTCGAAAAAATGGTTACACCTTTAGCAAAAATGAAAGATATAAAAATACTTACACAAGATTGGCAAAAAGATGAAAATGGCGTACTTAGACTTACTAAATCAATTGGGGTTTTGCATACTGTTACTGGAAATACAGTTCAAATTACACAGCAATTAGTACAACAATATAATGATGCAGGTGAAAAAACTAAAAAAGTAATGATGCAATCAACACAAAAAATTACAAAACTAAATCAAGATATGATTGATAAACTTAAGAATGATTTGGGAACTTATAAACAAGAGCTTAATAATATAGCTACTGCTTTAAGAGGATCAAAGGTATCAGGAGCAATTGATAAAGAAGGTTTAGCATATTTAGACGCTTTAGATAAAAAGTTAAAAGGATTAAAACTAAATGAAGATTTACGTAATAACTTTATAAAAATTAAAGCAGATTTAAAAGATATTAAAACTAATGCAGATATTGCATTCAGAGCATTAAATAATAATACTAATAATACCAATAAAGCTACTACTACTCTTTTTGATTTTAAAAATCCTAGTCAACAAGAACAAGCATATTTATTAGCAGTAAGTAAAATGGAACAAAAATTTCGCGCAGTAGGAGTAGAGGTTAAACATTCTAATGATTTAATGGGAAATACTACAATTCATATTAAAGAGGCAAATAATGAAGTAACTAATATGAAATATACTTATGATAGAATAAATCAATCATTAAAATTGGCTAATGGAACTATGACACAAAATAAAGTAATGTCTGATTTAGAATTAAATAATATAAAAGAAAAATATAGATTGCAAATACAAGATAGATCTTCAAAAGTATCTTATGCTTCTCAAATTGCAGAAATGCAACGTCTTTTGGCATTGATAAATTCTCTTACTCCTGCAACAGCAAATTTAAAAACAACTTTAGGCTCGATACCTAATCAGCTTAAAGCTATGGACTTAAAGGCTCAGTCTGAACAGATATCAATTGTAAATAGTAGAGTTCAAACATTTGGAGAAACTATAGCAAGAGCCGCAACGAAAATGATGGTATGGCTAGGAGTAGGAACGATAATATTTGGTGCAATTCAACAAATTAAAGATGCATTGAATTTTATAAAAGATATGGATTATACTTTTACGACTCTCCAAATGGAAATGACCAACACAGTTCTTGATTTTAAAGAATTAACAACAAGTGCAAATAAATTTGCTATATCTATGGGAAGTTCAACTCAAAATGTTGCAGAAGCTATTAAAGTATTCGGTAACTATAACAATACAATAAGTGAAACTATGAATCGCTCAAAAGCGGCAGTTATAATGTCAAACTTAACAGGAGATTCGATTAAGAATTCCTCAAGTGCTATTTTAGCTGTACAAATGCAATTCAAAATGAGCGCAGATTCAGCGCTTCATATAGTCGATGTATTTTCTGGTGTGGCAAGAAATTTACAAATTGACTATGGAGATGCAATGAAAGAAGTTGCAAATGGTATTGAACGAGTTGGTAGCGTTGCAGAAATGGCAGGACTAAAATTTGAAAAATTATCTGCTATGGTTGGTACTACTGCTGAAGTAACTCGTATGAGCGGAGACGTTATTGGTAACGCATATAAAACAATATTCTCTAGAATTACTAATGTTGGGGATGAAGCTGATGCTGATGCATTTAAAAAGATAGAAAAATCTTTTTATGATATTGGTGTAAGCATAAAATCAAGTGCGACAACTATTAAACCCATGGGAGACATATTTGATGAATTAGCTATAAAATGGAAAACTATGAATGATGTAGAAAAAAATCAAATTGCCCTTGATGCGGCAGGAGTGCGTCAGAAGAACATTTTCTTAGCAACTATGGATAACTGGGAAAAAGTTTTAAATAATACAAAGGCCGCAGAGGATTCTGAGGGAGTTGCTATGCAAAAGCAAGCGATTTATATGGAATCTTTAACAGCAAAATTAATTCAACTTAAAGAAACATTTAATCAATTTTACTTATCATTAGCAGATTCTAGTACATTAAAGACTTTTGTAGAATTATCAACAGTAATGATGGGAGTATTAAATAAATTTTCAGGGGTAATAGGTGGATTACCTGTCGTTTTTGGATTAGCGGTATTTGCAATTTCTGCATTTTCAACTCATGCAAAAATAAATCAAGCCGCAATTACAAGATTAATGGCAACTTATTTAAATGTAGGGCCATTAAAGTCATATATATTATTAACCAGACAAACCGCAACTGAATTAGCAATAATGAATTCTACTATGAAAGGTGCTTTTGTAATACCGCCACCTACAGCATTAAGTTATACAGGCGGAGCAATTATTGCAATATTTAAAAGTATAGGAATCGGAGCTAAAGCATTATGGGCAACAATAAAGCAAACATTTTCTGCAATGGCAAATTTAGGGTTTGTAGGTTCTTTAAGAGCAGGTTTATTATCTATCCAAGGAGGATTTAAATCTTTAACTGTAGCTATAGCAGGTTCTACAATGGCGATGGCGGCATTTCAGATGATTGCAACTATGGGCCTTATATGGGCAATAAGTAAATTATTTGAAGGATTAGGCAAATTATATAATAGAGTAGAAAATGCAAAAAAAGTATTTAAAGATTTAAGTGTTGAAATTAGTTCTTTAAAAGGAAATATTATAGAAGCGAATACTTTATTAGCACAATTACAAGAATTACAAGAAAAACAGAATAATCAAACTTTAAACACGGAAGATAGCCAAAAATTACTTGATTTAAAAGTTAAATTAGCAGAAATATTACCAAATACTACTACAGGATATACAGCAGAGGGTAAAGCTATATCTGATAATTCAGATATGATAAGAGAACAAATAGCTCTTAATAAAGAATTAGCAAAATCAAAACAACAAGAATTAATTAATAGCAGTATTGGTAAAGATACAAGAAAAGAATATCAAGATAATAATGAAGATTTACAAAAATTAATTAAGTTAAGAGAAACATATAAAAAAGGAAGTTTAGACAACCAAAATAATCCAGTTGTGAAATTATATTATGATACAAATCTTAAAAATGTAACCAAAGAAATAAGTGAACTATATCCTGAATTAGATAAGTCAAAAACAGCATTAAATGATTGGATAATAGCATTAGACGAGTCAAGCGATGGAGCAAAATTAGGTGCGTTAAATATAAATGCATTAATAAATGTTCTTAAAGAATCTAAAGATATAGATATGGAGAAATTAATACCGAATCTCAAAAATTCTACTTTTATTGATGAATTAAAAAGTGCAAATGAAGAATTAAATAAAATGCGAGATTCTGGAAGTAATCAAAATGAATTAAATACAAGATACGACGAACTTGCAGAAAGATTGCAACATTTGCTCCAATATGAAGGAAAGATGTCAGATTCAGATGGACAATCATTTTTAAATAAAGTATTTAAAATACCTAATGTAAGAACTGCAACCCAAGATATAAAAGATCTTACAGACGCAACTTTACAATTTAATACAAAAATTAAAACTCAAGCTAACGAATTAGGAGAAATAAATCAATTAATAAGTGATAATAATAATGGGATAAAAGTTCAAGGCAGTAATATTATGGATTTAATACTTAAATATCCAGATCTTACAGAGGCGATGATTGTTCAAAATGGACAAATATCTTTTTCAACAGCAGGTTTAGAAATTCTTCGTCTAAAAAGAATAGATGAAATGAAAACATCGCTTAATGCAGAAATAGAAAAAGTTAATGCAACACAAAATGGGGTAGGAGCAAGATTAAAAGCTTATGGAGTAGAAATTGATGCATTAATGACATTAGCTGAAGCTCAAGATGAAATAGCCGAAGGACAAAAAAGATTATATGAAGAAGCGTCAGAAAGTGGAGATGCGGGGATACAAAATAAAAAAATAGCACAATTTCAAAAAGACGCTGATAATATAATTAAATTAGTAAAAGCAAAAGAAAATATGGATAAATTAATTAATCAAGTGTTTACAAATGATCAATTCGGAGTAAATACATCTAAAGCTGATTCAAATGCAAGTAAAGCTGAAAGTGCGGCAGAAAGAGAAGCTCAAGCTTGGGAAACACTTACAGATGAACTAAATAAATATATAGATGCTGTGACAATTGCTCAACAAAAACGTAAGGAAGATTTTGATGCCACAGGAGCAAAGCTTCATGCAGGATTTTTAGCAGGAGCAGACGCTTCAAGTGCTAAAATACAAACTGAAGAAACATATGTAAATGATTTGTTTGGTGCTTACAATGATCTACAAAAAAGTATTCTTGATTGGAGAGTAAAACAAGACAAATTTAAAGTTGGTACTAGAGAATATGATGCTATAGAAAATAAAATTAAAGAAATTAATGAATTACAAGCTAAATCTTCTAAACTTGCAGAAGCAGAAGTCCCAATTTTAGCTAAGATGAAAAAAGAATGGAATGATATGTATAAACCTATAGAAACAATGAAAAATAGTTTTAATGCAGTTGAAAGTAAAATAAAAAGTGTAAGTGAAACTTTTAAGAATTCAATACGAGATATTTCAACCAAAGTAAATTTTAATACCATTATGAATACAGATTCAAGTGGAACAGGGAAAGAACTATTCGAATCATTATTGAATACTTATAAAGCTAGAATTACAGATTTTTATAGTCTTATGGATGACCTTAGAAGAGTTGATACACAGAAAACAGATCAATTTGTAGCTCTTACAAAAAAGAAAAACGAAGGAACTATTAGTGAAAGCGAAGAAGCTATTTTAAATGAAATTTCTAATTGGGATGAATTAAATGATAAATTAGTTGAATATGGTTTAACGGTAGAAGAAATAACCAAAATTCAAAAAGATTATGCTGAAATATCTGCTATAGTTACTAAGCAAGAAAATGAGAGAAAGAAAGCAAAAAGTAATATAGAAGCAGAACAAGCAAAGCTAGAAAAAATGAATGATCAATTAACTATCGAAAAACAAATAACTGATTTAAGAGATAAACAATTAAAATTAGCGCAAGCTCAAGATGATATAGAAAAAGAAAAACTTAATAGAAATAATGAGGTTATATTAGCTTCTGGAGAAAAAACTTTAACATATGATGTTAGTAAAGTTCAAGAATTATATAAAGCAAAAGAAATAGCACAAAAAGAAGTGGACGATACTTTACGTCAACAAGATTTAGAGTCTCAAAAAGAAGCTATCTCAGATGAAATAAAAGCCAAACAACAATATCTAGATACTAAATTGCCAGAACTTCAAGAAAAAGAAATGGCACAATATGTAACAAAATGGAGTATGATTACAAATAAACAATTTTCACAAGAAAATGCTTTGGGAGTAATTCAAACCGCAGGTGCTAATAGTAGAATAGAAACAATGAAACTTGAACTTAAAGCAGTAAGAGAATTATGGGATTTAAGAATAAAGAATGCTTCTGAGGCAGGAAAAGCAGAAAAAGAAGCGTTTGCTAGTGGATTGGCAGGAAATGCTTATATACCTGCTAATTATTCTAATCCTAATATGGGAAGTAGTGTAAAGATAGTTAATAATATTGTTAGCATTGATGGAATAAGTTTAACTAATGATGAATCTAAAGGATTTATAGATTATCTTAGAAGTCTTGGATTAATAGAAAATTCTAATTAAGAGGAGAAAATTTCTCCTCTTAATTTATTTAAGGTGGTGATATATTTGCAACCATTTCAACCAAGTTATTTATTTCCGATGGGTGGAGAATGTATTGACGGTGATGATGTTAATATATTTGCATGGTTATTTACAGATCCAACACCAACGGATAATCAAAGTGCATATCAAATACAGTATAAAAAACTTGCAGAAGATTCAGTATTAGTAGATAGTGGATATATTATGAGTATAATACCCATAGGAGAAGCTTCTTCAGTAGAATTTCCTAAAAATACCTTTGATAATGGTGAAACATATGCTTGGAGAGTACGAGTTAAAGATAGTTCTACTAAAGTAAACTTATTTCCAACCGACAAAGCATCTAAAGGTGATGAAGTATTTGCTGACACAGGATGGTTAGAAAGTACAACTAATACTGAAGCGTTTAAGGTGGAAGTAAATGGTATATCATATGATGGTTACGTATTTAGTTATAAATTAACTAATACAGAGACTACGAGTAAAGGTAAGATATTTTATGATATAGACATAGATAATATACCTCACTCAGATGGAGTAACAAAATTATGTTTTAGTGCATATGTAAATATTCCTATTCCTTATCCTAGTAGTGGAGGAGCCACATTAGAGATAGAACAATTTAATAATACTACATCAATAACAAATACTTTAGTAAAAAGTACAATAATAAACGCTACAAGTGCAAATACATTTAAAAGAATAAGTGTAACATCTACTGCAATTAATGAAGCTACAACAAAAATTAGAGTTTACTTAACAATTACTGGTGGTACAGGAAGCGAAGTCATATCAGGAATTAGTACTTTATTTAGTAACCTTCAATTAGAATTAGGTAAATCTTCTGCACCAACTAGTTATACAACTCCTTCATCTTTTGGTTTTCAATCAGAATTTAGTGATTGGGTTATATTTAATACAAGCTATAGACCAAAATGCGAAATAGTATATCCACCCTATACTACAACTGGTTATCAATTAAAAAATGAAATGCCAACAATAAGACATAGTTATACTGATGAAGATGATCTTTTACAAACGTCATACCAGTATAAAATATACAGTATTGAAACATCAGAATTAGTATGGAGCAGTAAGATATTAACAGATAGCTATAATTTACAAGTAGTGCCAAAAAATATACTTATTCAATCAAAATTTTATAATATTCAGGTTGAAGTTATTAATTCTAAAGGTCTTAAAGGAGTATCAGAACTTAGAAGGTGTTACGCAGATTATATTCAATCATCTAGTGAGTATAATTTTATAGTAACTCCTGATAATGAAAATTCCAAGATACTTATAGATTTTAATAATAGTAATCCAAGTATTTCAAATTATATAGGAATTGGAGATCCTAGATATTATTCTGCTAAATACGATAAAGGTATTGAAGTAAGTCAATATGGAGAAAAAGTACATTGGAATATATCTATTCCTTCAATATTTACGATAACAAATTGGTTTATACCAAAAGGAAACACAAAAACAATATTATATTTACATCAAGATGTATCTAATTATCTTAGATTTAAATATGATAATATTAATAATATGTTTATTTTGGAAGTTTTAGTGGATGGAAGAATGAGAACATTGGGTTCACCAGTAACAAGTCTAGTTAATGGTCAACCTGTTTTTTATTGTATTAAACAAAATTTACTAGGAGCTTCGGTATATACAGGTGTCAATGGTATATTAAATAAGTGGGGTGATTATTAATGCCAGTTTATCCATCACAAATAGATTATTTTGCTACTCATACTGATAATAATAATGAGAAAATTAACGCTTCTCATATAAATATTTTACAAAATTCTATAACAGCACTCGAAAATATGGTAGGAATTTATACTCCTACTACTGGTACAGCAAATAACTATATAATAACAAATCCTTCTTATACTTCTTATACAGAAGGTATGGCAATAGTAGTTAAAATTAATGTCGATAATACAGGTTCTTCAACAGTAAATATAAATGGACTTGGTACAAAATCGGTTAAGAGATCAAATGGAAATGATATTGGAGCAGGTAACTTAAAAGCAGGAAGTATTTACACTTTTAGATATAATGGTATAAATTTTATATTACAGGCTGAAGGAGGTGGAGGAAGTGCTTTAGCGAAAGATATTTTAGTTGGGGAAACAGCGATGAACGATAGTGGATATGTGACAGGTAATATGCCTAATCTTAGTGGTAGAACTATTATGCCTACTACAACAGATCAAATTATTGGTTTAGGATATGATGATGGAACTAGTAAAGTTCAAGGAGATATAGATTTAATTCCAGAAAATATCGTAGTTGGGAAAAATATATTTGGTATACAAGGAACTTGCATTAAAGGTAATTATGCATCAGGAGGAATTACAGATAATTTTCAATCTTCAGCAATAACATATAATTTTACTTATGATACTACTTCAACTGGAGATGATGCTAAATATTATTACTCTAAAACTGGACTAACGTTTACGCCTAAAGTTGTAATAATTTATCCAAAAAATCTAAATGGTAATCCAACAATATATCATAAAGATGGACTAAGAAATGGAACTTATGGTGAATCAGATACTATTATTTTAAATAATAGTCATGCTTATCAAGTAAGATTATCAGGAACAACGGCAACAGATGGAAATATTAATGGATTTTTCTTACCTGCTCCTGCAAAAGACTATCCTGCAATGTGGTTTGCATTTGGTTAATAATTGGAGGTGATTTTTAATGTCTATTTATGGAATGGGAGAATATGGTATTGCAGAATATTCCTCAGATATTTATATTCTTAAAGGAGTGAGTGAACTATATGTTGGTTCTGAGATATCAAATGGATATGAAGCGAATGCAATATTTGATCAAATTAAAGTTACCTTAGATGATAAATCAGATGCAGATATAGTTAGTATATTCAATAATACAATTTCTGAAATATGGGACATATACACTATACTAATGGCTAATTTTGATTCTAGTCTTGAAGGAGGACATTTATTTGCCGATGATGTGAATGTTTATAAATGGTTTATTTATAAAAAAAGATCTACTGAAATACAATATAATTTAATTGCTGAGATATTGAATGATTCATCTGTAAAAATGAATAGATTTGAAGATTGGGAAGTATCAAATTATGTAGATTACGATTATATTATTGAAGGAATAGCTATTGATGGAATTGTAACAAGAAAATATGAACAAATTAATAATAGATTGAAATTTAAAGGAATTTGGTTGATAGATACTGATCAAGGAAAGCAATTTAATTTTAGATACAATCTTCCAGAAGTTACTTTTGCAAGTAAAAAAGACAGAGTCGAAATGACAACTTTTTCAAAATATCCAATTATAAGAAGAGATATTGTTGATTATAAAGTAGGAAGTTTACAATGTGATATTATTACAAATGAAAATAACACTAATCTTATAGATCAAGTAAGACTCTTAGAATCATTTGAAGGTAATAAATTAATTTTAAAAACTGATAATGGGGAGATATTTAAAGTGGATATTTATGATATAACTTATACTAGACATCCAGAATCAGATGAGATATCAACAATTAAATGCAATTATTCACAAATTGGGGAGGTGCTTTAATATGATTAGGGCATCTCTTGCTCTTATTAATAAATTAAAATCAGGAGAGTTTACAACTTCCTTGAAAGTAGAATTATTAGATAAAGATGAAAATATTATTGATGAAATTTCACAATATTGTATAGATGGAAGTATTAGTATAGATAAAGATAGAGAGTGTAAAAGAAATTTTTCTATGACATTATATAATCCAGATAATAAATTTACGCCAGTTCCAAGCATAGGAAAATCAATTTGGTTTAATAAAAAGATTAAAATATATATTGGACTACATTTAGATGATAGCACTATTGAATATTTACCACAAGGGGTATTTATTTTAACTAAAATATCTGCGACTTCAAATCCTTTAGAATCTCCTAAAGCAAGTATTGAAGGCACTGATAAAATGGGAAGATGGGGAAAAATATCTAAAGCATTAACCTTAAAGAAAGGGTTAAATATAGCTAAAGCTATTAAATTAGTTCTTGATGGAGTAGAGTTTAATTTTAATTTTGACGATCTTGAAGATTATATAATTGGAACAGAGCCACCTATTCCTTACGGAATAATTCCATATGATTTAAATTTTTCTATGGGTACAGAAAGATCAAAAATAGTAAAAGATCTTGCAAATATTGTGACTTGGGATATAGGGTATAATATTTATGGAGAGTTACGATTTAAGAAATTTCCTGATCCTGAAAATGATATTGTGAGTTGGACTTATCAAAAAGAAGATTATACTCTGTACTCTGGAAGCGAAAAACAATTTGATGATACAGATTTATTTAATTCAGTTTTAACTATAGGATCTAGTTCGATGTCTGGAACAGTTACAGCAATTTCACAAAATACAGATATACTTTCACCTTCTTCAATTGATAATATTGGAGAGAGATTGTATATACATAATAATGGAACACCAGATCCACTTATTACAACAGTTGAACTAGCTCAAGCAAGAAGTGATTATGAATTAAGAAAAAGATTGCAAATTGTTGAAAAACAAAATATAAATATTATTCCTAACTTCATGCATGAAGATGGAGATGTAATTAAATTAATTGATAATAATCATTTAACTAATGATAAATATCAGCTTTTAAAATTCACTATTCCTATTAATAAGGAAGGTAGAATGACCTGTGAAGGATGGAAAGTAAGAAAATTACTTTAAAGGTAGGAGGAATTATTAATGGGATATGATGGTGCTAGTATTTTGAATAGTCATATTAAAAAAACTATTCAAAAAGAAATGAAAAATGTACTAAATGGATTTCTAGAAGCAGGTAAAATTGAATCCGTGAATGGAAGTTTTGCAAATGTATATATAAATGGTTCTAAGGATCTTATTGAAAATATACCTATAATGAGTGGAGTTTATATTGCCAAAGATGATGAAGTTTGGGTAATGAAAGTAAACTTTAATCAATTGGATAGAATTATTTTTTGTAAAAAAATTGTAAGTGGTAATTCAGAAGAAGAAGAAGATTTAAATATAAGAATATTTACAGAACAACCTTATCCACCTTACTCGGTAGGTGATTTATGGATACAAGAAGATTCGAAATTGTTTATTTGTATAATAAGTAAATTAGCTACGGAATTTTTTGATGAAGCTGATTGGAAAAGTACAACTAAGTTTGTAGAAGATATTATAAAAGATATAGCAGACGATAATAAATTTGATCCATCAGAAAAGAAAACTATTAAAATATTATGGGGTTCTATTCTTAAAGAAAAACCAAAATTAGACGAACAAGCTTTATTATATAGTACAACTACAACAGAAGAACTTATAATATATGACGAAGCATATAGAATCTTAGATGAATATATTTCTCCCATGTTAACAGAAGATCAAATGTCTATTACGAACGATATAATTAGAGAGGATTTTATTAAGCATTTTGATGATTATTATGACGCCAGAAGTATTTTATTAATCACTATTGAAATATCTTCTAAAAATAGAATTGAAGATATTGAAAAGAAGTTAAAAGATATAGCTGACGATGGTATGCTTGAACCCTTAGAAAAGAAAGTTGTCAAAACATTAATTATTGAGATAGAAAGAGAATATCCAAGTTTAATATCACAAGCAGAGTTATATGATAGTGATACACATGTGGAGAAATTAACTTATATACAATATTATACTGATTTGATGACTTATATTACACCACTTTTATTAGATATGACTATAACAAATGAAATAATTAGAGAAGACTTTCTTGCATATTTTAATAATTATTATAATGCTAAAATTGCATTATTAACTAAAATTGAATTTGTTCATAAAACATTATCTGATAAATTTGCTAGAGATATTGAAGAATTAAATAATTCAATTTTAGTATTATTAAACCAAATAAATGATTTTTCAAGTGATGGAGTAATTACATTAGCAGAAGCTAAAGCATTAGAAATATCATTCGTTCAAGTTCAAACAGAATCTAATGATATAATCGCAATGGCTATTGATCCTAAGATAATGACAATTAATATAACTACATTAAAAAATGCATATGTTTTAGCATTAGATGAATTATTAGTTTTAATTAATTATTGGATTACACTAATAAAATATCCTGCTACAATCACAAAAATACAACGCAAAGAAATAACAGATGCTTTTGGAAAAGTGGAAACAACTAAAAACAAATTAGAAATTGCTATTATGGATAAAAAAGATTCTTTGGTATTAGATTCTACTGGTGAATTATTAGTAGATTTAGGAATAGATATAAATAGTTTTAAAATGGATGTTCAAGATTTTTCTAAAGATAGTAAAATAACCTTGTCTGAAGCTAATACTATGGCTAATTCTATGGAACAATTACGTTCTGAAAGTGATGACGTAATAAGAGTTGCTTTAGAATTAGGAGTTGTAACAGAAGCTAATGATTACACTAGAGCATTAGATGAACTTGAAAATGAATTAACTTTATGGGTAGGACTTGAAATATATACTGGAATTCCACCAGATGAAATATATACTTATCCTAAAGATATTTCTGCTCTAGAAAGAACTTCTCTTTTAAATAAGTTTAAAGCTGTTCAAAATACAAAGTCAAGATTAATTAATGCGATAGGTGCTAAAAGACAAGAAGATGGCAATGAATATTCTGTTGATGGTTTAATTTATTGCAAAGGAACTGGTCATAATAGGAGTGGAAGTCGTGTATTAAAGTTAAATAATAAAACTGTTTCAGGTACTCATTCATCTGGAACAGGATTAGAATTAACTATTATTAATAGAGCAGATTTAACTATTAAAACTCCACCAGTAATTTATAATACCTATGAAGCACCACAAGATAGATTAGATCTGGCCAATGTATTAGATGGATTAGATGATAGTGTGATCGTAGTATTAGCATCATACGACTCTATTGGTTGGGATGAAAACTTATTAAGATCTATAGCTAATTGTGGAGGAAGTGGAACTGACACTGGATTTGGAAGATTTCCTTATGCTTTTATTGGAATTCCAGGAATTTACAAGGGATCTGGATTAGAAATGTTTTCAGATAGTGGAATAAAATCTCCCTATGCTGAAATAAGCACTAAAATAATTGATGGCACACCTCACGGAATCGCAAGTGCTAGTTCTATTATTGCTAGAAATGCCATAATTGCGGCTGAACAAGCTCAAATATCAGCAGACGATTCTAATAAATTATTAACTGAGATTGCAAAAGATGGAGTAGTAAAAGCATCAGAAAAAGCTGTTGTTAAAAGAGAGTGGAGTTTAATTCAAGGTGGAAAAGATGAAGTATTATTAGAAGCAGAAGCATATAGTCAAACAGATTATCCTGCAATTGGAGTTGCTATGGAAACACATGAAATTGCTTATAATAGTCTTGAAGCATATGTTAATCCAATTTTAGTAAATATGAAAGTGTCTTCTATGGTCGATAGCGTATATTTTCAAAATATATTTAAAGCATATTATGACGCTAAAATATCTTTGCTTAAAGTTATTGCTGATGTTGCCAAAAACTATATAGATGATGTTGTTGGCGGATTAACCAAAATTATTGAAAATATGAGACAGGCAATGGTAACTGCCGCATCAGATAACTCTATTGATAGTACAGAGGCAGGTAGTTTATTAGCAAGTTTAAATCAAATTAATGTTGAGTCAGCATCGACAATTAATTTAGCAAACCAATTAGAAATAATTACTGAAACCCAAAATTATCAAAATGCATTAACTGCACTTCAAGAAGGGTTGAATCCTTGGTTAAATCAATCTTCGTATCCTATTTCTATTAGTGAAGTACAAAAAGACGAAATACAAGTATTATTTCAAACTGCACAAGATACAAAAACAATTCTTGTTAATAAGATAACTTTAACTAGAGATGATGGTGCTAAAACTTATACTGATGAAGCTATAATAGGATTTAGAGATACCATTTATGCTTCTGATAAAGCTGATATGCAACAATTATTAGATGGTAAAGTTGATTGTTGGTTTTATAATTATGACCCAACACTATTAAATGTACCATATATAGATTGGAAATCTAAAAGTGTAAGAAATGAACACTTAGGAGATTTATTTTTAAATATGGAGACTAATATAGCTTATAGATTTATTGTAACTAATAAAATATATAGTTGGGAAATAATTACAGATGAAGATTTAACTTTGAGTTTAATAGAATCATCTATATCTGGAGATACAGCAGATAGAAAAAGAAGAATATTTGTATCAGTACCAAAACCACCATATTCCGTAGGAGACTTATGGACACAAGGAGAAGAAGGAGATTTATTAGTTTGTCAAGTAAATAAAGTAAAAGGAAGTTATATTGAAGGAGATTTTATAAGTTCAACTAAATATACTGATGATACTGTTGCAAATATGGCAAAAGAGTTGGCAAATCAAGCTCAATTAGACGCAAATAAAGCTAATGAAGAAATAGCAGAAGTTGCAAAAGATACAACTTTTTCGATATCAGAAAAGAAAACAGTGAGGCCAATATGGGATGCAATTGTTGCTGAAAGAGCTAATATAATAGCGCAAGCACAATCCTACTCTGTTGATACTACAAGTTATCTTAATTATTACAATGTATTAAGTAGTTATATTACACCTATGCTAAATGATATAACTAATAAATCGCCTATCGTTAGCGCAACATTTAAAGCTAATTTTAGTAATTACTATAATTCTAAAAATGAAATATTAACTACTATTTCTAATTCAGCTAAAACTTATGTTGATACTAAAACTCCAATATATAGTACATTAGATAATGAATCTACTACCATAACTACAGATTCATTAGGAAACGGTGGAAATTATACAGGGGCAATATCGAAGATTTATATTTATAAAGGTGGAACTGATGATACTGCAAATTGGACTGTGACAACAGTTGCTAGTTCAGGAATTGTTGGTTATCAATCTGGAAAGTCGTATCAAGTAACAAATATGGTAGTTGATTCTGGATATGTTGAGTTTACTGCAAAGCAAACTGGAAGCTCAGATATTATAAAAAGATATACATTAGCAAAATCTAAGTCAGGAGTTATAGGAAAAGACGCTACTTCTTATTGGTTAATAACTGATGCTCCTGCAATAGCAAAAGCTGTAACAGGCGTATATACTCCAAATACTATTACTATTACTGCTAAATCTCAAACAGGTGAAAATTCTCCTGTAAATTATTCTGGAAGATTTATTATTGAAGATTCTGTTGATGGAATTAATTATATTGTTCGTTATACTGGAAATATTAATGAGTCCACAAAGACATATAGTTCATTTACAGCAGGAATTAAGACTATAAGAGTTAGTTTGTATTTAGCAGGAGGAATATCGACATTATTAGACCAACAAGTAATACCAATTATATCAGATGGAGCTAATGGAACAATCGGAAGTAATGGAAAAACATATATTCTTAATATTACTAATGGAACAAGAAGTGTTTCGTATAATTCATCAGGAGTTAACCCAACTCCTGCACAAAGTTATTTCTACTGTGAATTATATGAGAATGGTGTATATGTTTCACCATCATCATATTACTGGACTTCCACAGGTAATTTAAGCGGAACTTCTTATAGTTCTTATTTCTTGCCTACTTGTTCAAATACATTTAATTCAAGTTTACAAAATTCAGTTTCTTTATCTGTAGTTTATGCAGGAATAACAATAAAGGAAACTGTACCAATAGCCTTAGTAAAAGATGGTGCTACAGGACAAACAGGACAAACAGGTGCTTCAGGAAGTTATGTGAGTAATGTATTTATGAGAAGTTCATCGCAACCTACTTATCCTTCTGGAATATATCCTTCAGGATGGTATGATGCTCCGCCAACAGGAACATTACCATTATGGTTTTCAAAAGCAACTATTCAAAATGGAGTATTAATAGTATCTTGGAGTTATCCAGTAAAATTAACTGGTGAGAATGGTGCTTCAGGAGATTCGATTATTGTGGAATATTCTGTTAATGGTTCGACTTCATGGCATTCTACTTATGCTACTGGTGATATGTATATGCATACTAAAATAGGAGTATATGGAACATTTGGAACTGCTATAAAAATAGTAGGAGAAAAAGGAGCAGATGGATCAAAAGTTGCAGAAGGGTATATTCCTTTGTTTAATTTAGACAACTCATCTTATCTTAGTATTAGTTATAATTCTAGTTATTGGAAATATTTAACTCATGGTTCTTCGTCTTTGACCTTATCTGTTAATATAAGTAGTAATAATATTCTTTACACAGTTCCTTCAACATGGTCTATTGGAACAACTTTTGCGTTAGAAGCTACAATGTTTAGTTCTATTTCTTCTGATCCTGCTTATTTATTTTTAGAATTATGGAATGGATACGGATTTACACGTAAAACATCTGTAGAAATATATAATACAATAGCGTCTACGGTTAGATCAACACCTTTTACTCTATCAGCAGGAAATCAATTAATAATAGGAGGTGGCCCATCGTATAGTGGTCATTATACTCGTTTAGTAAAAGCAGGTTTAATTGTTTATCCTGTATAGTAAAAAATTATAAAAGGAGGAGGAATTATGTGAATATATTTTATAATTCAGATGGAAAAATTCAACACTTATCATATCCAAGCTCTCTTGAAGATAAGATACAATATATTCCTCATGGAACAACTCATTTATATCTTGACGATAACCAATATTCATATTTATTTAAAAAAGCATTTGATTATACAATTCAAGATAATATTCCTATTTATACTCCTGTTTCTGATTTGATTAAATTATTACCAGAACAAAATCAAAAAGTGGAATATATAAAAAAACAATGTAATTTAGATATTTTATATGGATTTGAATCTTCTTGTACTGGTGAAGTTCATCAATATAAATACAATTTAGAGTATCAAGCTAATTTTAATGAACAGGCAAATATTCTTACATTGGATAGTACAATAACAGAAATTCCATGGAACACAAAGGATGCAGGGGTTATAAATCATAGTCGTGATGAATTTATAATTTTACTTAAAGATGCTAATAATTTTAAAACAAGTAAAATGAATGATTATCATAGTATGAAATCAACAATTTCTAATGCTAAAACTACAAAAGAAATTATTGATCTGAAATGGCAAAGTAATAGAGAGGAAGAAGAAGAGTAATAGAACTGTCATTCTATTACTCTTTTTTGAAACATATTGGGTAGTAAATTAGAGATAATAGAAGTATGGTGGAGTATGAGAGAGGTAAAATATTTGTAAAGGAATAATTTAAACAATTATCAATTTTTATTAATTTGGAGGTGTAAAAACAATGTCTTATATAGTAGTTTTGGATGCAGGACATAACGATCATGGTATGGATACAGGTGCAGTAGGTAATAATTTAAGAGAGCAGGATTTAACGTTAGATATTGCGTTAAAATTACGACCATTACTTCAATCGAATGGATTTACCGTAGTAATGACTAGAGAAGGAGGTTTGGTAAGCGACAACTCTACTTTAGTAGCATCTTTACAATCTAGAATTAATATTGCTGAAAATGCACATGCAGATTTGTTTGTAAGTATACACATTAATGCAGGGAAAGGAACTGGTGTAGAAATCCTTGTTCAGTCAGTAGGTGGCAGAGCAGAAAAGTGTGCAAAAACTGTACTTCCCCACTTGGTTAATGCAGGTAATTGGTACAATCGTGGAGTAAAGACAAAAAATATTATGGTTCTTAGAGAAACTTCTATGCCAGCTATTTTAGGAGAAACAGGATTTATTGATACTGTAAGTGATGCAACAAAATTAGCTAATTCAGATTTTAGACAATTATTAGCAATTGCGTATTGTAAAGGTATTTGTGAATATTTTGGTGTGATATTCAAGGAAGGAGTTGTTCAAAAAATGGCAGATATAGAGACAAAGAATGATAAAGATGTATATTTGTCTGTACGTGTATTGAATAGCAAAGCGGATTTAGTAGCAAAGCAGATAATAGCAATGGGTTATGCTACTAAACGTCTTGAACTTGCATAAATAATAAAATAGAGAGAATAGAATCGTCCTCCATTACTCTCTATTCGCTTTGTTCCATAGAACTTAGCAACTCTATTTTATCATAAAAGGAGGATAATGTCAAGTGAAAGAAGAGGTGTTAGAAATGGGTTTGGATGAAAATGAAGTTAAAGAGATGTTAGATGATCATGGAAGAAAATTAGAAGATCACGAATTTAAGATTCAAAAGTTAGAAGTAGAAGGAGCTACAGTGAAGGAAAAAATTAATGGCTTACAAACTCAAATGACAGATGTAAAAGATGTAGTCACTAGATTTGAAAATAATTACCTTCAGACGACAAATTCTATGATGAACACAATGACCCAACTTGTTTTAAATACTTCTAAAAGTAACATAGAAATAAAAAAAATAGAGTCTAAAAGCGGAACTGAAATAACAAAGGTTAAGTCTAATAATATAAAAGATATTTTAATAAGTGTATTTAAAGTTATGGGGACAGCCCTCGCCGCTTTTTTTGCCGCAAAATATGGAATTTCCAAATAATTTATAAAGGATTGATGAATTATGAATAGCATCGTTTTAATGAGTATTTTGGTGTCTGCACCCGCTTTATCTTTGCTGTCAATTGGTTTAGTTGCTCTTATAGGATTTTTAATAAATAAAAAATATATTTCTAAAAAGAATGTTGATATGATTGTATCAATATTTGATTATATAGAAAATAACTATGAATCTTGGGGAATAAAAGGAAATGAAAAAACAGATGCATTTATAAAAGAATTTACAGAGAGATATAAGTCAGAGAATGGGAAGATACCTACAAATGAAGTAATTAAAAATGCAGTAATAGTTGTAAATAAACTTGTAATAGAGCAAAATAAATAACACAAAAGATGAAAGGTATTGAATTATAATAAACTGTTTAAACAAAATAGGTATCTACTCAATCCTTAAATGGATTTTGTAGATACCTATTATTTTTTTTGCTATTTTTAAGACGCTAAATCCTCACCCTTAATAATTTGATCAATACTTTTCTCTCCAAGTGCATAGTCAGTAATCATCTTAGTTACGCGAGAAACTGTGCTGGAATTATTGATTATTTTCCCATCAGAATCATAAATAAATGAAAACATAGGATTTTCTCTAGAAAGAAATTTACCTTTCCAATTTCCAATGGTTACATTATTATTTAAACGATTAATTTTATGCTTCCAATCTTTTCTGTCAATTATTTTAGCAAAAGTAGACATATATCCATTCCAACAAATATTTTCAATTGCTAAAAATTTCTTGCGTTGTTCTCCTCTTTTAACAGAGTCATTGCCCATTAATCCTGGGAATGTTTCAATTAATTCGTCAAAGAATTTTATTAATAGATTACCAATTCTTTCGATCTCATTCTTTGTTGCTGGTTTAAAATTATTTCTAATAGATTGTGTCAAAGTTGAAAAAGTTATGATCAAATTAGGTTTTCCTTTAATAGAAGTGGTAACTAACTCAACTTTTTCGTGTAGTTGGCTTTCTTTAACAATTCTTCTTGCAATTGTAGCTGAAGGGTCTAATATATTAAGATATTCTGCTCGGCAAGAACTAATTTTTTTAGGTTTTAATGCATATTCGGCGAATAATCCTTTTGCCTGCTCGTCAGTTAAATTTTCGATGGCAACAATAAATTCAAAATCATTAGGATCTCCAACACCTTCAGGATTTAATTCGAATGCTTTTGCCCACATTACACAAGCTCTTGTTCTGTGACTTCCATCGCTAACATCAAGAGGATCTAAACCATTAATAGTCCCATCTTCTTCATTATATTCAAGAAGAGATTCGTTATCTTTTGAATAATTCAACGTGATTAGGCCACCATGAATTTTATCATTAATCATTGCATTGTATATTTCTTTTACTTTCGTTGGAGAAAAAACATCTATAGATTCACCTTTTTTATTGGTTTTTGTGCCACGTTGAATATCTCCCTTATACTTAGCCCTTCCATACTCCCATAAATGGGCCAATGCTCCTGCGGAAAGTTTGGTTTCATATTTAGCAATAGAACCGTTGCGATAAACAGGGGTTACGTTTTCAAATTTCCAAGCTGTACTTATAGGCTCGGAATCAGTTTTAACATATAATATTTCTGTCTTATTTCCATCATTTAACATATCTTCAAGAACATTGGCAGGAGGAGTATCCATAACTTCAGCAACCTCTACGTCCTTTATATCTTCTTTAATTTCTCTAAAACTTTTAGGGTCTACGCCAATATTCATTTCAATTTTACCCTCAATAGCATTCTTTACCATTTCATCAACAATACTCATTTTACATAACCTCCTAAATAATTAAGTTATTAAAGTTATTGTAACATAAATAAAAAAGTAATGCAAATTTTTAAGATAAAAAAATAGAACCTTTTTAGGTTCTATTAAAGAATTGTTTTACTTCTATTTTTTGTCCACGCTATGCCGATAAGAATAGCTTCTTTTTCATCTTCCGTAGTGCTGTCGGCAAGATTAGGGAAAATTGATTTAAAATATGAAGTCACAACACTTTTAACTTCTTTTCTATCGTGCCTTCCCTTTTTTTCCCAAATAAGAGGGAGATAGCTCCTCCAAGTCGTAGCTAAGATTGGTTCAAATGTTATACCCTTTCTCAAAGACATATCTTCAAGTGAACCTTGTACCTTTGCAAGTAATTTAAAAGTTATTGCATTTGGTGTAGAAAAAATATCCTCATATACAACATGTGCAATATTATATTTTGTAATTAGTTCACATAATTTATCTATAAGGTGAATTCTTTTTTCTGTATGAGCTACTATATCCTTTCCTGAATTTATTTTTGATAAATCATAAGATCCATGACTAATTAATTTATCATTTGTAAATATACTCCATCCAACCAATTTTGTACTTTGATCTAAAAATAACGTAGTTTCGTCCATTTATTAAAACATCTCATTTCAAATTTTAAGATATTTTTTGTGGACTCTTTTATATTTTAGAGTTTTCCTAAAATATCACCCCTCTCATAGATTGGTTTTTATATTTCGTAAGATAAAGTTGATTTACAAATGACCCCATCGTATTTATTTATTACTTCTTCAACCGAAGAATATATACTAGCTTGAAGAATTCCACTTTCCATATTAATTGAACGAAATGTTTTCTTAGAATTATCTTCATTATAAGAATTGATTAATAAATATAATTGTCCGTTATTTTTATTCTTTATGAGCAACGGAATTTTATAATCAACCTTCTCTTTTTCAGTCTTAATCTCAATTAATTCAAACATTATTTATTTCCTCCAAGTTCTTTAATCATCTTACACGCCACTACGCTAAACTCAGTAATAATAAAATACCCTACCTCTAAGAATTGTCCATCATTACATACATGAAATTCCTCGCCATTAACATTCATTTTAGAATACTTAGAACATAACCTACACTCCTCTTTAATATAATCTAATACTACTTTTTCAGTATTATCCTTTTTCCATTGAGGAATTAAATTAGGATTTTTCTTCATGTTTTTTCTTAAATCTTGTTTAGTTTGATTCATTATTTTTGTTTCCTATCAATCCTTCTATAGTGTCACAAATACTCTCTAAGTGATATTTCATATAATAAATTGGGTCAGTGTATTGAGGAAATGATTTTCTACCTATTTTAGCTAGTGGAATAATATATTTCCTTGTTTCCTCAATATAAGAAATCATTTTTTCATTAGTAAATGCTCCAACCATTGTTGAAATATTATTACAACGATCCGCAAGTTTAGCTAAAATACATTGAGGATGTTTTTCCATTGCTTTATAATGAACTTCTTCGGAAATACCATCTTCCTTGCTTAGTATAACTATATTATTTACTATTTGTATATGAACTTTATAAATTAACTCTAACTCTTCAGCAGTAACACAATCCTCTATAGCATCGTGTAATATTGTAGTAGATAGTATAATATCATCGTCAATATCTAAAGATGCTAAAGCGCAAGTAGCACGTACAGGGTGAATTAAATAAGGTTCTCCGTTTTTACGTTTTTGTCCGTCATGTAATTTTTCTGCAAGATATAAACAAGATGGAAGATTTTCAAATTTAGATCCTTTAGCATAACCTTTTAACCAAGCGAATTCTGTTTCGAAAGACATTTTAATCAATTCCTTTCATTATTTTATATTAGTAGTGGAAGAATAATCATCCACTACTTAATTATAACATGTTTTTTACGTTATTGCAAGGATTTCTTCTACTTTATCTATTAATTTATCTTCTTCAACTTGAATTACGCTATAACTTGTAATAATAGTTTCAGGTTCTCCTATTCCAACCCATCCACCTTGACCGTCTGGTTTAACCCTTTCTTTCACTTGAGTATTATAAACTTTTATAATACTTCCTATATTTACTGGATCTTCTCTAAAATTATTTTTATAAATTTTAAAGGTATCTTCTTGTCCTGTGGTGAAACAATAAGTTTTTAGAATTGGAGTGTATTTTAAGTTTAAATTAGTTACAACATAATAGTTATCTTGAATATCTTTTAATTTTGTTTGTACATATCCAAGAAATTCCATTTCGAACTCTACTCTTTCGCGAACAGAGAACTCTAAATTTTCTAAAGTTAAAGCATATTCTTTTATTTCTGCAATTCGTTTTATTTTTGTTTTATCTATATGAGTTTTTTTATATTTTTTAGTAAAATATTCATATATTTTTAATAATGTTGCACTTCCTCCAAATTCATTAAAAAATCCTAATTTTATTAATATACTAGTTTGTCTGGTATCGCATTTAATTTCTTCTTTGATACGAATCAATAAATCTACAAAGTCTTCATATTGATTTTTTCCAAATTCAAATAAATCTCTAGCTATTTGATTATTAAGATATTTAATACTAGCTATACCCTTATAGATGCCTTCATTATTACAAGAATATATCTCTTTAGATTTACGAAATTTGATTGGAAAAATATCTATATGCTTTGTATTTGCGTATTTCATAATATCACTAGTTTTATCCATTTTTCCTACATTTACATTTAACATTACTGTAAGATATTCTTTTGGATAATAATGTCTAAGATAAGCACAAGCATATCCAATATAACTGTAAGGTTGACTATGATTTAAGCTAAAACCATAATCTGAAGCGTCTTCAATAACCTTTAAGAAAGATTGTAACATTTCTGTAGCTTCATTTATTGGAACCTTATATTTTTCTAAAAATGTATTAATAAAACCTTCTTGTATTTTTGGTAAAAATTGTTCTGTCCCCGTCTTTTTGGCAAATCCTCGCCTAACTGTATCTGACTCAGCTTCAGTATGATTACAAAAGTCTGTAAGAAATTTCATGATTTGCTCTTGATAAATTAGAAAACCTTGGGTATCCATCAAGAAATTATTTAGTTCAGGATGTCCGTTATCTTTAAATTTACCTTCACATAACATATCTCGATAAGATGCTCCAGAAGGACGTATAGCACCATTTGTCATAGACATTAAATCAATTCTGCTCACTTTAGGATTTTTTTGTCTGATAATATTAATTGCATTTAATACTTTTGTTAAAATGTCGTGTGCGTATTTTTCGCCGAATTGGAATATACCAAGTCCACTTTCTTTCATATTATCCCAAACTGCATCGTCTTCAATATCCATATTATCAGGAGTAAGTCTAGGTATTCCCACTGAACGACAAGTTTCATTGATAATTTCAATATTGTCAAGTCCAAGACAGTCAAGTTTAACGTAATTTAAAGAGTCTACTTCTTTCATATTACATTGTGAAACAGGATATTTACTTTCGCTAGTATAAAATGTACCTATATTATCTTCTAGAGTAATAGGTGATGTCAAAAATCCGCTAGGATGAGAGCCAACACTAACATTTACACCTATAAGTAGATCTACATATTTGAATAGTTCAGGATATTTTTCTCTAAATTCCTCTTCTCTTGTTTCTATATTTTTAGATATTTCATCTATTATTATGAAATCTATTTTTAATGCTCTGCCAACTTCTCTAATAGAACCTTTCATTTGAACAGTGTTAAATGTAATTATTTCAGAGAAATTAATATTATGTCTACTTGCAATATAAGCAATAACTTCATCTCTTCTTGAAGGAGGAAAATCAATATCTATATCTGCAAGTGAAACTCTATCAGGATTAATGAAACGTGTGAAGATTAATTTATGTTTTACACTATCCATTTCTGTGATACCTAATGTATATGCTATCAAACTTCCTGTAACCGAACCCCTGCCGTAACCAATTAAAATATCATTATTCCTAGCCCAAGTAGTAATATCTTCTTGAAATAACATATATTCTATTGTTCCAGTTTTCTTAAAAGCTTTAAATTCAGTATTTATTCTTTTGTAATATATTTTTCTTAATTCTTTAGGAAATTTGTGAAAGCCTCTCCATTTCATACCTTTTTCTATTAATTCTTTGAATTTTTGTTCAGATTCTTCTTGAGTATCATACATTTTGGGATATTTATGGGAATAATCTAATTTAAATTCTTCTACCATATTAGACATAATGTTTGTATTCTCTATTGCTTGAAGATAAACATCTTCAGGTAGACAGTTTTGAACTTTGAATGATTCAACAAATTCATCATAACTCTTAAAAGTAAGATCGAAGTCTAATTCTATCATATCTTCATTCTCAGGTTCGTTGTTATCCTCTGACCCTTCTTCTATAATTATATCTTCTTTTTGACCTTTTTTCTTCTTAAAAGTAATATTTTTAGCTATCATAAGTAGTTTTCTAGCTTGTGCATGTTCTTCGTCAACGCTATGAAAATCTCCTCCTGCGATCAAAGGGATGGAATGAAGTTTGCTTAACTCGTATAAATATAAATTATAATCGTGTTGCTCAGGGCAAGAATGCGACTGAATCTCAAGAAAACATCTATGTTTATTTTTAGTCAAGAACTCTATAAACGGTTCTACTATAGGAGATTTTTTTTGAATTCCTTTCCATAGTATTCCACCAAGACACGCTGTACAAACTATGATATCCTTGCTTGTATTGATAAGCTCCTCGAATGATATTCGTGGTTTATAATAGAAATGATTATCTGATCTGGTAAATGCTATAGATGACAATTTATTCAAATATTTTACACCATCTAAATTTTTAGCTATTAATATCACATGATAATTATCTCTAATTTTTTCATTAAGTGTTTCAGTAACATAAAACTCCTGAGCGTGAATATATTTAATATTATTTTTCTCAAGCAATTGTTTCTTAGCAATCCAATGGAAAATATTACCATGCTCCGAATATGCCATAGATCTCATCTTTAATTCTTTTGCTTTATCTACATAAGCACCAAATTTGGTGGCACTATCTAATAAAGATCCATCGCATGAGTGAAGGTGATATGCAACATAGTTATTATTCATACTTCTACGTACCTGAATTCTCCGAAATATTTTATATCAGCTTTTTTGCGTAATTCGTTTGCTTCTTCAGGAGTATTAGAATACCCTAAAAATTTGTTCTTATAGTTTATTTTAATTGAAGCAAACCATTTTCCACATCTCTTATCGAAATACGCTCCTTTAAAACCACTGGTATTGTTTTTATATTTATCTTTATTAAAATTATTTTGTTGATTACTACAAATCCTCAAAAATTCTTTTCTACAGTCTTTAATATTATGATTGATATGATCAACTTGCATATTTTTAGGACTATTAACAACATATTTATGCAAAAATATTTTATTTAATTCATTATATACGTATCCATTACGATTAATGCTCCAATAATATTTATTTATTCTATCATAATCTTCTAAATCAAAGTAAAACTCTTCACCCTCAACTGTACGTCCTACTCCATATATTCCAGTCAGTATATATGTGTTATATTTCCTATGAGTTTCGGATACCCTCTTTTTCTTAAAGCACCCACAGGACGTAGTATTTCCACTAATCAATGAGTTAGAACTTACAGTAACAATAGTATTATCTAAACAAGAACATCTACATTTCCATAAGGCTCCTTTTGACTTATTTGAACCTGCTCTTTCCAAGACTAATAGTTTACCAAAAATTTTACCTGTTAAATCAATAAATTTTCCCAATTTAAACCCCTTCCACACATTATTATATACTTATACAATTATTATTAGATGTAGAGATTTTCCCTACACCTAATTATAACACATTATTTTACACTTGTCAAGTCTCCATAAGCTAAACTTTGAAATATACCATAAAGAAAATTGTAATTATTGTCATAAATACGATAGTCAGTAACGGTATCTTGATTATAAGGAGCGTCAATTCCAATAGTGATTCCTTTCCAAGTTGATAAAAATTTAGGCGCGTCATCAATTAATATAGAATTTGTATCTCCAACTAAATCTTTGCGTCCTGTCATAAAAATATTATCTCTATCTAACCAAGGAAGATATCTACTTAACCAATCGTATTTTTCTTTAGCTACAGAACCCATTCCCATTGGACTAGTAATAATATGCACAACATGACCTGTATCATGTAAATATTCCATAATAGCTAGAGCATTATAAAACGGAATAAGTGACTCGAAAAACCCTTCAGTTTTAAATATTGAGCGAGAGTTATCACATACTTTATATACGGTAGGGTCATCTGGTCTAGGAGTACCATATACTTTAGGATATAATTCATCTAACTTTTCATTAAAACGTGTGATTGTATTATCCATATCCCAAAAAGTGTTTAATTTTATCATTTATCTATCACTTCCTACATATCTAAATTCTCCAAAATATTTATTTTCAGCTTCTTTGCGAACTATTACAGCTTCTTCAAATGTAGAAAATGATCCTAGACTAAATTTCTTCCCATTATACGATATACGGGCTGACCATTTTCCAGACTGTAGTAGATAAACTCCAGAAACTCCACTTGTATTATTTTTAGATAATCGCATATTACGATTATTTTGTACCTGAGTACATAATCTTAAATTATATTTTGTATTATTTAATTTATTACCATTAATATGATCTACCACTTTATCTGTCACATCATCTTCTAGACAATCCATTAATATCCTATGCAATTTCCACTTACCCTTACCTTTACTTTTTTTTACAGTTGACACAACATATCCGCGATCACCTACATACCAATTATACCTTAAAGCTTTATCATAATCATCTTTATCTATCAAAAATCCTATATTATTACTCGAAATTACATAGTAAAAGTCTCCTATTTCAATAAATATATTATGCTTCCTAAAACAGCCACAACTGTTACTACGTCCTGATATTAAACTACTGCCGCATACAGATCTAATTGTTTTTTTGTAACATGAACATTGACACATCCAGTAAGTTCCATTTTTTCTTGGAATATCTTCATATAAAACTTTCCATTTACCATATGTTTCTCCAGTTATATCTTTCATTTTCATTCAAGTATCACATCGGCCTTTAGCGATCTAAGTCCACAGGATTTCCTTTTATCTTCTGGACAGTATCCTAAAGCATTAAAATGGCACTTAGGTACAAGATACTCAGATGCTTTAGGATCAACTGATTTAACTTCTTCTACCATTTGTCTAGCAACTTCTCTAATCTGTCTACTAGCTCTTGAACACAAACGTTCATTACAAAAATGAATTAAAGCTTGATAAGTAAAATAAGAATTAATTTTAGATCCAACTGCATTTGCTAATATTTCTCTCGCTTCATCTGGAGAAATATTATCTTCTATTGATTTTATATAAAATTTCCTAATTAATTGCATCATATCATCATAAGATAATTCCAACATAGTATCTTCATCCTTTTGCTCTAAAAGAATTAAATATTTTTTACCATTAAACTCCTTTGGTTTATAATAATCGAACCCATCTTCTATGCAATACCTTTGACTTCGTTGATTATGAGCGATTCCTACATTATGACGAACGTGTTGATGGGTTTCCGTTCTACTCACACCTTCTATCTGAAAGATAAATCTAGGTACTCTCTGCGGCGATCCATGTGAACTTTCAACACAATGTTTTCCAATTACCTCAGAATCATTCATACTTCCAGTTCCAATTCTTGCAAAATCCCCAATTTGTGAAAATGCGTTATTATCTATCAATTCCTGTTTATTTAACAAAGTAACTTTAATTTCCAAATACATTTCTCCTTTAAGTTTAAATAACTGAACGTAGGATTTAATCTACGTTCAGTTTTAGTAATTAAATAATTTCGTGAGTTATACCAAAAGATAAACATTCATCTGCTGAATGATACAGTTCAGTTTTGTAATTTTTATCATATAATTTAGGTAAAATATTTGTTCTAGAACATACGAAGTCTTTAACTTGATTTTTAGTAACTCTTTCGAAAAACTCAATTTGCTCTTTAACTTTAGACATTGCTCCCCAAGCAAAAGTGCTACCTTCATGAATTAACAATGTTGTATAGCGATACATTGAGCGTTTATGACCTGCAAGGAAGATTAATGATCCTGCTGAAAATGCTTTTGCTAATATAATTGTATGAATAGGAGTTGTTGAAGATAGCATAACTGAAATTAACCCCATGCAATTATATAAACATCCACCGTTAGTATTAATATAAATTGTAATTTCTTTTCTTACATATTTATCACTATCCTCTTCGTTCCATTTGATAATTCGTCTACTGATTTCCATTGCGATATAATCATCTATATCATCATTAATAAATAATTTACGTTGCTTTAACTCTGATAAATATTCTACATTTTCTATTGGTGGAACTTTCATCATTTCACCATAATCATCACAATCACAAACTCCACCAAAACACGCATGATTAACTTTTTTAACTACTTCCATTCATTAACCTCCTTTAATTTAGTATTATACAATACTTTATACTTGTTGATAATTCTTTTGATTTTCTAACACAATTGATTTAACAAGTAAAGGTAAAACTTTTCCAATAGACTTTTTAATATCTTTTTCATCAGAATCTTCTTCTGAAAGATTATCAGACTCTTCTTTAAGAAGATCATCATATATTCTTGATCCAAGTTCTTTTAGGATAGTTCCCATAAGTTCAATTCCATAATCTTCAGGAATAAATTGTTCATCTACTAATTTGTACATAAATTTTTCTACTCTTGCAGGAGTTAGAAATTCTGCCACAAATTTATTTAAACCATATCCAGTAGGATCTTTTGGAAGTTTTTGTTTCTGTGTTTCTGCAAATTCTTCTGTAACTAATTTAACATAAATTTGATTACCATATTGATTACGATAATTTGTATTTTTAACTACAATTCCTTCACCATGTTCTGCAATATCTGATTTACCTACAAAAGACATAAGATGTTCAAAATCAATGTATTCTCCTTCATAAAAAATGGGTACAAAGGTTAATCCAATTAATTCAGCCACAAATTTAGCATCTGTATAATCACAATAACATTCATTATCCACATCGTATAAATCAAACATATAAAAATCTGCTGTTCGTTTTGAATAATCTATTTTGTGTTTTGCACGAAGCCATTCTCCAAAATAAATATAACCTTCTACAAAAATTTGTGGATTTAGAGATTGAACAAATTGATAAAACCCATTAAGAGTCAATCCTTCGTGTAATTCATTGTTACGAGAGTAAGCGATAAGTTTATCGCCAACTCTTCTGAATCCTGCATTCGAACCGTCAATCTTCTCTTGAATTATTATATTGTCGCCTTTTGTTAATACTCCTACTGTTGTTTTGTGACCAAGACGTATAACATCAGTATATTTCTTTTGTTCCATTTTATTATTCTCCTTATTTATTATCAGTATCAATCTTATCAATAATATCTTTAATCATATTAAATGATAAATTTAATATATATTCATCATATTCACTATTTGAATCATTAAATATTTTAGAAAACAAATTATCAATTTTATCTATTCTATCTTTTCCTATAATTTCATTTGCTTTATTATCATCAAACCCCATATCATCTGCCAGAGTCAAAAGAGCTATTAAAGTTATCATGTCTTTACTGATCTTCATTTTTATCCTCCTTTATAACAATATTATTTTCTTCAAATTCAATTCTACTTAAAGAATCAGAAAACATTTTTATAAGCATTAAATCAACTTTTTCAGCCATTAGAGGATCTTTATCCATCTCATCTGTAAGTTTAATAAATTGTTGAAATTTACCATCAAAAAGAGATTTTATTTGTCCGTGAGTTTTTCCAGTATCTATAAGTTGAGAGGTAATAATCATTACCATAACAATATCTTCGTTTAATTCCATTTATTTCTCCTTATTTTATATATTCTCTAGTTTTTGAAGCTAATTCTTTGAATTTAGCAAACGAGTTATTAACTAATTGAATCCATCCTAAAACATCTTCCTTTGAGGCCAAATAGTCATTTTGAACTATTCCACCTATCCAGCCTATTGTTTCGGCTAAATTTTTCCATGCATTGAATAATTCTTTATTTGATTTAATAAGCTTTTCTTCTTCAAAATGAATAATTTTAACTGGTATTCCTTTTTTACCTGCAAGATGAATACTATTTGCGGTTCCACTACTTTTTTTATCCCAAAAGGCCACCACTTCATCACTATTAGCTATAATGTCTGCATTTCTAATAAACCCCGCTTGTTTTCCAAATGAATCCCAATCTGGTAAAAATTCTTTATATGGAAGCAGATTTTCTTCAGCATATCGCTTGGCTAAACTATCTGCTCCCTTTGCTCCACCACTTACAATTTCAAGTTTATAATGCTTATATTCTTGAAGCGTATTACATAACAACTTATAATCATTGAAACTCCTAGAGCCAATTACACCCAATCTCAATATCATTAATCACCCTCTAATAAAAGTTTATTTACTGCATTTATAGCAGTATCTAATCTTTTATCCCAAAATTTACTTTTTATGTCAACATACTTTAACCCTCTTTTTTTCAACTCATCTTTAAATGTTTTATGAAGTTCTTTACGTTTATTTGCGTCTCCATAATCTCTCATATGGTCTTCTACCCAAGGTATATTAGAATGAGTAAAAAGTATTAGATCATAATTTTGTTTATTGATAATTTTTTCGAATTCAGGATCAATATTTTGAAAATAAGATTCGCTATAAATCGATAAAGTAATTGCATCAGTATCAATAAAATATATTTTATTTGCTTTTTTTTCAGCTTTTTGCTGTGTTTTTACATGAATTTGAGCAATTTTTTTTAAATCATTATATATAAAACAATAATCATTTTTTTTAATATATAGCCTTCTAGGATCTGGAATAAAAACTGTCTTAAAATGTTTAGCCAATTGTTCGGCTAAAGTTGATTTCCCTGTACATTCTGCACCATAAATTAAAACCTTTTTAATACTTATCATCATTCCCTTATGATAAACTCTGAGTTATCATTAATAAACTTTTTTACTTCAAATGTTACATTGCACGGCTTACATAACCATTTAAACCAATGTTCATCCTCATCCCTAAAGCCATAATCCAACATGGTACATTCTTGTTTTTTACAAATTGGACAATATGATTTACCGTTTTCTATTAAAGGACTTACATTCTTTGGTTTAGATTTCCTCTTTACGGTAGTATTGTTTAATTTTATAGTAGTAGTAATAGTGATTTTCTTTTTTTTTGTACTTTTCTTGTTGAGTAAATTTTCACTTTTAACTTTTTTTACAGCCAATAAATTAACCTCTCTTAAATTCAGTTGGATTTAAATGAGATAAAATTTGATTTAAGATTGGATTATTAACGTCTGATGCTGAAATTTTAGAAATACAATCCTTAAATTTAAAAGTTTCTTGTTGTTTAATATCTGTCATTATTTAACACTCCTTATTTTTACTTTTAAAAGTAGTGGGTAGATATTTTTTCTACCCACTTGTTTACTATTTAGGCATTTGTGCTTCCCAACATTTTATCTCCTCGTTCAGATGTACTTAACCCTTCAAACGGAACTTCTTGTGGTGTCACATGTGGAGTATAAAACAGAACTGCTTGTGCAATAGCTTTAGTAACTGGATATATGATGTAATTTTTCTCAACCTTATCTGCTACTTTTGCTACCATAGGATTATATTTAGATCCAAATTCTGCCCTACCTTTTGCTTCTAGGTAATTTAGTAGATATTGCTTTGTTCTTTCAGGATTAACGCTAAGAACAACAGTTTTGTAAGCTGTATTTGTCAGGAATACTTGCCATTCTCCACGGAATCCTGAATCACAAACTCCTGCTGATCGTTTAATTCCTTTACTGCCCGTACTGCCTCTTTCGAATAGAATAAAAGTCCAGTCTTTAGGAATTTCTGAAGCAATACCTGTTGGGATACTGCGAGTTGTAAATGGATTGATATAATAATCTTTATCAATATTACAATAAACATCATAACCAGAATCTTCTTCTCGTTTAGTTGGAATTTTTGTTGTCTCCGTTAATTTTGCAAATTTAATATATGGTTCTGTAATATTCATTCTATAATCTCACTTTCATTATTTTATATTTGTATTATATAATTGTGTTGTAATAAATTTAAACGCTTTTCTGTTAGGATCTCCACCGTGTTCTTGTCCTCTAAAAGTATTACCAACTAAAAATTCAACATCTATGCCACTGTGATAGACTCCTGTTACTTTTGCATCACTCCATGAGCCATCTGTACGCTTTACTTTAATCTCTTGTCCTACAACATATTTTTGTTTTTCGCCAATTTCTAGCATTACACACCTCTCATTAACTTATCTATAACTTTTTTAATCTTGGGTTCTGGAGGTTTCCAATTATCAGGTTTAATTACTTTACCTTCTGGACTATAATGTGGTTTTCCATCAGGAAATAATTTCTTCATATTAGCGTCTTGAACAATCTTAAATATTTTATCTGGACTAATACCAATTTCTACGAGAGTTCCTAGACTAAAATAAATATTATCGATAATTGCATCCACTTGGCAACAAATATCATTTGCCTCTAAAAATTCATTTATTTCTTCGAGCATCCATTTATATCTCATATTTGCTCTTTCGATTGGCATAAAAGTAGGTTTATCTGCTATAGGGTGATTGAAACTTTGATGGAATAATTTCACCATTTCGTATTGTTTATTAATTATAAATTACCTCCTATTATTTTATCCGCAACGCGACCAACCACAATCCATATTAGGACAAACTACACAACCTTGAGTCATTCTTAATTTTTCTCCACATTCAGGACATTTTTCATACTCTGTAGCATTACACTCAATAAGAAGATTATCAGTTGGAATAATTTTTGTGTTTTCTTTTCTTATAAAATCCCTTACAGCATTACCAATAGCATCAGAACAGGACTTAGAGTTTAATCCTTTTTCTTTTTTCATTAATAGGCTAACTGGACATTTTACGGATTTTAATTGATCTATAATTACATCTGGATGAATATTAGATTTTAATGCTAATGATGTAATTCTACTCAAAGCCTCTGTCATTCCCTGACACCCACCACTACTCGAAGATTGTGAAAATATCTCACGTAAATCGCCATTATCGTCATAACATAAGAACAACCAAAATGATCCACATCCACTATCTACCTTAAATCTTGTAGCATCAGCATACTTTAATGTTTCTGAAGGAAAGACAAACTTTTGAACTTGAATGTCTTCTTTCATCTTACCTGCTGTAAGAGTTTGATTCTCTCTTGACCCATCTCTATAAACTGTAATACCTTTAATAGTACCTAGTTTATATGCTTGCATATATGCATCCGAAACTTGTTCTACTGTAGCGTCATTAGGGAAATTAATAGTTTTACTACAAGATAAATCAACGTGTTTAGCTACATTGGATAAAATTCTTAAATGCCATTCTGGAGAAATATCATGTGCTACAACAAATACCTTTCTCATATCTTCTGGAATCTCCATCATACTTTGGATTGAACCATGATTTTCTGCTATCTTATCTATAAGTTCCTCTGAATATAAACCTCTCTTTTCTAATTCGGCTTTAAAGACCGAATTTATTTGATAATAAAGATCTCCATTTTCCGTTCTTCGTACAGAAACTAGAGCATATTCACATTCGATTCCACCTGTTTCATCTATAATAAAGCTAATTGAACCTGTTGGGGCAATTGATAAAGTTGTAGAATTTCTTCTTCCTCTATCTTTATAGATACTATTTTTACATTCTGGGAAATAACCTTTTTCACTACCTAATAACTCAGTATAGAAGTCAGATTGTTTTCTTATATTCGTGAATAATTCATCAGTGAACCTCTCTGCTTCTATTGAATTATATGGAATTTTTAATTTAAACAATAAGTTAGCAAATCCCATAACTCCTAGTCCAACAGGTCTAGTTTTTTGATTTACTTCAACTAACTTTTGTAATGGTAATTGATTTATGTCAATTCCATCATCTAAAAATCTAATTCCAATGTTAATAAGGTCGTACAATTTTACCCAATTTACTGTACCATTTTTACTTACTACTGAACTAAGATTAATGCTACCAAGATTACAACTAGAATTTTTTACAGCTTGAAACTCACTACACGGATTTCCTGTATCAATATTTCCTAATTGTGGATTAGGATTATCTTTATTACTTACATCTAAGAAAATAATTCCAGGTTCTCCTGTAGCATGAGCATGTTCTACTATTTTATCAAATAGATATTTTGCTCTAACTACTTCTAGTGCTTTATTTGTTTTAGGATTAATCAGTTCAAAATCTTCATCATTAATAACTGCTTCCATGAATTTAGTCGTAATACCAACACTAATATTCATATTATTTAATGCAGAAGTATCTGTTTTACATGATATGAAGTTCATGATTTCTGGATGAAAAACTGGAATAGTAATTAGGATTGCTCCTTTTCTTCTTCCTCCATTTTTAATAACATCTACAAGAATATTATAAATATTCATAAAACTAACTACGCCTGACGCTTCTCCTTTAGATGTACTAATAATATCTCCCTTGGGACGAATATTCCGCATACTCATCCCAACTCCGCCACCAGATTTGAAGATAATAGCACTATCTTTTGCTATATCCATAATACTTTCAATACTATCTTCTACATCAAGAATAAAACATGAACTAATTTGTTGCATTGATGTTCCAGAATTCATTAATTGTGGACTACTTGGAATAAATTCTAAAGCCTTCATAGTATCAAAAAATATTTGTCTCCACTTTTTTTGTAATTCTGGAGTTTTTTCAGCTTTAGATATCGCTCTTGCTACTCTAGCAAACATTTCTTCTGCCGTATCTTCTAATAATCTACCTTCTTCATCTCTAAGAAAATATCTTTGTGCTAATAACTTTTGTGCGTTCTCATTTATTATACTCAAATGCCAACCTCTTTTTACTGTTTATTCTGAATACCTAAAATCTTCCATAAATATTTGGTTGTTTTTTTGCCACTCACGCAATCCTCTATGATACCACTTATTAATATTTAACGTACCAATAATATCAATAGAACTGAACTCTGTTTCATCTGCATAATTACTATTTGTTTTGAACTTCATTGCTATTAAATCCCTAGCGCCAGTCAATTTTATAGTGTCTTCGTTTACTCCTAACAATTTCCTTTCTTCAACAGTATAATTTTTAATTAAGAATTTAGCCTCTCTAAAACCTTTTCCTGACACGAAATTAAAATATGCTACTTTCTTAATAAACTCTTCTGTAATATCTTCTGCATCAATCTCCAAGTCATAATATATAACATTTTCTTTTTGTTCAAATGATTTTACATCTAATTGCTCTTGTATATAGATGTCTATTTTTTCTAGATTTTCAAACTTAAAACCTACTCCAAAACTAGCACCATGTCCAGAGCAATATTCAAACAAATCACTATTATCAAGAAATTCTCTGAGGTCGAAGTCATTATAACTTCTTCCAGAACCCTCTACCATACCATTTTTAGTATGTGTCATAATTAAACATGGACGTTGAAATTTTTCTGCTACATTAGTTGCTATAAGACCATTAAAACCTTTGCTACTCTTATCTGTAATTATTATAGATACTTTCTTAGATGGATCAACTTCTGGAATTAATTCATCTGAAAGTTCTTTTTGCATTTTCTTACGAAGTTTATTAAGCTTTATACATTGCTTGGCTAATTCTTTTGCATCTTCTGGATTATCACAAAGTAATAATTCTATTATTAATTCTATTTTGTCTAATCTTGCACACGCATTTACTATCGGAACTATTGTAAAACCATAATCAGTTGCTTTAAGATCGAATATCGCACTATTTCTTAGAAGTGCTTGTAAGCCATAATTTGTGACGTTCTTTAAGGAATTGTATACGAACCAACGATTTTCTGGTATATCCATCGCCATTACATCACCATAAATTCCTAAACCTGCAAGATCAATAAATTCAAAAGCGTAATCTTCATTTAACTTATCATCTAATACTTGAAGAACTTTGTAAACTACACCTGCTCCTGATAATTCTTTATTTTCGTAATCACACATTTGAGGATTTACAATTAGGGCGTAAGGGTTAAAAATATTACTAGGATGGTGGTCGATCACTATTATATCCATACCTAAATCTGCAAAATATCCACATCCTTCTACTGAGTTCGTAGAACTATCTACAATAACTAGTAAATCTGTATCAGGAAATTCTTGATCTATCATTGTTTCGATCCCATGTCCCTCAGATCTTTGACTGTGAGCGAATTTAATCTGCTCTGGATCATCTACAACTTTACGAAGATATCTTACTAGTTCTACCATAGATGTTATTCCATCTGCGTCTATGTCGGCAAACACCGTTATCCTAAAACCACAATCAATTGCGTCTATTATTTTATCTACTGCTTCTGATATATTTTCAAGTGAATATGGTGAAAAGCAACTGTCTTCTGATGGTTTTAACCACGATTGCAAATCTTCTATTCCATTAATACTAGCTAACTTAGATAAAATATCATCTTCCTTATCGTATTCAATTTTAGCTATTTTCTGTTTCCAAATTGCCAATCTATCACTAATTCCTTTCTTGAATTGGGAGGACAGGTTTTACCCTGTCCATAATTAACTGTTATGCATTTCCAAGAAGTTTTTCAATATTCGACCTTACTGTTGAAATAGATTCTAATTCTTGTTCAAATAATACATCTTCAGCTTTAAGATTTTCCATAATTTCCTGCATTTCTGATCTAACGCCACGTAAAATTTGTTCTTCTTCCTTTAAACCTGTTAAAGTTGATTGTAGACCAGAAAGTAAACTTGTTTTACGTTCTTTAGACTTTGTACCCTTTGATAAAACATTTTCAATTGCACCATTAACTTTCTTTTTACCCAAAATATTCATTTCAATTTCCTCTTTTCATTTTATTTTTATTTTTAGTATTCAATTTTTTCATTAATAAATTTACCACTATACAAAAGTTCTAATTGTTTTTCGGCTTGTTTAATTTTTGCTCGAAAATATGCAACACCATATCCAATTTCTCCATTATAGGTATCTTTAGGATTAAGTTTAGCCACTCCTTTAGATCCATCATCTAGAATAACTATTGTTGTAGTACCGTTATGAATAGATTTACACTTTTTTACATCCTTCCTTATCGTTTGTCGTTTAATTACTTGACCATTATATGAAATTATAGCGTTCACATCATATGGTTGTATTTCATATTGGATTACTTTTTGAGGTTGCTTATTAATATTTAACAATCCTTTCATTCATTACTTTACATCTGTAGATTTGAGTTGTGGATGTAATTCATCCATCATTTCCCAATAACTAATTCCTTTACTCTTTGCCATCAATGATACTTTATTAGCATAATTTGAACTCTTTGTAATTTTACTAAAGTTTACATGTCTCATTACTTCACCACCTCTCTTCCACATTTTTAGTATATCACATTATCTTATACTTGTCAAGAACTTTTTTGAATATAACTCTTCCCAATTTTCTTTATTATCACAAGGACTTTCCTTTTCTTTAAGAATGCTCCACTTATCCCAAACTACACTTACTTCAGTAAATATTTTAAGTCGGTCAACTATTTTTTTAATGTGACCTTCTATTTTATTTACATCTTTATCCAAAGCAATAACGATTGGAACATTAAGTTTAATTAATTTATCTAATTGAACTTCACTAAGATATTTGTTGCCAAGAGCTACAGCATTTTTATAACCATATGACCATAACAACATTACACTTTTTTCTCCTTCTACTACTATAACTTCATTATAATACTTAATAAAAGGAAGAGTTTTATGCAAACCGTACAAAATCTTTTTTTCCGAACATGGATAATGGTAAATAAATTTTCTTCCTTCTATTTCCTCTTCTCGTAAAGTAGTCCTACATTTTACCCCAATCAAAGATCCTAATTCGTCCCTAATTGGCAAAACTATTCTCTCATCTGTAAGACTAAACATTATTTCAAATTCATTTTGAGCTTGTATAGACACTCCTTCATTAAAATACTTTTCGTGTGGAGTATGGATATATTTATTTAAAACTCCTTCAGGAATAGGTTTTAACGGAATATCTATTAAATTTTCAGAGGATAAGTTATCTAATTTATCTAACCATATTAATAATTCCTTTTCTTCTTTGACATACGTGTTGGAATAATAATCGTATCCACAAATATCACAAATAAACTTTAAAGCATAGGTAAAATACTGAAACTCCTTAAAAAATTCTACTAATGAAATTAAATCAGTTCCATCAAAATCAACAGTATTGCACTGAGTGACCAATGTATCCTTATATACTACAACTCCATATAAATTATCTCCACCGTTTGGTCTACTTGCGGATATATGTGACCCCCTATCTCTAATGTTTTGGCATCCAATTTTATCTAATATTAATTCAATATTATTATCAGAAATTACTTTATCTTTTATTTCTTGTGCGTCAATTTATTACACCTACCTTAGTGCCTAACTTTGAAACTAGAATTAGATTTTGGACGTTTTTCTAACATATCTTCGTCTTCTTGTTTTTTAAATTTAGCAAATCCAATCTCTTTAAAAATCAATTTACCTTTATCTACTTCTAGTATTATTTTTTGTTTATCTTTACCTCCACGATTCTTATCATTAAACATTATATAATACATCTTACGAGGATCTAAATCAATTACTTTACCATTAAATGGATTATTTTTTTCATAAACAGAACATTGAATACTCTGTTTTTCAGTATAAGATAATTCTCTGTATAAACCCATATTATCTAAATTATGCTTAATTTGCTTTCCACTGGCAACGCTTGTGCTTGTAAGAATTTTATCAAATAAACTATCATCAGTAAGCTGAAAGGTTAACCAACCTCCCATGTCTAGTCCACCCTTTTTCTTTGATCCACAAATCTTTTTAAGTTCTTCTGAAGTTTTAACAAATGCTTCCCATGACGCTCCAGATTCTCCCCTAAAAGGTTTAAATGTATCTAGGATAAAATGGTTAACTCCACGTAATTTATGAACTTTTAGAACCCTTTTAAGCGTTTTGTAGTCATAAATTACTGCTTCTTGAAAATGAATTTTAGATCTTCGCTCAATCATTTCTGCCGCTTTTTTACAAATAGCATCCTCTTCAGGCGAACACTGACCAGTTATTATTTTTTCTTCGTCAATATAAATTCCAGAACTTGGGCCATATAGATTATTTACTACAGCACATAGCAACATTGATGCCCATTCTTCTTCATCCTGTTCATTAACAATAATAAGCAATGGAATTTGTTGAACTATGCCAATATGCATTGCTATATTTACCATAATTCTTGACTTACCGCAACCTGAGTGTAATCCTGTACTATTTAGCTTTCCTGTTCTCCAACCTCGTATAGCACTATTTAGGATATAAAATGGTAATTCTATGCCAATATCAGGCTCTTTTTTCCACTTTTCGTACCTTTCTAGCATGTTTTTACCCAAAATAGTGCTTCCTGAGACACCTTCATAGTAGGTAAATGTTTTTGATAGTCCATGATCGAAATATTTATAAATTGCCTCTGGATTTAGCTTTGAAATCTTATCCCAACGTTGTTTTATTGGAAACCCTTGTTTATCCAACGCTCTAAGAAGATTATACTTCTTCATATCTGTATAATATGTGTTAAAATCATCTAAATTAACTTTATCCATTAATTTTTGTATTGTAGGAAAGCCTCTAATTTTTTTTAATCTTTCAGCTTTATCAGAACTTTTACTTACTGCAATATTAACTGTTGTTTCGTCGATTCTTGTATTTCCGTTATGCCAAATCTCTCTAAGTAAATTATACAAGAATCTTATGTCTTCATTATAAAAATCGTATTCTGGAAATATTAAGTCCTCATATTCTGTCAATAAGTCTGCATTTTTATACAAGCATCCTAATACCAATCCTTCTGTTGCAATATCAGTTATAGGAAATAGTTCATCCATTGAAAGACCCCTTTAATCATCGAGTATCCTGCTATAATCTGTGTTATCTAGTTGTTTTCCTTGAAGAGAATTAATATCAAATACTTTAGTAAACGATGGTTCAGAAATCACTCTTTCTTCTTGTTTTTGTAACTCTTTATATATTTGTGCTATACTATTACTAATAATTGCAAAAATATATCTCCATCCTTTATCAAAATTTGAGGTCATAGCTTTTTCTTTTTCTTCTATTGTTATCCTTATTACACTCCAACTGTAAGATTGATGTAATACACTTAATTGAACAAAAAAGCTTTTAGGTATATCTGGAATATTGAATATATATTTCAACATTTCATTAATAGACTCTTTATCTTCACGATCTTTTATCCAACTTTTCACGCAAGATTCATGTCCCTTTTTTTCACTTGGATTGCCGTTGTTATTTGTGTATTTTAAAGTAAAAATATTGTCAGCATCTACAAGTATATTACAGATCTGACACTTTCTTGGTCTTGCAAGTATTATTTTATCTTTCTTTTCTTTCTTTGGTTTTTTAAATGTATATAATTTATACCAATCGTTGACACAATTTTCATGCCCTTGTTTTTTAGAAAATGTTCCTTTTCTTGTAACATATTCTAAGACATATTTATTTTTTATACTAAGTTCTTCTTTGCATATTTGACATTTACATGATAGTTTTGGTGACATAAATTCTCCTTTCTAAAATGTTTCCCCTACTTCCTTGTTAGGTTTCGGGGAAAATGCTATTAAACTCCTTTAATATCGTTTATTAAACTATTAAGCTCTGTGAATGCTTTTTTCAAATCTTCACCAATATTTAATCTTAAAGTTAAATTATCTGTTTCATTTTCTGTTTCTGTTTCTGTTTCTTGATATTTAGGTTCTGGCTCATCTATATCATTATCTTCCAATTTTTTGATCTCTTCTATAAGTTCATCAATTGCTTCTTCCATGTGTAAAACTTTACATAAACAATAATACGGATCTGATTCAGCTAAAAATACACCATCTGCTGTCCAATATTGTTTGACAATTCTTTGACCAACTACCACAGTGCCTAACTCTTCATCCCATTCTTCATGTTCACGTACAATTTCTGATTCGATTATTTGATTTAATAACTTAGCCATTAAACACTCTCCATTTCAATTTTACTTATTATTTCTTGAACACATTTATCAATGTCATTATTAATAACGACAAAATTAACTTCTTTATCCATAAACTGGAATAGTCCTTGATCTGAAAATATTCTTCTAAATATTTCTAAAAGATTATCCCCTCTATCCACCATGCGTTTTAATCTTTCTCGTTCAGAAACATCAATATAGAAAGATTTAATATTTAAATTTGGTATTTTTAGTAGTTGTCTATATCCATTAGGTTCGATTACGCAAATTTTATTATCAAGACAATCTTGTTTTGCTATTCCATAATACCATCCGTTATATACCGTGTGTTCAGCGAAGAATTTTTCTTCAAGAAGAAGTTCAAAATACTTATCATTTATATAATGATAATCTATACCATGAATCTCTCCTTCTCTTTTAGGACGAGTTGTATAACTTACAATTTTTTCGTATCCATTTTTAACTAATTCTTTTTCGATAGTTGACTTTCCACTACCTGAACATCCTATTAACAAAATCAAATACGCATCAACTCCTTAAATTATTGGACGAGATTCTGGAACGTGGTGTAAATACTCAATTCCTTCGGGATTAGTAAACATTTCTGCTGTTTTTTCTGCTAGAAATTGTTCTAGTGATTTAACAACTTTGCATGGCGATCCATAAGCTACAGAGTTTGGAGGAATATCTTTTGTAACAACACTTGAAGCACCTATGATTGAATTTTCACCCACCGTAACTCCTGCAAGTATAGTACATCCTGTTCCTAGATATACGTTTTTACAAATTTTTGTCTTTTTGCATATGGTTGGAAAATTTGTAATAACTGAAAGAGAACTATCATGTGCTATAATGGTAGTATTGTAACAAATACAAGCATTATCTTCGATTGTAACACCTTGAGGATTCCCACCATCTACCCATACCCCATAATCAATAAATACTCCACTTCCTACATTAACTCCTAATCTTCTGAGTTCTTCGATTCTTTCAGCAGGAGAATGTAAGTTCCACATAGAATTTATGATACTTGCAATTTATTTACCACCTTCTTTAATTTCATACTATTATCGTAACTATATTCTCCCGATAGATCATACTTATTGTATTTTTTCTTTACTTTACTCATATTTTCTTTTGCAAAACAACCGCAACTTTGTGTGCCTTTAACAGATTTACTAGGAACTAAACTTCCTGCATGAATAGATTTTATGGTTTTATTTTCACATGAACATTGACATATCCAATAAACTCCTTTTGTTTTTGTGATATCTCTATATAAAACTTTAAGTCTTCCAAACACCATACCTTCTAAATTTGTAGCTTTCCTTCCCATTTAACTCTCCTTAATTATTTCCAATTCACATTGTGTTACTCCAAAATCTCTTGCATTTTTATTAGACCCTACATAATCACCTATAAACAAATCGACATGATAATTTTTAATCCCTTCTCCTTGATCGCGACTAATATAAATTCCATTATACTTTAAATACTTTGCATCTAAGAATGTAAGCCTGACTTTACTGCCAGTCGGTATGATCTTGGGGTCGGTTGCTATTACTCTAGCCGAGGTAAGTGTATGACCTTTGAGACTATATCCTGAACTAGTAATACCATAATCCTTACTTCCTCTTGATTTTTGGGTAGATTGAAATGATAAATCATATGCTGTAATAGTAAATTTTCTTTGTTGAACTACTTCCTTAATTTCTGGTATTGGTAATGGTACTTTAACTCTTCTGTTAAAAACTTTTACTAATGGAATTGTATTTGTCTTATCTGCCTGTAGTGAACTTGCTTGTATTAGTCCTAACATTGCGGTTAAGACTAATACAATAACAACTTTACTGGACAAGGAGAGATTCTAGAGCTTTGATTACCTTATTAGCTAACTCTACGTTATCTACTTTGTTTGGATCTTTAACTTCGAGAGGTGCAAGGACATCCTTCATATCGGCAACTTTAACCCCACTAGCTTTAAGAGTTTTTAACAGATTTGTAATTTGAGCAAGAAGTTCTGATAAGTTTTCTTTAAAGGACTCTTCTTCGTCACGCAATTTTTCTGCATCAATGTTTTTACGAATTTCATCTGCCTTTTCTTCTGTAAGACCGAATTTTTCTAATCCATCTGCAATTTCACTTTCTACTGCCATAGAAAATATATTTTTAAGAGTATTGAAGTCAAAAGGGATTTTTTCAGGTATTTTCGAAGATCCCCATCTGAATCCTGCTTCGGCAGATTCAGTAGTTCTCAAATACAAAACACGATTTGTTTTAATTACTGCTTCCTTAACTACCTTGTTACCATCCCTGACCGCAGGTTCAATTGTTTCTCTTTCAAATTCCCCAAGTAGAAGAAAATCAGCGATAGCAGAGATCATATTACGCTCTTTATCAGAAAGGTCTGGGACTGTTTTTGTGTGTTCAGCTTCAGTTTCCTTGTCAAATATTTTATCTTTAATATGAGAAACTAATACAACTCCGTAACCTGCACGTTTTAATTTGTTGATTTCAGTTTTAAATTCTTTAGTCAACATCTCCCAACCGCCGCCCCAGGGTATTTCATTGAAAGTTGAGATAATTTTTGCAGGATTTAAGTCCATATATTGGTCGATACACCAACTTTTACACGCTTCTAGTGCGTAATTTGTAGTATCAAAACAAACCGTTCTATATCTTTCTTTAAGACTAGGTTCTTTTGTTAATTGTTTTATATAACCTTTTACTTCAGACCACTTTGTAATTTGAACACGGAATGTTACCTTCCCTTTTGTACCTTCTTCAAAGTCAAAAATCAATGGTTTTTCAAATTTTGTACAAAATTCACTTTTACCAAATTTTGGATATGCCGCAAGTGAAATTGAATATTCACCAAAATCTCTACTTGGAATATTTACCTCTAAGGTGGAAAGATCTAATACTGCCAAACAATAAACCTCCTATTATTATAAGTGAGAGTTTTCAGGATAAACTCTCAAACCTTTTATACATCATTTTATACTTATTATTCCCATTCAAACTTCTCTTCTTTAGTTTCAACTTTAGTTTCCGTTTCTGTAGTAGGAGGCAATTGTTCATTAATTCTTGGAGTAGTCATTAATTGCTCAATTTTCTCAGCATGTCGAGCAATACCTGCCTTTATATCGTCGATATTATATGCTTTATCATCATCTTGAATCTTAGCACCCGTAATTAAACGCTCTTTTGTAACTCTTGTACGAATATATTCTTGATCGTCTCCAAAATCTGCTTCTACTGTAATTGTTTCTGTTTTTAAGAAGTTTACAATATCTCCCCAAAAAATAATTGTGCTACCTTTTTCTATTTTATCTTCCATTTTAGACCAGTTTTTAGCATTTGCTACTAAAGTAATAGGTTGCAAGTCACCATTATAATCTACATAATATCCACCAATCAGACCACGACCAGTATCTTCTTCATCTTTGACTTCACCGCGCAAACTAGTGACAATCATTTCAATTTTAAAATTAGCCTTTGGAGCAAATGCTTCTGCATCCGAACGGTTTAAAAAGTTTGTATTGTATTTGACCGCAACTGCTACTGTTTTCTCTTTTGTCAGAAACTCATTAACACGAATTTCTCCACCTGAGACATTAACTTTATCAGCATTTATATATCCACCATCTACCATTGTTGAATCTTTGTACTCGTTCATTACTGTGACGAGACTCTTGTAAATCTTATTTTCTGTGCCATCTTTTTTAAGCTTATATGAGAAAACTTCTACTGGAATAATATTGCTTTCTCCTACTATAATATCAATACTTCCTGTAATAAGCTCTTTGCCAACTTTATCAGTTTTAAGCACTAGATTGTTTGAATTGACATAACCCTCAATATTCACTTGATTTAAACTCTTACGCATTGTTGTAACTTCACTCAATTAATTAAAAACCTCTTTCATATTTTTTATTATTGTTTCTCCAACACACTACTTTATTATTATTTACACAATCAAATCTTTTCCATCACATCCTTAATTTTTGAGATAAGTGGGAGGATACAGTTTTCACTATATCCTCTCAAAATTGGTTGCTACCTAATCTGCTTAGTGGTGATCATCGAGGGCAATAAATGAACCCCTCATTTTACCATTTTTCTAAGATTTGCTAAAACTTGTAAGTCTTGAATATATTAAGACTTGAGTGATGGATGGATAAATATTCTATCCAACTCATCATAAAAAATTTTAAGCATTAATCTTTCAGATTTGAACTTATAATCTTTAAACTTTGACAATCATATTATATAATATAAATAAAGTTATAAGATTTAGATGTATCATCTAAGTTCTTCATCTTTAATTATTTGATATAGCTATCAAATACATTCTTAAAGGGATTTGACCCAATCCCCAAGGGCATTTACTTTTAACAATCTTCGACTAAGTAGCAATAAACATTACTTTATATTAGTCAGGAATTGTAATCTTCGTAGTTGAATTTGATTCCGATAAGGCAAAATCTACATTGAGCAAAAATTCGTCAATCTCATTTCCCATTACTTCAATCTTTTCTTTAAGACCACTCATTGTTACCATTTTTACTTCATTTGCTTCCATAAATGGTCTACTAATTGCAAGAATATCATCTTCTTTAGGACGAGTTCCGCTAGTAAAACTTTTTGTAATAAGATCATCTAACCTAACTTGCAACTTTAAAGACTCTTTTTCTACATGATCTAACATTCTTTGGTAATCATTTTTCATCTTACGTAACAACGTTTCATCTAGCTTAATCAATGTTTTACGCTTAATTGCCGATGCTACAGTCATTTCTTTTTCACAAATTGTAACCATTGTCGTTGCATTAGAATTTGCTACTTCAGTTTCAATTGCTTCCAAACGTCCTATTAAAGATACCACAGATTGATACATTGCATCTGAATTTTTAACAAAATCTTCATTACTTGAAAATCCATTGACAGGTTTCTTGCCAGTACATACGCTTACAGATTGAAGAGACAATGTGCCATTTTCGATTCGCTTTAAAAGCATTTTCTTCTCTGCTAAGGCTCTTGTAATCGTAATTTCCATATTTTTTAACTCCTTTTAACTTTAAACTTTAAATTTACTACTCTTTTAGTATAACACATTATTTACTACTTGTCAAGCTTTATTTAGCAGTTTGTGAAATATTTTTTTGTCGATATTGATGTACGAAGAATGTCCCGACAAATGTGCTAATTAATGTAGCAAAGAATAACCACTCTGGAGGATGAATACTAAACACTCCCAAAAACATCTTTAAGGAAATAATACCAATCAATACATGTGCCGTAGTTTCTAACTCAGGAATTTTAGCAACTAATTTTACAAACAATTGTGCAATACCTCGCATTGCCAAAATTCCAACCATACCGCCAATTGCAATAACCCAAGGAATATCTGAGATACCAAATGCGGCTACGACACTATCTACACTAAAAGCTATGTCTGCTAGTTCAACTGAAATAATTGTTGCAATTAAACTTTTTTCCATGACGTCCTTAACACCATTTTGATTTTCGTCTTTATTTCTAAAAAAATCAAATACTATTTTTGCTAAATATAATGCGGCTAATAATTTTATCCACATAATTTTTACAAGATACAGACCCAACGTAATTGCTATTAGCCTAAAAGTATAAGCTCCTACTATTCCATATTTTAATGCTTTCTTTTGCTCTTTTGGAGGCAAATGTTTTACCATAATTGCCAAAACAAGAGCATTATCTATGGACAAAAATATTTCCATAAAAAATAGTGTCATGATAAGGAAAATATCTTTAGGACTTTGTATTACTAGTCCCAATTCATGTAAATTAAAATGCTGTAAATTAAGCAAAATATTAGTAAAAAAATCATTCATTTCTTTTCCTCTTTCGTTTGGTAATTTTTTTAATTAATTTAAACATTAAAATGTTTTAAAATTAACCGTATTACATGAAAATATTTCTTTTAATCCACCATCAATTGAATTTAAACTTTTAAATTGACAACTATTACTACAACCTTCACAACCTTTAAGATGAACTAATTTTACCTTATTTTTCTTTTCCATTTAATTTTCCCCCTTATTTTTATTTAAACATCTAAACCATGTTCCCTACAAAATCCCTCAAGACCATTGTTATATCCTGATCCAACAGCTTGAAATCTCCATTCTCCATCTTTACGATAAATTACACAAACTGAAACTCCTGTCTCTAAGCTGAAATCTTCTCCAAGGTCAAAACGAAGTAATTCTTTGTCATTTTGATCAGAGTCCAATACACGAACATACGCATTATTTACTTGTCCAAAATTTTGACTACGTGCTAACGCATCGTAAATAGTTACTACAAAGTCAAGCTTGCTAATATTTTCTGGTATTTTGGAGAAGTCAACAATTATCGTCTCATCATCGCCTTCATTTTCACCTGTTTTATCATCACCTGTATGAATAATTGCCCCTGAAGGATGTTTTAAATTTTTATAAAAAATAAAATCAGTGTCATTTACACATTTACCTTTTTCGTTACAACAAAAAACTGAAGCATCTAGATCAAAATCTTTTCCTACATGTTTTTGAGCATCCCATCCTAGAGCAACCTTAATATTTTTTAAAGAAGTACCTTTCGTTAAGTCGAGTTTTTGACCTTTTACTAAATCAATTGACATTTAATTTTCTCCCCTTTTTATTGTATTTTGTTTACTCCGTAAGTATAACACATTATTTTAAGTTTGTCAATAACACTTATCTAATTAATTTTGCTTTTAGAGCAAGTTTTTCCCAAGACGGATATTCATTCAGTAAAAGATCATAGAGTTGTTCGTCATTAATCTTGTTAATATCTTTTATCTCAAAGAAATTAGCATTATCGATTAAGCGTCCATCCATTGTATCCAAATCTTTGAGATACGTAAACTTTTCATGTCCAATTCCAATAAATTGCCAGAAAATATTATAATTAGACGCTTTAATAATAGCTTTTGTTGTTTCTTCTTTATCGTTATTATTTCCATCTGTAATAAATATTACAAATGTCGGAATGTCAGATGGTTCTTCAATTATATACCTGTTCATAATATCTTTAATTACAGGTGCATAACTCGTTCCACCCCAACCATATTTAGGTATAATTTCACGATTTACGTAGTCATGAAATGTATTTTCTGTAACAGAAGTCATTCTTTTAAAGGTATTATGAAATACCCATACATCTAACTCATCATCTTTATCAAATTTAAGCCCTATGGGTAATATTCTTTCGACTACTGACTGAACAACTCCCCTATTATATAAATAGTCCATTGATCCAGATTTGTCCAAAACTAATGCTACTCTCGCCACAACATTTTCCATTGAATTCTTTACAAGTGAAATTTTAAGAGTTTCTTTACGTAAATCTAGTTTTCTAATATTGTTTACCTCTGGTATAATAGGTGTTAAAATTGTTGGTGTTACTACCTGTGTTTGAGTTTGAGTTTGAGTTTGAGTTTGAGTTTGAGTTTGAGTTTTTTTACCAAATAGTTTATCAAATAATCCCATAGTTTTTCATTTCTCCTTTTATTTTTTATTAGAGCAAAATTAATTGACGAGATTAATTTTGCTCTTTAAAGAGTTGGAGGCGATAGGTTTTACTACTCTTTTAGTATATCATTATTTTAATCCCGTGTCAAGCATTATTTTATACTTTTGTCAACTATAATATATTGCTCGAATTCATTGTAATTAGTAAAAATTGTCTTCATTTCTGTTTTAAGGTCGGATAAATTTATATTATACTTTTTCAAAAGATACTTAGAAATATCTTTATCTATAAGATTATCAAATGTGCATACTGGACAACTTTCAGCAGGAAAATCATACGTATCATCAATTTCTCCTGTTGCATGATCTTCACACATCGTATGACCGTTCTCACATTGAATCATTCCTAATTCAGACATTCCTACATTCATTCCAGACTCCGTATTGTCACAAATAATACAAGTATAGGATGAACTAGAACTATTTGTAATATAATCTAAGCGTATCTTCAATTAACCATCCCTCCCTGCACCAAATCCTGATTTGATATCAGTAAATCCATTTTCTTTATTTACTGCATCAATTGCTTTCATTGTTTCTTCTGAAAAATCATCTGTATCAATATCATAATTAGGTTCTCCATCCGATTCATCAATATCTTCATTGTCACTAAAAAAGATGAATTCAGAAGTGATATTCTTTTGCACATATTCTTCTGAAGGAGTAAGGTCTACTCCTGCCCAATCCCATTCAAATAATTTACTCCATATTCTATTCCCCATTGCTATTAAAAGTTCTTCGCCTGTATAAACCTCATAGTCATATTTTTCGATAATTGGTTGTGCTTTTGATTTATCTGAAATTCTTGCAAAAACTGCAATAAAAGAACTGCTTGAGCTATTTGTTACAAAATCTAACCGTGTTTTCAATGTGACTTCCTCCACTCTTTATAATTATTCATTATTTCTTTCTTATCATAAATCATTTTTTGACATAAAAACTCCAAATAACTTTCCACTTTATTATAATTAATATCTTCGCCATTATCCAACCTTTTTCTATCTTCTGGACTTAAATCTTGATAACAAGAATCGCACATTTCCCTTTCATAATCTGCATCGTTATCAAAATCATGAATTAAATTTTTACATTTAGTACAAATAAATGATGAGCTAGACGAGTTAGTAGTATAATCAGTTTTAATCTTCATTTTTACCTCCAATATTCCTTGAATTCCCATTCAAAACTTTCGGACTTACCACCATCTCTAAGAATATAGTCAAATACATGTCCTAATACATCTCCATCTTCATCTCCATAGCCACTATTTATAGATGAATTAGCAGGAAATATTTCACTTCTTTTTTCTGCATCAATTAACATTCTTCCTTGGGTAAAATATTTATCATCTCCACCACGATATTCATCAACAAATTCTTTAACCAATTGTGGATTTTCTGTCACAAAATCAACCAAAGTTTTGTCTTTGTTAGATTTATTAGTAATAGTAAAACATGTGCTACTAGAATTAGTAGTATAATCACTCTTAAATTTCATAAATGTCTTTCTCCTTTCTATTACATAATCTATTTATTTCTTGTGTCAAGACACATCCACCTCTACAATCGTTTTGATTTGCACATCCTGAACAACTATTTTTATGATAGTTTCTGAATAACTCAAATTTATCACTATCCCATGCTTCTTGGATTGTATATTCATTTAAATCTACAGCATATTTTAATGTAACTGTATCAAATGAACAAGGTAACATTTTAAAATCAGGAGTCACGTATCCAGAAAAACTCGCCCCGTCACAAGGAGTTACTGAATTAACACTTATATTTTTTGAGAAATTCATTAAAGCAGGTAAATGACAGGCATCTAAACCAACTTTAAAATCAAACTCTCCAGTGTCAATTAAATTATAAAATTCTGCAACTCTTGGATCATCAAATTTTAAAACATTTCCTTCTTTTACACAACCAACTGGTTTATACATAAGAAATATTACAGCATTAATGCCTTTGGTAAAATCATTTTCTTTAAGCCTTCTAATTGCATCATCAATGGAATCATTTCCTAAGACAAAATGTATATTAGTTTTACATCCTGCTTCAATAAATCTATTGATTGCGTCATAAGTGTAAGGTTGATCATAATGGCTCACGGCAACTGCACCGCAGAAATCTTTTGTAGCTTTAATTTGCTCGTCAGTTAAATCAATTCCAGAGGTAGTGTAATTAGGCACAATACCGTTTCCTCTAGCATATTTGAGAATTTCGATAAAGTCTTCGTGTTCATTTGGACTACCACTTCCTCCTAATGCCATTTCAAATACTTTTCCCTTAGATTGATCAACTATTTTCTTAAAGTTTTCAAGAGACATATTAGGTTTATTCATTTTTCCTTGATAGCAACCAACTGTACATCTTAAAGCATTCTTGCAATGTCCCATAATTCCAATATCCAGTAGCGAGGGAAACTGTCTCATAAATGGATCTACACCAGTGTCATTGCCATCTTTGTCCATTACTCCAGATCTAATATAGAAACCTGTCTCACGATTAAACTTCTCGACAAATCTATTTTTCCTGTCGATCATAGTCACCATGTTATTTTTTTCATTAACTATCATTTTTATTTCCACCTTTTATTTTATTTTAGCAATCGAATAATGGAGTATAATCTTCAGAATCTACCCAAACCCATAACATAGACCTTCTAATTAAAAATTCAGTTACTTCAACTTTAATCTTAACACAAATAAAACTATAGTCATTTTTTTCTACTATTCTTGATCTTGTACTATAAACAGTATAAGTATTATTTCTACGATCAATAATTTTGAACATATTTTACCTCCCTAAATTATTTAATATCTAAATCTTTGAACCCCAAAATAATAGACATTATAATCCCTGAGATTAATATGATTAATATATTAATATTATCCATTTTCCACGTTTCAATAAATCCATTTAATTGAATTATTAAAACTAATGCAATAAAAAAGTCAATAAAACTATTTTTATTAATGATAATTACCTTCTTTCAAAATAAATATAGAAGCAAGATTCTATTACTACTTTTAGAAACAACTTTGGTAGCAAATAGGAGATAATAGGAGAAAACAAGAGTATGAGAGACTTAGTTTTCTCCTATTAATTTATCTTACCCTAAATTTTTCATTAAGCACATAATTTCTCTATAAGATTTTAAAATATTATTATATAAATTAAAATCGGAAGAAAGTCTTGCATTTTCTAATACTGGGATAAGTTCATTAAGCTCATTTGTAAGTGAATTAGCTAAGCTCTTGTTCTCAGAAATATAAATTATATTACATTCCCTTGTAATACGAATTGATTTATCAACAATTACTGGTATACTCTTAAAATATAGATTATGACCAATAACACTTGATTCTACTTGAGGATATAAACCTGCATAAAACTCTTCGCTACACCTGATTTCTTTGACCCCAGTTAAATCATAATTTATTAAATTTTGAATAAACATAAATTATACCTCTTTCTTAAATGCTTTTTCGCTTACAATATAACATGTTTTTGTATTCCATCCATTAACTTTTACAACTCCGTAACACATTATATCACTTTGAATTCCATGTTTTTCTTTGCATACAATTTTATAAGTTACATTTTCATCTGGGAGTTTACTAGTCCAATCATATCCATATGGAATATGTTTTCTTGCCCAATCAAAATAAGTAGTATAGGCATAATTTTGATTGTGTATAACTACTTCATCACCAATTTTATATTCCTTTTGTTCGCCCTCTTTCTTTTCAAGTAATGTACTTAATTTATAACTATTTTTTTTGTAATCAAGATACATTCCTCCTAAAACATCTACTTTTATACATATCTCCATTCTGCTAGTTTTAATATTAATTGAATCTCCAATTCTTAACGCTAATTCCATCTTTCATTCTCCTTTACTATCTTTATAAATTATATAAAATAACATTACGCAATACCCAATTATGCTTATCATAATAATTCTGACATAATTCACAGCACTTTACTTTCCTCCAAACATAGATCCTAAAATTATTAACCCCATCCATCCCATAGGAGTACATAAAATAAATAATATTATCGTAACAATTGCATTTGTTAAATTAATTAGAAATTCCTTCATATTACCTCCTTTAAGACATTGTATCACATTATTTTATACCTGTCAAGTATTAATGAGCATTTGTATCAGCATAATTAAGTAACAATAAGTTGTCGAAGAATTCTTTGCCGACTAGTTTGATAAATTTTTCTTTAGATTTATCAGATATTAAATTATATGGTAACATATGGAATTGAATATAATTTACTATCTTTAAGAGAGAATCTTGATTAATTTCGCGAAGGTAAAACATAGCATCGTAAGCTGAAACGAGATGATGCTGATAGTAGGTGCAACGTTTCTTCTCATCATTCCATTGTTGAACGAATGGTTTAGATATATCATGAAACAAGGAAGCAATTCTTAGTTCATAATTATCTGATAACTTTGAACATATCCTGTAACACTCTTTGCAATGTATGCCAATTGTATGAGTGTGGTAAGGAGTAATTTGATCCATTTCATCTAATTCATCGAATAAATCAAAACCGTCAAATGTACGACCAAAAGTGTTCCATACAATTTCTATCGAATCAAATCCTTCAAATCGTTGAGGTACATTAAAATTTTCATACATACGTTTTATTATAAATTCAGGAACCACTCTCTCCCTTAATTTATTTAATCTCAAACAATCCTCGTATGGTGTTGCCATAAATATAGCTATTTTATCACATTCAATATTCTTTAAGGTATCTAAAAATGAAATTCTTTTCTTGTACGAAATATTTGTTGCATCGAGAATCACATTCTTACCTGCTTTTAGCGAATCACGAATACGTTTATATAATTCTATAAATAGTGCTTCATTATGTGACTGATTGTTAATATTTCCGTATAGTTCAACTCTCAGGTCATCAGATGAATATACTAACGCTTTGTCTCTTTCAGCAATTTTGTACGCATAAGTTGTCTTTGTGCTTGCAGGTAATCCAATCATCATATAGAATTTAACCATTTTATTTCACTCCTTCAATCCATTCAACTATTTTCTCACTTGTCTGTGCATAAAGCCATTCTTGAGTATTGGATATTTTCCCATCTAACCAACTAAATAAAACAGGACTACATTTTGTACTTAAAGCAAATTCCGCAAATTTTTTTCGATTAATAGTTTTCTTATTCTTAATTTCTTGTTGACACTCGATGCACCAATCCATATCTGATACAAAAGCACTAATCTTCTTACGAATATCTTCTACTGCATCTTTATATTCAGGAAAATAAGCAAGAAACTCAGAGTCTTCATTTAACTTTATTAAATCTACGATTCTTTTCTTAGTGATAATATTGTTATTAGCGAGATGATGAACTGCCACGTATGCAGGGCTTTTTATTTTAATTCTACGCCAGTCATCGTCTACAACAACGTATCCTTCTTGCGTAAACGGTAATTCTTTAGCAACCTCCATACACTCTTCTATTGATTTGAAGCTATATGATTTAGGTTTCTGTACTCCAATATCAATATTTACTTCTTCGAGAGTTGTATTGCATCGAGTTCCAATATGAAGTATTTGGATATTTTTATGCGGAACTACTACGCGATTATAAGGTGACATTAATTCAAACATAAAAGTATATTGTCGATCTAATTCATGTAACTGTATACTTGTGCCTCTAAGTGCTACTAAAAACAGATCATAATAATTCTGATATTCACTAACTTCACTTGATAAATTTGCGTCTTTGGCATCAATTGTGCCGTTGGTAGACACTCTCCATTCGTCTTCATAAAACCATAGCTTGATCAACGATCCATCGAGTTTTTCATTAATTTTAGCAGTATTCCAATCAATTTCACTTGCGTTCGTTTCACCAAAATTAAAAAATTTAAAGAATGGTACGCAGACAGGTTTAAATGTTGTATCTTCAAGGACAATTCCTCTGCTTTGCTTGACTAATAGCAGATTAAAATTAGACTCTATTTGATTATAGCAAAACATTATCAAGTTATCTTTACGTTTAATTGTTAGACAATATGGTTTTTGGGTTAGTTTAGTTTCCCAGTCTGAATTATTTTTGATATATTCTACTAATTGTAATTTCATTTTAATTCCTCCATTATTTTATATTAATATTATGCAGAAATACCTAATTCTTTTTCTTTTGACCATTTTTTTATAAATAAATCTTCTTCTTCTGTACGACTTCTATTACTAAATCCTTTAATTTGGATAATATTATTTTCGCGAATTTCAATGGTTAACAAGGAGCTTTCTAAGGAATCTGTTTTTCTCATAAATAATATCTTGCATTTACCGTTTATCACATCATCAACATAACTTGCCACACAATGCGAGAGTAGCTTTCCTTCGGAAATCATATCTATAGGTTCTTGTGGAATAATAATACTGTATTCTTTGTTATTATAAATTAATTCTTTATATTTATTGCTAGATATTACATTCCTAAAATACTCTTTTTTTCTTGAATCTTCAGTTACTTTATAATTCATAGAGCAAATATCATGATCTTTCTTTAAACTTTTGCTATATTTATTATATTCTACTCCCATTCTATTACTCATTGACACATAATCTTTAAGTAATGTTAAGCCATCTATAGGATCAAGTATACCTTGTTCGAGTTTTATACCCCTTGTTAAATATCTAATTAATTGTTTTGGTTTGTAATTACAATTTTTTATCAAATTTATAAATTCAGCTATATTAGAACTTCCAAGAAAACTTATCATTGAATCAGTTTCTTCTCGTAAATATGATAATATTATTTTACAATCATTTCCGCCAAAATTCTTGTGTAACTCCCTAATTCCTCCTAAAGTATATGGCGAAAAGTTATGTGGTTTAATATATTGTATTGCATATTTAGGAACTCCTAATATTTCTGTTGGTTTATTTTTACTAAAATCAATGTCTTTTGAATTATATCTATCCATCAAGTTATAAATTGTATACATATTATATCCACATTTAAAAAATAATTCTATCTTTTTATATTTAACAAATCTCGATAATCCATAAGATAATTTATTAGAATACCTTCCAACATATCCAAATTTAGATATCGCATACTCAAATAACTTTTTATTATTAGGAGTAGATATTAAATCAATAAGCATATCTTGATCATTATATCCTTTAAAGAATAATTTTAAAAATTCAATATTTATTTTATATTGAATACCATCTGATTTAGAATAAACAAATAAATCATCTTTAAAAGAATATATTAATTTCCAACAATAAACAGACTCTAAAAATACAAGTGTATTTATTTTTTTGTTGTATTTTAAATTAAACTTTTCTCTTTCAAGGATAAATCCCCAATCTTGTTTTTCAATTAAAACAATTGCCTCGTAAGTAATATTTCCTCCATTAAAATTAGGAGCAACATTTTTAAAGTGATGACATCCACATTTATTACAAAACCTATCAGTATCTTCAACTAAATCTGTTTGACTTATAGACCAATTATTTCCACAGGTACAAAGATAATAATTAATATTATTTTCTGTATAAAATATACCTATATTCAACTATAGAATACTCCTTTCATTATTAAATTGGACTCTAAAAGAGATATTTTTTAACTTTTAGAGTCCAATTATATACTTTTTGTCTTACTTTAAGACGATTGCTCTTATTTCTGCCAAAGTTTGTTCCCTTACCATTTTTCCGTCAACGAAAACATCTTCAAGTAAATCATATTCTTTATAATTATCTCTTTCTTCAGCATTTAATCCATCTTTAAAATAAATTTCACCAGTATCAAGATCTTGTAGAACTACAACCATACCTCTTTGAGATTTTTTAATTCCATTATCTGTTTTAGGATCTTTAAATATGAATCTCTCTTCTCCATTAATTACGGTGTAAGTCGCCTTCATAGCAAACGCAAAGGTATCTCTTGTGTAGTATCCTAATGAATAAGACCCCACTCCAAAAACAATATTCGAACTTGCAAAACCTTTTTCTTCTAGTTGTTTAAGAATTTCTTCTGCATATTCAGGAGTAATTGAATCGCCATATATTAATCCCACATGACTATCTAATACTTTATATCCCTTACTATTAACAGTACCTCCAAACGTATCCCATAATGCTTCTACCGAACCTTTTTGTTCAATAGTTAATTCTATTTCATCACAACTTATTACACGACTACCATCCATATAATAATATTGTTTATCGTATCTATTCCAATCAAATTCAACAACGATTTTATATATTTTATTGTCAAATTTAAAGTATCTAGTTACTTCGGAATCGCCATATTCTCCATGAGGAGTTTCAACTCTTACTTCTTCTTTAATTCCATCTAGCATCCATGTCTTACATTTTTCTAATGTTTCACAATAATTTTGATTAGTTAAACTTTCAACAATTACTGTCCCACAAATGATTTTAATTGGCGAACCAGAATCAGGACGAATTACAGCCTTCCCATCTCTATTCATAATATCTTCTTTTAAAGCAGGAACAATATTACCAATGAAATTCCAATAATCATATCCATCTGCGACAACAGAAACTATGCCATTTGGAGCAACCTCTGTAATCATTCTCTTAAAATATCTCATATCATCTTGATATCCACATTGGATACTATGCTCAGTAGCAAGAACTGACGCTCCTACAAGCTCTTTTTCTACATTGGTTCCATAATAATCTTCTAAATATAGAATAGAAGGAATCGTATCTGTACCCGTGAAATATAATAGATGTCCTGCTCCTGTAGTAGTAGCGTCTTCATTTCCCGACATTCCACGATAACTAAAATTATGACATTGCCATTGAATATGCGACCTATCATCACATGTTTTTTCTGACCATTTTTCACAAATATCCCTGTATTTTTTAACAATAGTTGTAGAAGTGATTACTTTCCATATATTTGCACTTATAAATGTTTCCATAAACAGAGGCAACCAATAAAAATTTTCATCTGTACTTTCAATTGTAAATACAGGTACTCTCATAGGAATCAAAGTTCCTTCTTTGACAGCCTTAATTCTAATAGGAAGATACCCAAGATCATGTAATGCTTCAATATGGGAAGAGTCAGCACAACCATCTCCTAAAGTACATGATATAAGACGTTTATATCTTTTTATTACTTTTGATTTTTTTACTTTAAAAAATCCTACGTTAAACTGCTCTATGATATAATCTTTAATGAAGCCTTGGAGTCCAAAAAATACTACTTCATTAATTCCCTCTATTCTAGAATGTCGTGGTGTAAACGTGGAATAAAGTTTTTCCGTACCCTTTTCTCCCATCAAATAGTGACTAATTTTGTAAAAATCTGCCCAAAACATCGGATCACATTTCATTTTAATATCCCCTTTATTTTATATTTGTTCTATATTACTAAGTAAACTATTAGTCCAGTTACTTAGAATACTATCGGTAGTAAATATCTTCGAAATTAATCCAGAATTTAATAGCGCACCATCATAAATTGAATCTTCACAATGAGAAAAATACAAGTATATCTCATTTACTCCTAATTCTTTCAGTTTCAACGAAGCATGATGACACGTTCCACCCTTTGAGCATAAATCATCAATAATTAAAATATTTTTACCTTTTAGATCTGGACAATCAATAAGTTCATAGTAAAGTATTTTTCCAGTTTGAAGATTGCGTTTCTTATTTCCGTAAAAGTAGAGTTTTCTTAAAGTAAGTATTTCGGTATACTTTTTTAAACTACCATTATCTGGAAATAATACATAGTCTATTTGCAATCTTCGCATTATTTTATCAATATACGGATTTAAATCAATCTCAACACATCTATCCAATAATGCTGTAGCAACATTAGAATGAGGATCTAAAACTATTACCTCATCAAAATATAGTTCATTTATGAATTTGCAAAAATATTTAAGACTAAACATGTAACCGTTAATATTCCTATCCATTCTAGAGTATGGAATATATTTCATTACCAATGTTACTTTTGAATTATAAAAGTTATTTTCTAAATACCTTTTGCACATATTAAGGATAGAAAGATCAATATCTGTTGTGTATTTAAGTTCTATGATAAAATCTTCATCCTGATAAAACCTCTCAAGGGGTAATCTAAATATTCTTTCGTTATTAGGGTAACAATCTTCTCCTATATGATTGCCATTAATTTTTATCATTTATCCTCCTTTTTATTAAGTATATACCATTACTTACTGCTTGTCAATAGATAAAATAATAAATAATGGTATAACTCGGCCATAACTTTTATTTTACTAAATCATAATTTTTAATAATAAGTTCTTCACAAATAACATCAAACGTTATCTCAGAAGATTGTTTTTCATTTGTCATTTTTATGAAATAAATTACTTCATTATCATCAGAAATTTCGTCTCCAATAGATAATATTTTTATTTTATATTTATTTGCACTCTTCCAAACAAATTCATTTCCTACCTCAAATTTAGGAATTACAGATTCTTTAATTTCTTTCCATTTATAAACTTCTAATGTACCTGCATAAAAAGTACTTATAATATTTACTTCAAAAGGATTTCCTTGTTTTCCCCAAACTAATATACCTTTTTCATTAATAAATATTGGGTTATTTGGTTCTTTGTTCGATACAAATCTTGCTTTAGGATTTTCTTCAAGCCTCTTTAACATTTCATAAGTTTTCATATACATCTTTATAACCTCTTTCTATTATTTATTTAAATAATTAGCCACTTCTTCTAATGAATTAAAATATAATCCACCATTTCTTTTAACTAAACGACCTATAGCATCTAAATGTTTTAACTCTTGACTGTCCAACGCCCACTTGCCATTAGGTAACTTCTCGTTCATTATACATAAGATAGTTTTTTCTGGACGTTTATTGCTATCATCCACTACTTCTGCGATTGAGAAGGTGCTATAAATTCTAGTTAAAACATATAGTACAAAATCACATTCTTCTCTTTGCTTTAATTTTTCTAATTGACACTCTGGAGTCCAATTAGAAACTACTGGATTAAAATAATCAATAGTTAACATTGGTATTAATTTATCTCTCCATAAACTATTAGCACAGGTTCCACCTAAAAACACGCGTTTTTTTAATTTACTATATTTATCAGATATTTCATCCAATATAGTTTCCATAGATTTTATTTTACTATCATTGTCTTTAATATTAATACCAATAGAATTCAAAAGTTCTTCAATTTTTGACATTTAATTTCTCCTTCACAATAGAATAGGTTTTCTATTTATCAACAACCGAAACCCCAATTATTGGAAGATTGTATACTTTTTCACCTTTATTTTTAACCGTAATTTTAATTGACAAGTTTATCTCTCCTTTATTATAAATTATTTTATATTGTTATTTATGCTTGTGCTTTTATCGTATTAAAAACCACCTTACGATTACATTGTAATTTTTCAGATTTAAATATCTCCTGCAAGTCTTTAATAGACACCTTTCCCTTATATTTTGTATTAATAATATCTACCAATATGTCTATTCCTTTTTCTGATTTTAAAGGAAATGCCTTTATTGGTTCTTTAATTAATATATATTTATATAATCCACTACCAATAAATTCACACTCTATTTTATACCCCATACGATATAATTCTCTAATACGTGTATGCCAATGCATACCTAATTCTTGAAGATCGATATTAAACATTCCATACTTACCTGCAATTCTTAAAGCATTTAAAATTTGCTCTCGTTGACTTGCAATTTTCTTTTGTATTTCTGGGGTTACAAAAAACATTACTTACAACTCCTCTCTTTATAATAATGTTGCTTTCTGGCAATAGTTAAATTAAATTCTTTAAGAATATCTATTAATTTATTAGCAGTAATTTTACCAATAATAGCATCAAATAAGATAGTTCCTGCTTTTGGTCTATTTGTAATGATTTTTTCTGGCTCCTTAACTAAAACATATTTATATATACCATTACCAATATGTTCGTTAGTTATTTTGTATCCCATATCATACAAACCTCTTGTACAATTATGCCAACATACACCCACAGTTTGTAACTGTGTGTTGGTCACTCCTTTACTCCCTGCTTCTCTAAGCATAGTTAAAATTTGTTGACGTTGACTCGAAACTCTTGATTTCATCATTCTACCTCCATTATTATATTTTAATGATACGTTAATCTTCGTTCTCTTTGCATTGGTTTTAACGGTGATGGAATTATTTTATGCCATGCCATTAAATTTAAAGGTGGTTCTTCTGAACATTTTCCGTCTTCATTTAGAGTGATATATTCTTTTGTGCATATTTTTAAAACATTAAATTTACAATAATTTTTATGACAAGTCATCTTTTGCTTTCTTGTCCAGTCACTTTTATATTCCATAGCGAATTTATTATTTATTACTCTTTTTATCTGATAATCAATTGCAATATCGCATGATTCACTAGTATCTCTAAGACATTCTACGTATTCCAATAAACAATCTCCGTCAGCATTAATATAATTACACACAAAATTACATCCTTTCTAATATATTTTTATCATATTCAAAACGTCTAAAAGTGCTTTCCTATAACCCTTAGACCACATGTAGGTACTTTCATTATGAGATTCTTTACAATTTTTAATCTGTTCTAATATCCATTTTTTTATTTCTTCCATTTTTTATCCTTTCTTTAAAATAATCACCTTCCTTTCCGTTTAATATATATTAGCTTTAACTTGAAGGTAATATAAAAGATTAATTCTATTATTCCTTACAGTTGATAGTTACTACGTTGTCTTCGTTATAAAATGCATCTCCATCTGCCACCCAATAGTATTCTCCTTTATGGGTTACAGGATAACCATCTAGTTCATACATTCTAAATGTCATACCATCTTTGATGTCAATTGGATTAATATTTTCCCATTCGTTGTTTAATCCTCTGATTTCAGCTAATTTTGTATCTTTATTATCCATTAGCTTCTTCCGTCAATTCTTTTATATTTTCTTGAAGATACTTTGTAACATTTATATATCCTTTAGTATTATTTTTCTCATCAAATCCTCTAAATTTAACTCTTGCAGGATACATTTCATCTGTATCTTGATTCCAAACTATCGCCCAACCAAATACATGTAATGTTGTATTAATAAGCCAAAGTAAACCACTTTCTCTAAATTCTTTACCAGTTTTACGATCAATCAAATTTATCTCTCCTTCTTATATAGAAATAGTAATAATTTTATCTTCTATTTCTCCAAATGAATCTCCGCTGACACAATCAATAATTTGAATATCTTTTGCGAACAAATGATTTAAATTTTTATCATATGTTTTTTTATAATATTCTAATTTTGATTCAAAATTAGCGGTTGGATTAATAATTATTTCAAGATTTGGGTTATTATCTATACTAATAGATACTCCAATAAAACCTATATCATTCTTCTTTGCCTTATCAAATACCGAGATTAATTTATCTTTTGTCATTTTATACTCCTCTCATTATGTCATAAGTCATTATAACATTACTTTACACTAGTGTCAAGTCAAAATATTAACTCTTTTTTGTCCTATACCGAATCTATGATTTAATAATATTTCACTAATACTCTCTTTTGTTTTACCGCATTCATTACATACATATCTAGCTGTATAAGCCCCATTCGTTATAGGATAGGTAAATACCTTCCAACCCCACTCCCTAACAAATTCTCTGTGGCACAAGAAACATTCTTTCCAAACAAGTATAGGAAAATAGCTCCATAAGTGGCTATAAATTATCTTCTTTTCCTTATATTCTCTTTTCATGCAGAATATCTCCTATTCATATAAATTTTGATATAATCCCTTACAATTAGATATATTAATTCACTAATCCATTCTTTAAGTTCTTCATTAACTGGTTGTGATTTATATATCTCTTCATATTTCCTAAATTGTTGATATTCTACATAAATAATATCTCTATATTCTTCAAGAGTGTAAAATCCATTTTTAATTTTAAGCATTGCTTCTCGCTCTAATTCATCATACATTACAGATTTATTAAAATCCTTAAAATTAGTATTTAAAAATCTTTTAATAAAATCTAACATTCTGTATGCATGTAAGCCCATTTTTGTATCATACCCATATTTTTTAACTAGGTAAATAGTATTCTCTGTCCCTTTAGTTAAATCCTTCATTTTATTTAAATGCATTCCATGACACGCTGAATATAAATGAGGAAGATTCATTGTGACTATTTCGCTTCTTAAAGAAAATAATTCCTTTATTCTTTTATCTATTTCAGGTATTCCAGAAAATTCAATTTCGTTAGAATATAATGTTTGAATATAATCAATATTGGACTTCCAATATAAATCAACAATTTTTCTAATATCATGACAATCTAAATCTATAAACTTTCCTATAAAACTTTCAGCATAAGTTATTTTATTATATAAGTCTTCGAATGTAGGAAGAACAAATACTTTATAATCTTTATCAGAATTATCTGTTTGTAAATTATATCTCCAAGATCCTGAAAGACATTTAAATGCTATATTTCTCATACTATTTCCTCCTATTCAAATGGTATTGGTGAACGATGCACCTTAACATAATTTGGTTTATATCTCATTAAGAGTTGATACATATTATCTCTACCTACTCCGTTAGCAGTATGAAGATATATTTCTTCAGGATAAATACTTGGATCTTCAATACCTACTTCTACTAACCACTTACAAAAATCATATCCCGTTTCTTTTTCCCCTAAATCATGGTCTAGTGACATTGTTTTGATCTTATTATACCTAGTTACTAAACGACACTCGGAAGCATTTTTGACTAATATAAATCCTTCTGGAGAGGGTCGCATGTCATCCATAAAAATATTTATCATTTAATTTCTTTCCTTAATTTTAATTTCCCATTTTCCCATCTTTCTATCAAATTCTTCATTAAAGTTATAAACCCCATCCTCGACACTACATATTACTGATAACGCGACAATAATAACATCTACGCTTTCTTCTAGAACTTCTTTTGCTCCTAATCCTTTATATCCGCACCCACAAGCATTTGTATGTGATAATACAGCTTGTGCTAATTCTCCCACTTCTTCAGAACATTTTAATGCTCTTTCTGTAAGAGTTTTATGATCATAATACGTTAATTCATTTACCTTTTCTAATAAAATATTAATAATATATTTCTCCTTTTAATAATCATAATTTGGTTCTTCTGGTCTTTTAAATTGATAATAGAATCATTATTCTATCGCCCATCCAAATTCAGTTTCCATGTCCTCTAAGTCTAATACTACAGGTTTTCTTGAAGTCGTATCACTCATCAGTGTATGATAGACAAAACCACCATTATTATATTCAATTATAAGATTTATTGGTAAATTTATAGCAATAAGCAAATCACCTTGATTAAATTTTCCCTCATCTGCAAATTCTGCTATTCTCCACATTTTCATTATTTTTACTCCTTTAGCAATAGAATCGTCGTTTTATTACTACTTATTTTTATTAAATCTTCCACACTTATTACATCTTACACAAATTTCTCCATAACTTTCTTCTATGTTTTTACAATTATCTTTAACGGATAAACAAATATGCATTTTTACTTTACCTCCTCTTTTAATTAATCCCTTCATGTATATTTCCAATAATTTTCATTTTCTCGTTGTCACAAACTCCATCTCCATTTATACATGGAAACATTTTATACCCATCCCATTTAAATACTACTCCTGTTATTGCCACTCTGCATGTCTTAGGATAAAAATTAGGATAGGTAACTATTTCTCTAATGACTGTTTCAATACTTACAATAAATTTTCTTACGTCACCATTAGGAAAAGTATACTCTAAAATATCATCTTCATAAATTTCGTTTCTATCTATATCTAAAAGACAAACATATTGCATCATTTTAACTTCACTTTTTCTATGCCTAAATCCATGCGTAAAATAACCATTCTCCGTTGCATTTAATCCATAAAGCATTATATTTTCTTCTTTTATCCAAGATCTAAATTTAATTTCTTTCATTTAATTACTCACCTCATAATATTTACAGTTTTTAAAATCAAAACAAACTATTTTGCATTCCATTCCTTCAACGATAATTTCTGACTTTTCACATCTAATTTCAGGATTTATAGGACAAGGATATTCTTCATATAATATTCTAATTGGTTTATCTTTAGTTGGAGTAAAATAAATTTTATAATCAGGATTAACTAATGGTGTAATATTTATATCACTCCTTCCTAATAATCTAATCTTCGATTACTTTTTTAAATTCAAGACTATGAAAGTCAATCCATTCTTTGCTTTCCAATTTTTTCTTAACTACAATATCAAAATACTCTTTTCTCATTTCTTGTAATCCGAATTTTAATATCTTTTTCTTCTTTAAGTTATTATTAACTAATTTAATTATTTCTAGATTATTCATAGGGTAAAGTTTGGCTAATCTATCTTTTTCAGCTTTAGCTTCTTCTTCTAATCTCAATTTTTCAGATTCAGCTTGTTTCCTATTTTCTTCTTCTTGATCTATAATATTATCTAAATCAATATCTAACTTATTCCATTTATCTTCCATATGAGCAGGAATAATAACCTCTGGAATTTCAACTGATATAATTTCAAACATCTCATAAGGATCATTATCATAATTATAACTTGAAAAATACGAACCGCTTCTTTGTACAGAACGAGTTACACCATACGAAAATAATTGAATCTCGCTATACTTTTTATCCATTTCCATCAACTGACCTTCATCGTATTTATACTGGTACTTACCTTGATCGTCCCAATCTCCGCTACCAATGTCTTTAAATCCATAAATTTTTCCATTATGTGTATAACTAAAATCCTCTAAATCAGAATCACCTAACTTTTTTACTATTAACGAAAATAAATTTATATCCATACTCATTCTCCTTTTAATAATCAAATCTTGATTTTATTTCGATGCGACCGCCATAGAAACATCTGAACTCCTTGATGCGTATATTACATTATTATTTACAGAATCAACGATTTTTGTTATTTCAATTTTTCCATAAAATGTATCAATCATAATTGTATCTACAGTTTTCATATCTCCATTGGTTTCATTCGCTTTTATATTAGAAGTTGATTGAGATGAACATCCTCCTATAAATACCCCAATTGCCAAAACCATAATTAATTTTAATTTATTCATTATTTTTACTTCCTTTCTTTATTAGAAATGTTAGCGCACACACACTAACATTCCTATTTTATACTATTTTTTAAACGAATCAAGACGTTTATTAGCTTCATCTAATTGTTTTTGCAGACATTTAACTAAATTTTCTGCATCGATTTCTTCTTTGGATTTTCTTTTCCATATTAAACTATATCCATCCATACTATTTTTAATAAAAAAATCCGAAATACCACATATTCTTACAGGAGAGTATACTTCCATTATGTCATACCCGTCATGACCATTAATATTTATAAAATTATCATCAACATTAAAGTTATTCCATGACAACTCTACATTTGATAAAAATACTTTTTCTAAATCAGCAATTTCATTTACTAAATTGTCTAAAAAAACATATTTTCTACCATTTCTTGTAACCACAATCATTCCTGTTTTTAAATCTGATGCTTTCATTTCCGTATCAACCTCTCCTTCTATAATTACAAAATGATCATCAAACCACTTACTATTTTTAGACGTTTTAATTGTTTGGTTCAATCCTCTACCATTTATTGCACATATATCACCAAAAAGATTAATTTCGGTTATATATGTTTTTCCTTCAGTAAAAGCACATTCTCCTAACAATGTATCAACTCTCTTAATGCATTTAACCTTCATTTTTATCTACCTCCACATTTAATATAAAATATTCATCTAAAAACATATCTCCTTCTTCATTAGAAACAATATGCTCGTATCCTTGTTCGTCTATTATCATTAATTCACAGTGTTTAAGTTCTTTTGCTTCGTAAATTTTATTTCCTAAAAAACAAATTTCTCCATTTTCATCTTCCATCACAGCATCTTTGATACATTTAACAAACATTAAATTAATCCTCCTTTTATAAATTCTGCATTATCTGGCAATATATCTCTATGACTCTCAGGTATTACAGTTTAAATTATTTCTCCTCCTCATTATATAATTGAGTAGTAAATATTTACTACTTACTACTCTTTAAGTTTACTACATTACTTTCTACTTGTCAACCCTTATTTACAAAGTTCCTGAAGTTCTTTTTGAAGCGATTCAATTTTTGCTCGAAGATATGCAATTTTAACTCCTTTAAGTTTGTCGTAGGTGTCGGTTGGCATACATTTAGCAATACCTTTTGTGCCATCGTTAAGAATTACAATGGTTCTGTTATTCGAATGAATAATACGCTCTTTCTTCTCTTTAATTGTAAATGAACCATCTTTTACATGATTGGGAAGTAAATTAGTTCTTTCTGAATATTTTTGTCTACCTTTTTTATAGACGATATCTTTTACCTCTGTTTGTTGTGCTTGATTAATCATTAATAAATCTCTCCTTTATTTATATTTTATGCAATCTTGTGGAACTCTGTAATCATTATATGAAATATATCTATCCTTTGCCATTATATCTACCGCATCACCACTAAAAATATTACTAATTGTTATATTTTGCAAATCTTTTGGATGACATCCCACGGGAGTCTTATCAGCTAAATAGTCTATTAATGATATGACGCAATAATCACATTTTATAGGACAATCTGCATTATTGCTCCAAGATAACCAACCAGAAGTTAATTCATAATTATGGTTTTCATTAGACGATATTTTATTTAATCTAGATATTAATTTTTTGGTATATGGCAGAGACTCTGTTATATGCCTTACAAAGTTCATATCTCCTGACGATGCCCAATCTAATAGTATATGACCATTGTATAATGAATATTTATATCCAAGCTTATCAATAATATCTAAATTCTTTGGCTTATTACCCACAATATCATGAACCTTACAAGGTGTATTGTATTGATATGCTACAACGCAAGATGTTTTATTAAAGTATCTTACTCCATTAGCATTGCAACAATCAATAAAATAATCTTTGCTGTCGTTTTTCAACTGCTTTAATAATTTTTTGTTATGCAATCCACCCAAAATTATATTGTTACCAGTTTTGGCGGCAACATCCACAATGCGCTCGATATTTTCATGTGAATCATTTCTACCCTTTATAAGTGGCCTGAACATTATATTCATTTGACCAAACATATCATATAATCTCATTATGGCTTCTTCTCTTTCTTCAAAACTATAATTTCCTTCATTTAATCCTGTCAAAGAGTACGCCATAAATAATTTTATATCTTTTATATTTGCTATTTGTTTAAGTTGTTGATATGCATTCTCATTTGGTACTGCTTTTGTGCAAATCCCCACCACATTATTACACCCTATTAATGATCTAATTTTGTGTATCGTGCTTTCTATTTGATTATCTGTTAATGGATCACCATGATTGTTAATCATAACAGGTATATTTTCGTACCAATTTAAATTTTTCACTTTCAAGCCTCTCCTTTATTTTATTTTAATTCTATCAAATACTTTATGGTCATTTGATTTTCTTTGTATACTATGATCTCATCATTAAATAACATCTTGCCTTTGTGTGCATGTAAACAATTACTACCCTTACTAGCTTTTTGCAATTCTTCATAGTTAAACTTATAATACTTATTATCAAATGAGTGTACATCGTATGGTTTTCCATAAGCAACGTCAAATAATGCCATAAATCCAGTTTTATCGTTTCCTTTAGACCATCTAGACCCTGAAATAGACGTATATCCTAATGATTTTTGGGCTTTTGGAGCAAAATAAATTCCATATCCAAACATTTTTCCTGTAATTTTAGCGGAAGGTCTTAAAACTAATCCAGAGTTAATTATACTCCATACGTTCTCTGAACGAGTACCATGAAATAATAACCTGTTGTCTTCAATTTTTTCATTGATAATAAATTTATTAAATCTCTCCTGAGTTCTAATATTAATCACTTTCCATGCTTGATAATATCTATTGCTAATATCCTCAAGTTCTCTCTTAATCATCCTCTCTTCTTCTTGTGTAATCTCTTCAAATCTTAATCCTAAAGCGTCTAATATAGTTTGATTATTAACTATTTCTTGCTCAGTTTCATCTTGTACAGATGTAATAACCACCTGACCCTTCATCACATCAAGCAAATCTTGTTCTTTTTGAATAATTTCTCCAAAATCTTTATCTATTTTAGCTAAATTATCTTTTACTTTTTTCATTTTACGAGGAATAATTTGAAATAACTCAACTAATATTTTGTTAAACGCTTCGATTGAATCTGCTGTCATTAAATTATTTAATGTTATTTGAGCTTCATCTATCATTGTCTGAGTTACTTTATTTGAAGATATTGTATAGTTGTCTGCAATAGCTTGTTTAGCCATAGCTTGTAATCTTGCGACAATTGCTGAGATAGAAGAATTTTCAATATCTAAATATTCTTTATTTTTAGAAGAAGATGTAATTTCTGCAACTAATCTAGTTTGGTCTGTGTATCCTTTTCTCTTCAATTTTTCATTTAATTTTTCATTTCATCTGCTAATAGGATAAGTAGTGGTTTGAAAATGATCTACTCCAATTCTTCCATTTTGAGTTGTAAATGTACCATTGCCATTTGGAATCATTTTGTAATATTTATTATTATTTTCATTTGAATCAACTTTAACTAAATATAACGATCCTATAACATTATTATCCACTTGTTACTCCTTTCTATACTTCCAATCTATATAAAGTTACATCATAATCTCCGAAAATTTCTTCTATCATTTTATAAACTTCATTCCAATCTCCACCCGCAAGACCGCAACCAATATTAAATGGAATTGCAACTGACACATTATACTGATTTGCTATATTATAAACATTTAACAAACCTCTTCTTAAAGCCACATAATCAGTATATTGTTTATCTCTACCATAATTTAATTGTCCGAATAAATTAACAAATACTCTGCCAAAATCATCTTCTACGCATTGAATTGTTCCTAATAATTGTTTTGGATCAGTATTACTACATAATCTTTTATATTCATTGTAAACTTTAGGAAGCTGATTTCTAATTTGTAATGCGATGCCACCACCCATAACTCCCATACAGTTAACCTGATGCACCACCAGTTTTTCCGATGCTTGTAAAATATCTCCATCAACTATTTTAATTATTATTATTCATCCTTTCTTAATTATAGCTTTCAATTATCTTATCATCTCTATAACAAACTAATCTAGCTATTCTTAAATCAATTTCACCATTATCACTTACCTGTTCAGTCGTTCATTTCTACTTGATATGCATATAATGCATCATACAACCTTTTAGGTATCTGATTAATATATTTATCAGCAGTTTTTTTAATGACCTGTTCTTTAAATGTTTTATATACTAAAAATGCCTGTTGAGGTGTGCTGTAACTCCCTAGATATACTCTTTTCCCTTCATTGTTGCATTGCGATTTGTAACTATCACATCCTTCATTCCTAGATACTCCTAATGGATAATCTCCTCGTTTATTCTTACGCTTAGTAAACAAACTATTAATATCATTAGATACGAATACGCAATTGTCAGGACTATATAATTTATTTCCCTTTACCAGTATATCTTTATCTAACTCCATTACCCTGCCGTCAATGCTGTAATAATTTTCATCATACCATTTTGCAAAATTTTGAAAGTTATGCCAATCTTCACATATTTCACAGTTTGCATATGTTGGTTCTTTTAAGGCAAGGTTTTCGCTGTAACACCTAACGAAAATGGCAAACCATTTTAAATATTGTGGAGTTTTTTCTCCATTTATAGAGGTTTTATAGTTTCCCTCTCCTAAATATCCAACCCCATAAAACCTTTTTAAGTATGGATTTGGGTTTCTTATCTCTCCTTTTTTGAAACTTTTATACGATCCTGTATTTGTGTAACCATCTTCAAATTTGACGGTTACGCAATGTGTACTTAAATACTCGATAATCTCTATTATATTTCCGTTCAGGTCGCATATCTCGCCGATTTTACTCAGTTGATTGCTTGCTAAATCTTTTCTCAATCATATCGTCCTTTCTAGTTATATGATGATTCTGATTTATCATCACGATATTCAATAAGTCTTGCCATTCTCAAGTCTGTTCCACCACTGTCGTTTATGGAGATATCCATATAACGCACCTTCACGATTTTATCTAACAGTTCTTCTTGATGAGTCCAAATATAATCCCTAACCATTCGATCATCATATTTATTTGAGTTATATTTTATTTTATATCCACACATTACTCTAATTGGATTTCCCTTAAAGTCACAAATTAAAGTTCCTAAAGTATTCTCAAACTCCTTACCTTTAGCTCCTTTTTCAAAACCAATTACGCGAATGTCGCACTCATTTTCAGTTTTAATCTTCAACATTTGTGTATACGATTTTTTCCCAACATACCTTTGATCTAGAGGTAAAACCATTATTCCTTCATCTTCAGCTAAAATCATCTTCTCAAACCAATAATCAATTTGAGACAAATCTTTTCCGATATATAGAGGATCAATATTTTTTACAAACGGAGAATTAATTTTATCAACTAATTGTTTCGCTAATTCCTTTCTTCTACGACAAGAAAATGGATGCTCTCCCTTAAAAAATCCATCGTCAGGAATAAAATTAAATACATTAACTTCAATTCCAACTTTTATTCCATCTCTCCGTAATATAGATCCAGTTTTATTAAATATTTCCATTCGTGTCATTTGTCCCGAAGGATCAATTGCTAACAATTCACATGCAAATACTCCTTTAGGTAAATTAGCATCTAAAAACGCTCTTTCAATGTCAATTAATTCTTTATATAATTCACCTCCAGATGACATTATTTTAATCTTGTCATATCCTACTACAATCTCTGCTCTATATCCATCTATTTTTTTATATATACCAAATTCTTTTTCTTCAAGTAATTTAAGATGTTTTGGTTCTGCTACTTCTCCTTTCTCTAATTTATGGATATATATAAATTCATATCCAAAAGCACTATTGATAGTTTTTTCACTCAGATTACATCGTAAGTCTTGAAGAATAATACGTGTGTATAAATCTTTTAAATCTTCTGTTTGTTCAGATAAAAATTTCTGTATGTTGGCAATAACTTTATCAGATCCAGTTCCATTATTAATAATATATTCTCTAAGTCCATAAAACCCTTCAATATCAACTAGTTGGTCAGACGTAACTTCTTTTTCTAATTTTTTACGCTTAATTCCCGTTTTTACTTCAAGAGAAAATACAAATTTTAATATATCTTTAAGTAATTGATTTTCAGAATTATTTTTTAATATTTTTTCTTTTTGATTTCTACTTGATGTTTCTTGTATCTCTTTAAGAATAGAATATATTTTTTCCATCTTTACAACTCCTCTATAAATTTATAGTGGTAGCAAGTATCAAAACAACTCGCAATATACGCATTAGTAATATAAGGAATATTAACTGATAATTGTTTCTTTAAGCACTTATTTTCTCTTTGAATATCGTCAATAAAAATATCCCAATTATCACTAATAAAGTCTATAAAATTCTCATCATTACCTCTTTCCCTAAAACGTCTAATCCATTCCTCTTTCATACTTTTAGATGGATATACCATAAAGAAATTGATATCATTATCGTTCAATGTTTTTCGAACAATATCATGACTACTAACAAAAATAATATCTACTTTACCAATATTATCTTTTATATGTTTAATATAATTATCAGGGAAATTAGGATCTCTTTCTTTAGTATTCTCTCCATTTACATCTTTAATCCAACTAAATTGACTAGAATCACTATCTAACATAGTAAATGGTTTGCCATTATAGTTATTAAACATATAAGACTTTCCACAAGCAGGGAACGCACTTATTACAATTGTTGGTTTGTACTTCATTTTATTACTCCTTGTATATTTATTTACTTCTTGGATACACTACTAATCGTCAAACTAAAATCTCTCGTCCTACTTCAACCTTGTCTTTAGGCAAGGTCTTTTTAATTAAAATAAAAGGGAGAAGGAAATATTATGAATATTAAAAAAATTATAATTACAATTTTAGGTTTAATAGTTATATTTATACCAATTATAAGTATGCTAATTTATTATTCGATTAATAAATAAATTTTCCAATGGATATTCTATTACAAAATAATAGAATATCCATTTGATTATTTATACTTTTCCCCTACAAGAACTACAAGCTCCATCTCTATTTAGAGAATAAGAATAACTTCCGCAATAATGACAATTTTCACCTTCTAATTCTTTACCTTTAGAACTAGATCTTAAACCATAACCAGAACTTAAAGTGCCAATCTGACTTTCTTTTTCTTCTCTTCTTCGTCTATCTTCTGACATAGTAACCATATTACGTCAACAACTCCTTTTAATTATTATTTAATTTCGCTCTGCCAATTATCAAGTACCATTCCACTACCTCGATAACTCGCCACATTTTTACTCATACTGTTATATATAGATTCTGTTCCTCTAGAATTTGCTGTATAATTTGAAACTGATTGTTCGCTAATTCCATAACTTCTTGCTGTTCTTACAGCATCAATATTTGCTCCTAAGAATATGAATTGCCAACCAAGTTCAGTTTGTTGTTCAATCATTTTCTTAATTTGACTTTGACTAAACTCTCTACTAGCATTTTCTGCTCCATCTGTAGTAATAACAAAAATAACTTTACTTGGCTTGTCATTTTCATTCATCCAATCAATCCTGTTTTGCACAGAATTAATTGTTTTACCAATTGCGTCCATAAGAGCAGTTGTTCCTCTAGTAAAATAATCTCTTCTTGTTAGAGGTCTTACTTCTTGGATATCCACACCGTTATGCAATATTTCATAATGGTTGTCGAATAAAACTGTTGTTAACAATGCTTCCCCAACTTCGTCTTGTTGAGATTCAATAAATGAGTTATATCCACCAATTGTATCATTTACTAATCCAGACATCGAGCCGCTTCTGTCAAGAATCATGGATATAAAGGTTAAGTTTTTATTCATCTTAATACACTCTCCTTAATATTTATATTATTATCGTCAATATATTTGACTATAATATCTCTAGTTAATTCTTCTCCAATTTTAGATCTTCTTTGATTTATATATGATTTTTGCTTATTGATCAATAATGACCACTGTTGATCAGTCTTCTATAGATATATCTTTAAACGAATCTCCGTTTTGATACATATCTACCATATCGTCTATCTCTTGCTGAGAAAATATTCTTTTACCTATATCTAAATCCCTCTTATCTTATTAATAATTTCTATAGTAATACTTCCTTTCTTATTCTTTACAAATTTTATTTTCACATTCCATACAGACTAAATATAATACTTTTTTATTAATTAAAGGGCATAATTTAGCCATCAAAGACTACCTTTGCTTACCCAAGCAATAATTACTCCTACAAGAAGAATAATAACAAATATAGATGAAATCCATAATGGACTTAGAACCCATAGCCATGACCAAGCAATGTAATTAGTTAACTTTAAGCCTATAAATAATACTGTTAATAATCCAACAAATCCAATTCCATCAGAAGAACTACTTGAACTAGATATTTTTAACACACCCTTTTTAATAGAGGGAGTATTAAATTACTCCCTCTTCGTTTCTTACTTTGAGATAGCAGGAACATTAATCATTTGATTATTTCCACCAACGACTTGAGATTGTTGTCCGTTCCATTTATCAATCCATAATTTTTGAACTAATTCAGGAGTTAACGATTGTTGTAATAATTGATTGGCCTTCGCTTCACTCGTTGCTCTAATAACTGTAGCATCAGCAATACCTTGAGCGTCTACTTTAGCCTTGTTTGCTGTAACTGTTGATTGAGTTAATTCAATTTCCATTTGTTGTAACTTTTGTTGAGCATCAACTTTTGCTTGAATTGCTTTCATAGTATCGCCATCAGGACGAATCTCTCCAAAGCTAAATGTTTCAACTTCTAATCCAAATGGAGTTAATTCTTTAATCAATATTTGATGAATTTTATCTTGAATTTCTGTTCTTTTATTACCATATAAATCAAGAACGCTATAACTAGAGGTAATTGATTGAGAGGCTGTTTTTACTTGTTGTTTAAGATATCCTGATTGAATACTGTCAATGTCTGCTCCTTTAAAACGATTAAATATAGCAGGAAGTTTATCTACACTAACATGATAAGTGAAATATGCATCTACGTTAACAGGTTTTCCTTCCATTGTTGAGGTATTATACGAATCATCATTTGGAGATCCTTCTGTTTTAGCTTGAGTTAACCATACTGTTTCTGTTGAAATAGGATATTCTCTCACACTTTTCCAAGGAGCTACTATGTGCCAACCTTGACTTAAAGTTGTTTCTTCTAAGCCTCCACTAACATTGTAAACTATTCCTGCATGACCAGGATGCACTTTTGTAACCGAAGAAGAGATTCCTATTAATAACACTAACGCACCTATTACTGTTGTAGCTAAACCTTTGAAAAAGCGATTATTTCCTTTAATTACTTTTCCCATATTCTCTAATTTGTCCTCTAAATCATAATTTCTCATTTTCTTCTATCTCCTCTTTGATTTTATTTTCAAATTTTTCAACTTTTTTACCAATCTTAGAATATAGTGGTGTTGCTAAAATAAATAATATCATAATAATTATTAATCCTACAAGCAATTTGCATCACCTCCTAAAATTTCTAAATATATTACACTCTTTTCTTTCTCTTAATAAACCATATAATTATGCCGATTATCCCAAAAAATAGCAACGTATTAAGTATAAATCCTCCAATATAATTTCCAATTCCTGTAGCTACTGGTGCAGGATGCGCTCCACCCCAATACGTAGGATTATACCAATATGGATTATACCAACTAGGAGTAAATGCAGGATGATAATTTCCACCATAGTAGTACGAAGTCCTTGGAACTGTGTAAGGAGTCATTGTAGAATACGTTCTTGTGCTAGGATTGTAGTTGCTAACTACAGGTTGTTTAGTAGGAATAGATGAATTTTGTCTAGAAACAACAGGACTTGATTTAGTTGTAGTAGATGGTTTAGATACAACAGGAGCAGATGACGATGGTTTAGTAACACTAGGTTTAGATACCGTTGGCGAAGACGATGGTTTAGATAATGATATGCCACTTGATGGTTTTGATGTAGAAACGCTACTCCTTGCAGAAGAACTACTTTTAGAGGAAGATGCTGTTCCTGCTAATATTATTGATGAATTACCAATTACTAAACATAACGCTAACCCTAGTGTTGCTATTAATTTACTCTTTTTCATCTTAAACATCCTTCCTTAACAATTGCCATCCCATCATAGCTACATCGGAAACACCAAAACTTCGAGCAATTGTTTTTTCAATTTCTTCTACGTGATCAATTGAGGTAATTTCATAATCTAAATCAAGATTACAATTAGAAATTCCTCCCTCATAAGTATTGTAGCAAATAAAATAATGATATTTATTCATGTTTTTAATCTCCTTTTTTTTAATTTATCTCTGTCACAATAGATGGTTGATTTTTAAAAATTACTTCTTGTCTGAAAAACACTCTAAATTACTTCCTTCAGCCTTTTGTCCATTAATACAGGTAAAGCAATGTGAACAAGTCCCACCATTTTCTTTATTGTCACCACATATTTGACACGTACAAAATTCATCTCCACAATCCATCATATTAACATCGTTTATAATACTAATTGAATTTCTCATAATCTTTTCGCCCCTCGATCCTCATAAGATTTGCATTTTAACCATCGCTGATCAATTTACTAAAATAGCCTTTAATTTTATTTTTAAGGGAGAGTGAAGTTAATCACTCTTTAATCCCATCTATCTAATGTGTATATCGCCGTTCCAGTATTTGTTGTCACTCGGAACGTAGAATTAAAATTAGTTCCTTTTCGTAATCTAATTCCACAAGCAGAAGATTTGTCGTATCCTTCAATATTTGCCTTTTTTGCAAATGCTTCAATTGTCGAACGAACTTCTCTTAGTTCTGATTTTAGTATTTCTGGAAACAACGCATTACCAATATTTTCAGCGTTCTTATGCTCACTATCCTTTGCTCCATCTAAAAGAAACATTACAGCTTCTCCTTGATGTTCTGAACCACCATTCCACATCGAAGGCTGATAACAAACTCCAGTTACTTTACGATATCCTGCTGACAATCCCCATCTTTTAGGTAGCGATCCACCAAAAATTATATACCACGAAAAAGGATTGCGTACAAATTCACTGTCCCACTGTATAATCGGAGGTGCATCACCATGTAATGCTGTAGTAATTGCAGAATAATTATCTACTTCATCCTTTACGAGAAATTCAATGTTTTCAGCTAGTGGAAGAACTGTTTCAAGAAATCTTCTCCATGTCATAATAACAGGAGGAATATTCATTGCGGAACTTCGTTTTTCACTACCCTTATTTTGAACATGAGAGAATACTCCATTACTTTCTACTTGTTGTTTCTGCTTCTTGACTTTTGCGCTCCACATTGTTTGAACTTCTTCAAATTCAGCAAATCTGCGGAAAAGAGAATTTTCTAATCCTAATGTTTTAAATATTTTTTCTGCCTGTGCAATATTTCCTGCTTTTGGTGCAGACTGTGGACGCTGATAAGTATCCATTTTGTCTGCGAATCTACGACTAATAGATTCAAAAGATAGTCCTGCCGATATATCATCTAGTAAAGAACCAATTATCGAACTCTTAATATGGCAATATCCAGAAGGTGCTGTGACAACTGCTAACCATATAATATTGTTACGCTCATTACTATTTTTAGCATTAGAGCATTTTTCATGAAGGTCTTTTATCCAATTTGCTATAGCAATAAATCTATCAGACCTAGTTAAAGATCCTGTCTTTAAGAGTGTAACTGCTTGGTTTACTGTTTCAATTGAGTATTCCAATAAACCTGCAATTAAAATCCTGTGTTCTTCTAGCAAACTTGCTATTTCTTGATCAACTGTTTTTAATCTTGAACGATAAACCATAGCGGAAGGTAACTCTACTGACATGTGATGCCATTCTCCTGTAACTGGTTGGCCTAAAACTTTAGCATCTGATTTAAAAATACCATTTACCCTAGATTTCAAAACAATATTTTTCATAGCCTTTACTGATTTTTTAAAGTATTTAGGTACTAAATCCTCATTCCAAAGTGCTGACTTAATCACGCCTTCATCAGAACTAATTACTAATCCACCGAAGTTATCAACGAATTTTTTACATGCTCTACAAGTATAATGTTGTCGTGCGACAACTGGAATTCCACTCAAAAACGCTTCAAATAATTGTACTGCATCAGTAGTAAGTAATTTTGCACTTTCACCAATAACCGAGTTAAAATTATCTCTTATAGATCTTAGAAAATCTGGATAACAATCATCACCTAAAATGTCTTTTTTTACTGTCATTTCATTTCACTCCTTAAATTTTACATTATTTTATATTCGTTTAACAAAAGTGTCACATATTACTGGAATTACAAATGCTGAAAATTCTTTTCCCATTCCTGAGTTCGGTTGTCTTTTTAAAGCATTGTCAAAAGAATTATTTGCAAATCCTAATGGTACAGCATGTTTACCGCTATATCTTGCATTTACATTATCTAAGTATAATCCACTCGTTCTACCGCAACTACATTTCTTTGATTCATAACCTATATTAAATACATCTCCACAATAACCACAATAAAGAAGTTTCAATTCTTACCTCCTTCCATAAAACAAGTATATCACATTACTTTAATTGTGTCAAGCTTTTTATTTAAGACGCTTTATCCTCATAATATTTATTAATTAAATCATTTATAAGAATATTTTCTGATATTTCAGGTTTTATATTTATAAATGTTAGACCATAATGATGTTTTTGTTTTCCCTTCAAGCAAAGACTTATGGATTGCCTATGTGTTTTTTCGTATCCTTCTAGTTTTAATTTTTCAATCATCTCCCCTATGGTATATGCCGTTATACCTAATTGTTTACATAATATAACCCATTTACAAACCTTTTCTTTCTTAATATTTAACAATTTTTTATTTACAACCCACTCAATATTCTCTAAATTAACATTTAAATTATCTCCATCCTTATGTCGTAAACATTTTGAATTATACGTATTTGGTATAAACGTCTCCGCTACTAAATGTGATACACGATAATATTTTGAAAATTTATTACATAACGAAACAAATAATACACCACCACTTTTAATATGTTTTAACATTTTATTTCTTCTTAGACTGAAGATTCTTCCAAAATTAGATATCTCATAAAGACCTTCATAATTTTTAATAGGTTTCCATTTTTCATTTTTATACATAATTTAAAACCACCTTCCTTTCATTAAATATAATATAATACATTACTCTGTATGTGTCAAGTATTATTTCTACGCCGTTCTGACGTAGAAATTAACTTTATTTTGCAGGAGCGTTATCCCATGCTCTTTTAGCATTATCCGCTTCCCACTGATGCATTTGCTGAACTTGTTTATTGGTCATAGATTTACTACTGCTGTCATCGCAACCGACCAAGAACGCACTACATAAAGCAATCACTACAACCATAAGTAAATATTTTCGATTCATTTCATTACCTCCTTCTTATTTATTAGATATATTGTAACATTTTTTCAAATAACTGTCAAACTTAAGTCTTAAATTTTTTCAACAAAATTTCGACAATCATAACAATATTTACAACCAATGGCATCCATATTTTCATAAGAATCAAAATGTCTGTAATAAGAATGACCGCACACACATATTCTATCATCTCCATAATTTGGGTTATATTTAAGTTCAATTACAGTTTCTTCAAGATAAGGTTTTTCTACTAATCCTTCAGATGGAATATCCTTAATATCAAATTCTAGTATATTAACCACATCAGTCGCATGAGCTTTTTCTATTAACTCAGAATCGCTTAACTTATTTACTTCAAACATATAACTTTCTCCTTTCAGATACAAAATAATTTTATAATCCTTCTTCATGCCATCTTTTAGCTATTTCATAAGTTATTTCGTGAAAAACATAATCTAAACTAAATGTAGTAGAGAATAATTCGTTAAGAGATTTCCATACTTTTCTTACTACACCGCTTCCTAAAGTTCCAGTTAATTTCATCTCACGAATCTCTTCAAAAGCATCATATAGTTCTTCGTTCGTTAATATTCCTAAGAATTTATCAGTATTAGCCAATAAAGCTCCTCCTTTATTTAGTAATAGAATTGCGATTCTATTCTTTTCTAGCGTTATTATAATTTATTAACATTTTTCTCATCACTTCTAAGTATATCCCTAAACCCATTACATTTCCTTCAATAATGTAACGACAAGACTTTGCTAATTGGTCTGCAAGCTCTAAAATCTCTTTTTCCGTATGTTTTTTAGATTGAAATTTTTCCTTTGCGCAATCAATACATAATACGTATTTTTTAGGTTCAAAAGCATCAGAAACACCATTTTCATCATAAAAACGGACAGTTTCATTGCAAAAATTACATTCCGTACAAGTTAGATCTGATTTTATTTTTACGTCGTATTTTTGCTTGCATTTATGACCAAAAATACTAATATCTAAATCAAACCAATCTACTTCTTCTCCACAATGTTTACATTTTGACATTAATTTTTACCTCCTTTTAATAAGTAATAGAATCCACGTTCTATTACCAATTTGTTAATTTTCCGTAAATACAATTAGGTTTATGAGTCTCACCTTCCGTTGCTTCACAAAATTGACATACCATTCCTTCGCCAGAATCATATCTAGGGTCACAAAGACTTAATACATATCTAAGAGTTTCAAGGTCATCTCTAAATTCAATCATTATATTTTATATACTCTTTTCCCATTATAAATAACGTTCTCCTCCATTGATATTCATCCCAACAATGATTTGAGCAAGCAGGAACACCATGATAATTAAAACCAAAATTAAATTCTTTTCCACATATACAGCAAATCATAGGTTGATTAGCAAATAATGACATTATAAACATCTCCTTCTATATAAAAATACTACTATAATTATATCACATTATTGTATATTTGTCAATGATAATAATGGTATTGCAATTATAAGTCCAGAAAATATAAGTGTACTTATTACTTTATGTTTATTTGGTTTGATATGAAATCCATAATTACATGAAAAACCATAAAATAAAACTAACATAATAATATATAGAATAATTAACTTCAGTATTATAAACATCTCCTCATTTAATAAATAATTTGTACATAAAATACATATAAAACATAAAATTTCCAACAGGAACTATAAGAATAATTAAATCTCTTACTTTAATTTTGCAATCAATTGTGTCAATTATATTATAGTTTATATAATAATCTTTAATAATATTAAAACTTATTATTAAAAATATTATATAACAAATAATAAACATCACTTTTTATCATCTTCTTTCCATCCAATTAATGTTTCCCCAATTCCTCCACACTCATCGCAAACAGCATTGTAACCAGTTCCATATCTAGAAAACCCAGATCCTCCACATCTTTTACATGGTTCAGTTATAGGTATCTTCATAACAAAATAGACACATCCCTTTTTAATATTTTTCTAGCACAACTTATACAAATAATTACAAATGGTCTTAGTTTAGATTTTATAGTGTATAAATTTTTAAATCTTTCACTTTCTTTATGCGCTATATTGCAACATTCACATGTAAAAATTATATATTACCTACTTTCTTAAAGGGTTGTACAAGTATACTCTATTGAAAAATCAACCCCCATTACTTTATGGCATGATGGACAAGTTAAACACGGTTCGTCTAATAAAGAATAGCTAACATAAAAAATAACTTCACAATATGGACAAATACATTTATCAACAGATTTAGTTTGCATTTTATTAATTCCTTTCAAAATTTATTTAGACCTAGTTATTTGGCCTTCTTTCCCTAAATATGGAGTTATTCCTCCTGCACCACCAAAAACTCTAGTTTCACGCACCCATAAATATTGAATATTTGTTTCTCGATCTTCAATAATATATACATGTTGTTTACAATCATTTATATCTACTAATTCACCTAAATCTTTAGTAATAGTAAATTGATTAACTATTGGTGAAGGTATTATAGGAGCAGATTCTTTTCCTGTAGATCCACATCCTACTAATAATAAAGACGCTCCAATAAAACATAAAGTAAATTTAAATAATTTTGACATTTTACAACCCCTCTTTCTTTTTTATACCTTAGATATATTAATATCCGCTCTACAAACGCAAAGTTTTTCATTACAAGTTCTAAAATCTTTATTTAATCTTTTTACTTCTTTATTTGCTACTTTAAGATCAATATATCTTTGAGCGTATAAAGGATTATTGCTTACAAAAACATAATTTCCATGATATTCAGTTATTTCAAAATATTTATTTTGTTCATTTCTTATTACATAAAACATAATATTCCTCCTATCTTTAAATTCCTTCTAATAAGACAAAGCGATCTTTTTTAAATACTAAGTTTCGATCTATCTCAGACATTTTTCTACACATCTTTATTTCTTTAGGATAATCTAATTGGCATTCTTTAAACACTTTTTCTCCAAACTTACAACGATAAGAAAACTGCGATACTTCTACTTGATTATTACAATTTTCGCAATCTCTTCTTAAAGCTCCACCTGCCATAAAAATTCCTCCTAGTAATAAAATAAGTCTTCTATTTCTAATAACAAAACCAACCATTGCAATGTATACACTTTATTCCACCACTTAACAATCCAACAGTCTCATGTTTACAATTTGGATCAGCATTGTATAACTCTTCTGTAGAGGTAAGGGTTAATTCACGACCTCTCCACTTTTTTCTATTCTCTGACCTTATTTTCTTTTCATTATTGTCCATATTAACCTCCATTATTTAATATGATAGAATAGACTTTCTATTATACTCTTTTTATAATTTCTTGTAATGTTTTTGGCTCATAATCATTCATTTCCACGCTAACATTATAAGCATTTTTCAAAGTGAGAAGTTCTGAATGTTGCTCATAATTATTATGCACATGACCATATAAATGAATAGAGCCATGAAACTGACAATCCCAAACATTAATAGGATAATGAAATAATACTACTTTTTGTCCATTATCTTTAATCATAATATAATCTCTAATCCAATTAAACAGCTTACTTACTTCTGCATATTTAATAATATGGTCATGATTACCTCTAATTAAAAATTTATTACCTTTCAATTGATTGATAACTGAAATTGTTTGTTCAACAGTACCCCAAGATATATCCCCTAAGATATAGATATTATCACTTTCACTAACCTTATTATTCCAATTCTTAATTAGTATTGTATTCATTTCTTCAACTGAATGAAATGGTCGATTGCAAAATTTAATAATATTTGCATGAAAAAAATGTAAATCAGATATATAATAATTCAATTTATAACTTCCTTTCAATATAAAATTCCTGTTCTATTACTTGTTATATTAGTCCAACTATTCTTTCTGCTTCCTCCCAAGAGTCAGACAACATATCCTTAGATATTCTTTTTTTACATCCTCCAGAAACAACATCTCTTAATAACCCACATATCAAATCAAATTCTTTTGGTATCACGTGAAACGCTCCAAACTCATCAACCTCCATATCAACTCCATTACAAAAAATCTTTATTTGATCTTTAGTAATTTGATCATTAATAATAGCAAGCTTAAAAGCATAAACTATATTTTGCGCGGAAACATCTAACCTTACATCTGTCTCAGGACTATTTAATGACCATCTTTTATTAACTGATATCCATCTTTCAACCTCGGTGAAAATTTCAAAATCAGCATAAGCTATTCCTGTTTTGCAATAATTAATTAATAACATTATACCACTTCCTTTATTATATTTGTCGCTTTATCAGTATATAATATTCCTTCAAGATGATCGTATTCATGTTGGACTATTCTTGCATCAAGTCCTTCAAATACTCTTGTCTTAATTTCTTTCCCATTAAAATACTTGACTTTAATTGATTTGTGTCTTACTACTGTTCCGTAACAATTTGGAATACTTAAACAGCCCTCAGTATCCTCATCAGTTTCTTTGCTTTTATCTAAAATCTGAGGATTAATAAATAATTCTAGCCTACTTCCATTACTTAATACTGCTAAAAATATTTGTTTATTAATTCCTACTTGTGGCGCGGCAATTCCACATCCATTAGAATTAACCATTAATTCATGCATTTCTTTTACTTGGCTTATGATTTTACTCATATCATCAAGTGATGTAACTGGATTACATTTTTGCCTTAATGCCTCTTCATTAATTACAATATTCATTTTAATTTCCTCCTTTAATTAATCAGTAATTATAAATCTATCACCTCTATAAGTACCTATTTCTCCATCATCTCGCATAATTTCAACCATTAAGTATCCTGTATGTGGATCAGGAAAAGAACGCAAGACTTCGTATTTTTTACCTAACGTAAGAACGTTTCTCCAAGTATGACTATTATTAATACATTCAGCAAATTTTCTAAAATCCATTTAAATCAACTCCCTATCTTTTAAAAACTTTATCAAACCAATCTGCACAAGTTGCTTCATTATGATTATCAATCATACAGCTATAAGCAACTGGACAATAATCACAACCTCCTTTGCCTTCTACTGTTGGAAAATACTCAGTCTTCATATTTTCAATAAATCTATCCCTTAAAAATTCATATGCTTCTTTATATTTTATTTCATCTATCATTAATTTATTTCCTTTATTAATAGTATTACTAGACATGAAATTGCTGTAATTGTTATCATTCCAATGATTATTTCCATAAAAACCTACCTTTCAGATAATAGAATGGTTGTTCTATATCTTTGTTAATACTCTTTTTGCTTCATCTTTAGATAAATTATACTTAATTAAAAGATAATTTAATAAATCATCATTATGAATCTTGTCTCCATTACAGAAAGGACAATACTTCGGGTCGATACCTGTATTATCAATTGGCTTTCCTATTTGTACCCATCCTTTTTCTATATCTTTTTCAGTAATCCTGTATTCTTCTTTTTGTTCTTCTGATCCATCAAATTTAACACAATATCTACCTGCATATTCAGAATTAATATCATCATTTACCACACAAGATGTGCAAATACGCTTCCCACACTTTACACAACGTTCTACATATTCATCATAAACACTTTCTCCGCAACAATTACATGGATAATATTCTACACTCATAATTTTATACTCCCTTTCTACTATCGAATTACTATTTTATCTTCAAAATAAACCTAATCTAAAAATTCTTTCTCTGCTCTTTCCTTGCACTCTAGACAAAAATTCCTAGCAATTCCATCATTGCATAAATGTGAATGCCCATTACTTCCACAATACACACACCTATCAAAACTAGTTTGGTTAAATGGATGCCAACTCTTTTCATATTGTCTTCTCCCTGCATTAAGTAACTGTCCGAAATCTTCATCGGATAGGTATTTAACATACTTCTCAATTTTCTTAAACCTCTCATCAAATGTCAACATTACAAATCTCCTTTTAATAACCAAACTATGGTTTTATACCCATCCTAGTTTTTGTCCACATTCTACACAGCATTTATGAGACTGTTGAGAATAATTCCATGTTTTTTCTTTACCTTCTTCATGGAAACATCTAAATATTTTTATGTTGCAAGTAGGACAAAATACATCTATTACCTTTTCATTAATTGTTTTAATAGTTGGCTTATTTGGTATTTGTTTTCCAAGTGCTTTAATACTACAATTTAGTGCTTCAAATAATGTTTCATCTAGGGTAATTCCTTCACCCATTTTTTGTTTAAGACGATCAATTTCTCTTATAGCAATCTCTTCACCCATATTAATAACCCCTTTCGCAATAGATTTAAGGTTCTATCTTGCTTTAATATATCTTTCATAATATTTATTAGCTTCTTCCCAAGCAATTTGAGGATTTTCAGCCCAACCACACCCTGCATTATACCAAGTTGTATTGTACTTTAAAATACACCAAAAGTAAGGTTTTTTAGCATTATCCCAAGGATGAGGAGTAAAACTTATCTCAATATTGATCTCTTTATCCAATTTTATTACCTCTTTTCTATAGAACTATCTAAAATATACATCTGCTTCTTTAAATGTTAAATATAAAATTACATCTCCATATACTTCTATCTCGTCTTCTCCAGTTTGTTCACCTCTGTAATAATTTCCAACTTTAAATGTTGGACTATGTGGTATTGGATTAATTAATTTCATATAATTTTCTTTTAAAAAATTTAATAATTCTTCTTTTGTCATATTGTCAAAATCCATTCAATCAATTCCTTTCTGACTATTAAACTATCGTTCTATTTCTACTAAATCCAAATCTTCATCAACTTCGTATCCGTTACGTTTCGCAATTTCAGTTATTTTACTAAAATCCACCTCTGCATATATTCCAATTCTGTGACAATAATTTTCTTCATAGCATCAAACTCCTTCTTAATTATCAAATTATAGTTTTATTATCTGCTTTAGAATAGTTTTACATTCATTGCAAGTTATATCCGAGTTGCTTCCTTCGTGAGTAGTTTGTTTAGGTCTTTTTCCACAAATAGTAAGAGGGAGGAATCGCCCTATAGACTCAGATTCATTTACAGCGTGTATTATATGTCGTTGATAGCTTTTAACTAATAACATTCGTATCCCTCCTAGTTTTAGAATTATCATTCTATTTCTTTTAGCAAAAATCACATGTTCCTCTTGGACTTACTGATGATGGACAATATCTACCACACACTCTACAATGATGTTTGTGATAGTCATCTAAGGTATCATCCCTCTTCTTGACAGGAGTATCTTCGATTATTGTACGTTTAGGTGAATTTTTGTGTGGATCAAATGGATCATACCTATACTGCTCTATTGCTCTTTCATGTGCTTCACGCTCTGCTCGTATCTCATTTGGTCGTGGTCTGCTCATTTATATCATTCCTTTCTAATATTAAAATGGCGATTTTATACCTAAAAAACATTTATCCACTCTTCATTAACATTTTTCCTATCTCCATTTATTCGACCCTTTTTTCTACCATCCGATATTTTAAACGATTTATCAGATATCCCTAGTTTATAACTTCGCCACGATTATTAATAAGATCAAATGGTTTTGGTCGTTTAGGCTTATTTGTTTCTTTTAATATAGTTGATTTACTCTTTTTCTCTAACATGGTTAATTCAGTAATCGCCATTATATAAGCTTCTGCTAAACCTTTATAATAACCATCTTTCCAAGATCCACTTTCCTCATATATCCCTTTATCTCTATAAGTATCTGCTTTTTGATATATCTTCTCTGCCCATTGGTTTAATAATTCATCGTAATTTATCATATATACCTCCTTAATATGTTATAAAATGCGTGTTTTATTGTAGTTTTCTTAGATATCCTTCAGGAATGTAAATAAAACTAAATCCTGCATCTTTATCATCATATTTTACACTATAACCCCAAGTGTATTCTTCCAGTCGATTGTGATAAATCCATTTAATACCTGTAACTACTCCTAAAGCAGAACCACACCATCCATTAACTCTTACTCTTTCTTCAATTTTAAATAACTGTTCCATTTTTAAACCTCCTTCATACTCTCTTATACTTTTATACTACAATTCTCTAATAATAAAAAATAAAATATCTATTTTATCATTTAAATGTTTATAATTTATTACCTAACCAAGCACATAACAAATCATTCTTATCAAAACAATGCTCTTTTCCATTATAGTAGACAATATCTCCTACATATACTTCTTGAAAAAGACTTTTAATTTTATTACCATTAATTCTTATTTCACCTTCATTAAGCAGATCATTAATAATACGTGGGCAACTATAATATATTTTTTCTTTTTCATTAAATGTTGGAAAAATCCATGTAGATAAAATCCAATCCACAGTGGTAACAATTTTATTCATTTTTATATAACCTCATTATTAAAAAATCATACAAATATTGCTAATACCAGTAATACAATTTCATGCAACCTATGATCTATTCCAATGTGCATAAATCCATAGTTCTGATAATCATATATCTGCTCCCATGCCAGACCTTTAAATCTCATGATATACTTTACAATAATTCTAGTGTCAATAATTATATGAGAAATAAGTAATGTAAAAAATACAACATAAAGACTTGAAAAATCTTTAATTAAATACAATGTTACAATTGTGGTTAATATAGCGTAAATAAACGAATGACTTGAAACTGCCCAAAAGCTTAATAATTTATTATCTTGCTTTCCCCATTTAGATTTATTTACAGCTTGCCATTGCCACTGAGGAATCCAATCCATAAATAAACCAATAATATATGAAATCATTAAAAACTCTACATTAATCATTTTTAATCGCTCCTATTTTTTTGTATAGTTCTACAGCTACACTTGTAGGAACAAAATCATAAATCTTTTTACCTAATCTAGCAATCTCTTTTACCATTGAAGAACTAATAAATTGATAATTAATATCTGGAATTAAAAATATAGTATTTAATATTCCATTACTGATCGATTTATTAACTAAAGCTAGTTGTAATTCACTTTCAAAGTCTGATATACTTCTTAAACCTCTTATTATAGCACACGCATTTTCTTCCTTTGCAAAATCAATTAAAGCACCTGCAAATGATTTCACTTTAATATCAGGAAGTGGATTTACAACTTCATTAATCATATTTATTCTTTCTTCGATAGTAAATAAAGATTTCTTTTGTGAATTAATTAATACTCCAACAATTATTTCATCAAACATATCATAAGCTTGTTCAATAATATTTAGATGACCATTAGTTATAGGATCAAAACTACCTGCATATATTACAATTTTTCTTTTCATTAAATTTTTCTCCTTTATATTAAAGTAGAGATCAGAATTTACTAACCTCTACTTCTTTTAATAATTATATACTAATTCTTTACATATGTCAATACATTTTGTTCTTAATTTTTAGTAATTGCGGTATCTTCTCCTTTTAAAATACTATAGATATTATTAGTATACGGATCTGTTACTAAAACACTTCCTCCAAATATTAATTTACCAATATCGGCTAATGTAAGACGTATTTTTAGATTCATTTCATTTACTCCTTTGATCCTCAATTTTTTTCCATTCCATTATCTTTCTTAGTAATTTTTGTCCGTTTTTTGATATTCTTTTCCCTTGTTTTAGTAATATCGTTGCAAAATCTTTATAATCATATATCATTAGCTAACTCCTTTTTTACAATCTCACTTGCCATTTTCCCATCATATGATCCACCGTAATTAGCTTTAAGGTTACTCATAACATTACCTATTTGTTTACCACTTTCTTCAAGTCTTTTTATGATATACTTTATTACTTCTTGAAGTTCGTCACGCGACATTTGTTTGGGAAGATATGCTCTTAATGTTTCAATTTCAAAAATTACATTACTCGCATCTTTCCCAGATTCTAAGAGAATATCTTTAACTTCATTAGCATTCTTAACAAATTTCTCAATGACTTGTAATACTTCTTTGTCGATAGATTGTCTATTTCCACTATTCTTTCCTATCATAGAAGCTTCAGAATATAGAGTTGTTAACAATGTTGCGACTTCAGTTTTACGAGCTTTACGTGCTTCAAGAGCATCAGATTTAATTTTTTCAATTAACATTTTTAATTACCTCCCTTTTTCTTTCTTTTTAAATATAGCACTAAACCTGTACCGATTCCAAATCCAGTTCCAAAAGATATTAACACCCACTCCGCAAACGTTCCAAAACTAATTCCAAAATACATAAAAACCTCCTCCTTTCAAGAATATTATATCACATTACTTTACTCTTGTAAACAATTATTTAGTTATAGAATTTGCATTTTATCTCAATCTAATTCAAAGACATTTATGACTTCAGTGCTTCCATTGGAATAAATAAGTTTTGCTTGATTAATCTCAAAATCGTTACATTCTTTTGTAAAGAAAATATTAATCCCACTAAAATAGCCTATATAGCCACTTTTTGTCAATAAACCTCTACAATTACACTCTTTTACGCTCTTTTTGAACAATTCAAATCCATTTTCACACATATGAATTTCTACAAGTTTTAATTCACATGATCTTGTTAATCTTTCGTAATATTTAGAGAAATGTGATTGAATATCCGAACAATTATAATCTGTAATAAATTTAATATTTTCCATCATTTTACTCCTTTTTGTTATAGAATCGGAATTTTATTACTTATTTACCTCAAATTTATATCTTCCAAATATACTTTTCTTTGCCATTACAGGTTTATTATTATGATAAAGAAAGTGTACCTCGCCATCAGAAATATGTTTTTCCGTAAATTCCTCGTCAGTATTATTTAACATTACCATTGTAATTTTTCCGCGTTCATTTATTACTTCGCATCTATCATCAAAAACTTTAGTAACAACACAATATAACCATTCTTTACCTTTAATATTTTGAGCTAATTGACCTACTACTACATCTTTTTCCATTTTTATCATCCTTTCAAAATTAAATATTACATTAGTCTTCTAAAACAATATCATATATCCTTCCATCGATATCAATATATTCAATTTCTAAACTTTCTAAACTATAAATTGGATAATCTAATACAGAATCTCCAAGAGGAAAATCAAAGTCCACTTTGTATTTTCTTTTTAACTCTCTAATATGCTCATCTACATCTTCATAACCATAATTCCCATTAAAATAATCTCTTCCTACTAATTTATTGACTTCTAATAAACACTCTGATACTTCATTAAATTCTGATTCGGTAAATTTTTCTTCAGAATACGAATAATCTCCATCGTTATAATCTCCACACATTTTAACTATATAAATAGGTTCTTTATTTTGTACAAGATTTTTTACAATTTTCATATTAAACCTCCTTTAATTTTTTACGAACAATGACCGCTACCACTAGAACTTCCTCCACAATGTCCTGCCATCTGCCTTTGTAATTTAACTATCATTTTTACTAATTTTGTGTACATAATTATATCCATCCTTTCGTTAATAACCCATTTTCATAAATTACACCATATTTATTTTCGACTGGTTTAAATAAATTTCTAATTACTTTAATACCATCGTTAAAAGTGGCTTTTAAAGTATCTTCGCACATAAAGCATGATCTTTTTAACAAAACTGGAGTTTTGAATCCTTCTAATATTTCATTCATATTTAAATATGTTTGACATCCATCCGAATATGGTGATTTTAAAGAGATTCCAAACACATTTTCAAATGAAACAAATACATCCTTACCATGTTGTATTTCAGATAATTTAATAGAATTAAATCCCATTGAATCATAATGTCTCAAACATTCACTAATATCTTCTTTAGTATATAAATATGGCTTAACAATATTTAAATTTATTCGTATTTTATCCTTTTGAGGAAGAGAATTATAAAAAGCTTGTCGATCATATGTTGAAATTGTATTTCTTATTTTATCAGCCACATTTTCTTTATAATGTTGAACTGATAAATTTATTCCATCAAGCAAATCTAATAATCTTAAAAACTTATCATAATTTGTTTTACATACTTTAGGAACAGAAGTAGTAACAAATACTTTTAATGAAGTTTTTTGTTTAATTTGTGAAACACAATCTAATAATTCATCAAGATATAAACATGGTTCTCCTCCAAGAAATAATACATCATCTATACCCTCTCGATTATTTATAATTGTATTAACGATTGCTTTAACATCTGGTTTAGAAATATTTAAACCATTGAAACATTTATCTACACAATG